ACGGCGAGGTTGCTCCGGCTTTGAAACTTTTCCTACCACTTCTTCTGCCATAGTTTTCTTTCTTATCTAAGTTATAATTAACGCTACTGAATAATAATACAACATCTATCTTTAAAAAGCAAGGTAATCGGTTAGATTGGAATTTCTATTCCATCCAATACTAGAATTACTGCATAACCCAATTTCTTTGCTGCCGACAATTTAGATTCGTTTATACTCTGTGTATCTGAATCAATGCCGTGATTATTCCAAGTATATGAACTTTTAATTTCATACAATGTATTACCTATTGTAAAATCAGGCATATAAAACCTAATTGCTTTCTTAACCGGATTATAATACTTTAGATTTTTACCATTCTTTACATTAGCTATTACCCACAATAACCCAAAGTTCTGCTCTAGTTTTTCAAGCCACGCTAATTCATAGGAGCATTGATAATATAAATGCGTATCCTTAAAATTTTTCTTAATTCCGCTTCTTCTTCGATGAATATGGGCTCGCTCAATACCATTTAGACCAGTTTCGTCTATATCCTCTAACATTCTTTGGGTTCTCCTAGCGTAATGATCTAATCCATGTTCATCTATATCTGCTAGTCTTTTCTCGTGAAGTAGTCTACTGTTTTTGGTCGCCTTAATAACTAATCCCGGACGAACTCGATCATACCAGTCTTGACCATTTTTGTCTTTTATTTTCTTTGTTGCTGCCCCTTTCATACCAGAAATCTTATGAATAGTAAATCCGCTTTCCTCGTCGATACGATTTTTTGTTTCTTTTTGCTTTAGTCCAGACAATTTACATTGATCTAATCCTGTAGTCGGATCAATGGTTTTCCTTCTTGTATCTACCATGACAGTTGATCTTTTTTTAGCAATTGTTTCTCCGTTCCCGTCTACTGCGGTAACTGTTTTCTTCATCTTATTGGTAGCATTTTCTTGTATGGTTTTTCCATTAGACGAAATAATATTTTTCATTGTATTATGGCTTTTTTCTGCTCGCTTTTTATACGCACCGGACTCTTTCATTTTTTCATCTTGCTTGCGCTTTTTTTCGGGACATTTACTTACGTTACTGCCACAACAATATTTCTTTGAATATGTAAAATAGTGAGTAGCAACTTTGCCGCATCCCCAATCACATAACTTAGTTGAATTTACTAATTCCATTTTAACTCTCCGTTAATGTATTTAGCAAAGTTTTAGAATTAGTAGAATTCGCTGTAGGGCATAACCTACTATTATTTCCATAGATCGTCAATAAATCCTTTCATATACCTATCGGCCGACATTTTTTTACCAGTTACGTGATCAGTAACTCTATTGTTTTGGAATTGTATTGTTCTTTTTTTATCTCCACGCATACCTGATCCTACTTGTTCTTTTCTGACAGCCGCAGTTTCGGACGAAGATTTGTTTATTGTAGTTTGATTAACCCGGATAGTTATTTCATCCATTGCTAGTTTTAAACTATTTTTTCTACTTCTAGTTTGTGATGTAACGACCGTCCCTGATGGGATATGCGTTATTCTACAACTATTTTGATGTTTATTGCGGAACTGCCCACCAGCACCAGTTCCGCTATACCACTCTATCCGTAAATCAATTTTATCAATGTTATTGATTGTTATTTCCGGATCAATGATGGCCACTGTAACTGTAGAAGAATGAACTCTTCCGCGTTTCTCAGTTGGAGATATTCTCTGCGTTCTTTGGCCACCAGGTTCGTTTCTGTCTAATTGGGATAAATCTTCTGCTGTTACTTCAATGAGGATTTCGCCTAACCTTGAAGAAGTTAGACGGTGAGTTCAGCCCAGGCGGGTGAACAGTTTTTGATATGCTGCTGATAGGTCTTTCGTAAACAGTGCGGAATCTTCTCCGCCTTCTGCGGCCCTAATTTCTAAAATACGTTTCATTTTACTTCTCCTTTAGTTATATTTATTTACTTCCCCACTTTAATACAAAAAATATTGCATCCTCTTCTTTTTCAAACGAGTAACAAATAGAATCAAAAGTCATTCCATTACATTCCCATCTTTCAAGATGCTCACCTATATTGGCGAAACACCATTCTATTCTCATATTTCCGGGAACCCCCTCCTGCAATCGAGGAACAATAACGGAAAATTTTAAATTTGCATTCATTGTCCTGCCCACTTTAATGCGAAAAGCACTGCGTCTTCTTCTTTTTCAAACATAAAACAAACAGAGCCAGGCTTAGTTTGTTCAGTGCAGGCCCATTTATCAAATAGTTCTCCAAAATTTTCTTCACACCAGTTCATTCTTATATTTCCAGGAACATCTATTCCCAATGCAGGCACGACAACAAAAAATTTTAAATTTGCATTCATTGCTTTGTTATCTCTACCCCTGCTTTTAACGCAAGCATCGTCATACATTCTGGTTCTGCCTCTATTTCCCAGAAATGCCAGCTTAAATCAACTCCTGGACTTGGGTTATTTTCGTTGTATCCGTTCCAATTTGCTGGAGTAAGTCTGCCTGACTTCCAGGCAATTGTTTTTGCTCCCATCTCTACTAACATCAATCTCTGCTCTAGCTGAGATGTCCAATGGTCAGTAGTAACATCTCGATACGGAAAAGAGATATGGTAGATCATTCTTTTATTGCCTTCCTGTTTTTCTTGTGCTGCATTGCTCCCCATTTCAAAGAGAACATAAAAGCAGAATCTTTCTCTACGATGAAGACTCCGCTCCTCCAACGATTGCGCCAACTATAACCTGGCTCGCTGCTAACTTCTCGATAAAACCCATAAAACTCAATATCCATGTCAACCTCCATTCCCCAGAGCAAGATATCGTCGACATAGCGTTTTGCTTTTTCTTCGTTACCGCTAACTTCTTCTGGAAATTGGATTCGTATTTTCATTTTTTCTTAAATGTGAAGTATGCATCTCCAGATTCGTTGTAGCCAGGTTTTTCATAAGAAACTTTCCAGCCGGCATCTTCATACATTGCTTCTACGTTGAGCCACTTATTTTCAAAAGCTTGCTTCTTTAACCTTTGCGTTGCATCAACTGTTTCTTCTTCGTAATCTGCCGTCTGCTGTTTTACAATTTGTTCCAAGACCGAGCTCTGCGGCACCTTTGCCACTCTTGATATGTTGTCGTAGTGTTTTGCTATTTCAATGTTGAATGCTTCAACAACGAAACTCGGAATCTGCGTTGCTTGTTTTGCTCCGACTTCATCGGGAGTAATTGGCTTAACTGTTATCATTGTTTTCCACCTTAAATTTATTAGGGACTTCCCCAAATACTTTATCAACTTTGCCGTCAATGTATCCAACAAGACCGTATTCTACATTGATTCTTTTGTACCAGCCTGCTTCGTCTGATCGCTTTTTCCACCACTTGTTATATGTCTCTTCGCTGTCATAGAACTTGTGCTTGTCTTTTCCGCCATAATGATAAATCTCAATTTTATATGACATTATTGGTTACCGCCTATCGTCGACCTAACTTTGCTCATTTGTTATTACTTCTTTTGCCAGAATTGTTAGTGTTATTGCGCGATTAATCTTTTTAGCATTCTTTGATTTTACTGCTGGCATTTGAACTTGTGCCCAGCCCTCTTTTTCACGCTGTTTTCTAACACGGGCTTCGTAAATCTTGCTCGCCTCTTTCAGCGTGACCATCATTGGATATTTTTTAGCCATTTATGCCAAGTCCTTTAATTCCCAATACATTTTTGCATACTTGTCCAAACGTGCGCGGTCTTTTTCAGTGACTCCCTTCAAACGACGAGCGTCCATGTTGTGCCGCAAATCTGCCAACTTGACTTTTACTGCATCTGGGTTGGCCTTGATTCCTGCCAAATATTCTGATGGAGTTTGTCCTGGCATTTTGGTTAATGCTTTTACTCCGACAATAACTCTTTCCGACATTCCCAGTTCACGCAAATCTGCAAAGGTAACATCAGTGTCTTCAACGACATCATGTAACACGGCCATTGCCATCAGTTCCATGTCGTCTGATTTCAAATAATGCATCACTTTCAAAGGATGCATCGCGTAAGGAATACCACCTTTGTCGAATTGATTTACGTGTTTTGTTGCACAAAGAGCGATTGCTTTTGCTAACATCACAGCATTTTCAGTTTTCATAATGTATCACTTTCATTGGCTATAACACGACTTTGTATAAATATTATACAGGAGAAAACTATGTTTGTCAAGCACTTATTAGCACTGCCATTGAAGCAAAATCCCTTTTATATTCAACGATATATCTCATTTATTTCTTCAAGAAAGGGCGAAAAAATCAAATATAAGACACATTTCCATCATATTTTACCAAAATCTAAAACTTTCTTCCCACAATTCAAGAACTTAAAAGAGAATCCATGGAATGGCATACATTTGACGGCAAGAGAACATCTCATTGCTCACAGAATGTTGCACAAGGCATTTCCTGGTTCATCACAATCTATTGCTTTCTTTAATATGTCGAACATTACCGGTAAGAAAAATTCAAGAGCATATCAGGAAGCCAGAGACGTGCATATAGAAGCAGTAATCAAAATGACTCAAGATCCAAAAAGAAACAAGAAAATATCAGATGCCTTGTCTGGTGTTCCGAAATCTGCTGCTCATATTGCTAAATTATTGGGGCACGAAGTAACTACTGCAACTCGAGAGAAACTTCGAGATAAGAATACAGGAAAGAAAGCATCAGACAAAGCACGAGCAAAAATGGTTAAAACTCGCACTGGACAGAAAAGAGGGAAATACAAAGAAGGAACAGGAGAAAATATTTCTAAATCTATTTTAGCATTAGACCGCAAGTGGTTTAACAACGGCGTCACGTCAAAGTTTTGTTCTGTTGCACCAGATAATTCTTGGATTCGAGGAAGACTTCCCTGGAAAGAACTTATTTCTTTTTGAGAATATAAAACTCCTTTGCTTTCAGCAACATATCTCTTAATCCCTCATCGTTTTCGGCCATTTCACACATTTCGATGAATTCGGCTGGACTTATGACCATTTTTTCACTAATTGGAGTGCCCGTAGCGTGACCACTTAATGCAAGTGCTTCTTTGACCTCTGGTAAGCTATATTTGAAGCAGTTAGATGATGGTTTGGAGTCATATGTCTCCCAGTTTCTATACGTTAGGTTTAGGTAAGATATCTCTGTTCTATGAACTGCACTCGTAATAGTGCGGCGGGCTGCATATAACCCGCCGTCAAATTGAACAATTTCTATTTTTACCATCTTATTTTTTCAACGCGCTTTCTACTTCGTGTTCTTTGACTGTTATCCAAACTTTACTTGATGGAACCGCTAAACAATATACAGGAACGTCATTATCGGTTCCGCCACACTTAACAATGCCTATCTCGCCTGTTGAAATAATACGAACACTGTTACCAGTATTAAATCGCCACTTGTCTTGACCTTTATGCCAACTTTGCAATGCATCCATTAGTAGTTATCGCCGACAAGTTCTGCTTCTCGATGAAGAAATTTCTTCGATATTATTTGCAAGAGTATTTCTGATTGGTCCTGCTCTGATTCAGTAAACTCCCCATTGAGATAAGCAAGTTGGAAGCAGTTGAGTCCTGCAACTGCTTCCTCAATGGTAGCAGTAGGCAGTGCATCAAGAAATTCTTTTGCGAGACGCTTGAGACCGTCGAAGTCTGTTTGATAATCGCTAATCGTCGGTTCTGTTGACATTTTTCTTTATCTCCCTATTTTGAGCTTTGCGTTCTTTGTGCCAGAAAATTCGTTTCCAGTCTTTTAGATGCTTCCACCACTGTGGCGATTTAGTAATGTTGCCTTGTTTTACATTTGCCATTATACTAATCCAAGTAAAAGAAGCAATGTGACATCTGCTTCGTTTCGAAGGTAAACCCAATATGTTTTGTATTTACTGCCATTTTTGGCTTTTGCTACGTTGCCAAACATACTGTACCAATCTCCAGCATCTTCACGTTTCCAGCCACTGTAGCCGTACTTGTCACTAAGGGAGGTCTCAATCTTTTGAACTACTGCGTGATCGTAATACTCAAAACGAAGTGCGTGAGTAAAGCCCTCCGATAGAGCCTTGTGACGTCGATTAAGCTTTACTATTTTCATCATTCTACTTCAACCTCCTCATAGCTTCGCCACTCAACAGCAGATCCCTGATATTTTACTTCCTCGAATTCACTTACCCACTCCATTGCTTTAAGCTCGTCTGCAAAAATATGTTCCATGATTTCCCAGTTATTGCAGAAATCATGGAAACACTGATAGCAAACGTAAACTTTCATCTTAGTGAGTGAAGCAATTGACCTCAGCCAGAGCACACTCGTTGATCACTTCTTCTTTTGTTGCACCAGGTGCGACTTTGATGTCGAACTCAGCATACGCGATCTCGATCAGATCAGCTAGGTTATACTTGGATAAGTAAGAAACTGTGTCATTGAAAACTTTATCTGCGTTCATTTTTTTCTCCTTGGTTAATCGTTGTTTGATTTAATTAGATTAGCTTGAGCCTGATCAAATGCGGCACATGCTTTCTTGATAAAACTTTCGCGCGAATCAGTTGTACGAAAGTGAATAGTCTGTGTCACAAAATACTTTGTTCCGCCGTTTTCACCCTTGGTGTCATTATCAACAACACCAACACACGATGATTCGTTTGGTACTTTCCAATGGTCTGACATTTCTTCTTTCCTCTTTAGTAATTTATAACGCTATTATACGCTCTATTACCGAAAAGTCAAGAGAAATTACCAGGTATCGTAGTTTGATATATCTTTGATTTTATTGCATTTATTACAGCGGACTTCGACTTTTAGCCCAATACCGGCCGGAGTGAAGATAACAGACATGCCACTATTGCATTTCTTATAGTGTTTTTTGTTGAATTTTTTTGCTTTTTGTTTCTCTGTGTTGTCTAACGTATAGTCTGACATTTTATTCTTTTGTGCGTATAATGAAACTGTAAGCTTCTCTCACGAAGGGAAGATGACTCTTTTTGCCTATTGCTACATATTCTTCCATACTGAGCCACGCTCTATCGCCTGTCTCATAATCTGTTTCTCCAAAATTACTTGGATCAACTATTTCGGCCACATAAACAGTCATTTGATAAGTATCCAAATCACCAGTTATTGTTTTTGATGAAATTTTATCTATTGATACGATGTTTGAAGTAATTAGTCCAAGTTCCTCTGACCCTTCTCTAACAGCAGCATTTTTTATTGACTCTTTTCCATCAACAAATCCTTTTGCTATTTGAAATTCTGGACCACCATAAGTTGGATCTGACGGTGTCATAAACATCATTCTGGGAATGTCTTTATCGTCAACGTAGTAAGGTATGATTCCTGCTTTTTGAAGCATCTTTATTTCAGCTATGTTCATTGAGGAAGTGTCATAAGATGAAACTTTACAGCCATATCTGCTATCTCAAAGTGTGCAGAAGAATATTTGTCAAGAATAGAGATTAAATCAATTATGTCACTGCGGCAATCTGAGGTTATAGCTTGAGAGTATAGTTTTTCTGCTGTTTCGAGAAATGTTCTGTGAACTTCTTTGTGGTTAGAGATACGGAAATACTCAATGTCATTCATAATCTCTTCTTCGTCGTCGAAATGAGTACGCAAATCGTCGAGTATCTTTCTAAACTTTACGCACAGTTCTTCTTTATTTCTTTTGTCGTCAAAAAGAAGATCTGACATTTCTGCCAGTAATGCTGCGTGTTCTTTATCGATTATATGTAGATCAGTAGACATCATACTAACATCCTAAAATTAGTACAAACTGCTTTAGGTGCAGTTTGTGAAACCTACTATTTTGGTAACATCGGATAGCTCCGACGCCGTGCAGTTTTTAGGCTGCGAATGCTTCACGAGCTACAGTACCGCCGAAACGGAAACGGAAACCTTTGCTCATTGTTGCTTTAACGGTATTAACATCTGCGTTTGCATTTGTTTTGTTTGATTTTTACGATTCTTCTTATCGTGCTGTCATCTATCCTATCTCACTTGATCGAGTCCTGGTCTGCCCCATCAATAACACTCTAGCGGATTTTCTAAGTTATCACTTATCGTTCCGTCGTCTTAGCACTTTGGAGGGCTAGAGCGTTTTTGGTGGAGCAGGGCGGAATTGAACCGCCGTCTCAAATGCCTTACTTTCAACTCCTGTGCGTCTGATACCCGCACTTACAACAATTCTTTTAGCTGCTAATAATGTATTTATTCCATATTAGAAATACAGCATATTTAAGTCAGGGAAGTTAGTTTTGAATTCCTCAAACTTCTTACTTATTATATCTGCTTCTAAATCGATGCCAAGCATCGTTTTTAGGTCTTCGTCGAACTTAGTTCTATCTATTTGTCTGGCGGCTGTAAATCCAGCAATAAAAGCAAGTTTTAGTTTTTCTTCTTCTGTCACTAACGACAAGAATTCTGTGCCTGAAATGCCAACATACTTTAGGTTTAAATATGTTTCTACTGCGTCATTGTGCGTCAGAATAACAACTGATCTTGGTTTGTTGCTTGAATCAAAGTTAGTGGTTGCTGCCGTATAGTCTTCCTCATTGAAGAGGTTTCGCAGTTCATCAAATATCTCCGACGATTCTCGACCTGCTACATCAACCACTATTCTTTTCATGTTTTCTCTTTAAACGGGATAGTCCCTTACGGGTTTATGACCACTGATCTGCCGTTGATCTAAATCCAAGTAAACTCGGACTCTGGGAGTCGAACCCAGGTAGGCGGTTTGGCTTATAATTTAATGCTGTAACTATCCCAATCCTGGTATTACTTAATTTGTGAAACTGCCGACGTATAAATCTTGTGATACACGCCGCGGAATACTGTTTTGACTAAGTGTTCGACGCTGTTGATGATGTCGCCGATCAAATTGTCAAGGACGCTAAACGGCCAGATCAAAATCCACGCTGTGATCGTGCCAAGCATCGCTGTTGGATGCATTCTTTCAATCAACGTCTGCTTTTGACTAGCTGTCATTCCTGGGTTACGAGTTTTTTCTACCTGTTTAACGACATAGCGTTTGTATCGGTAAAAACTCCACACCACACCAACTACTGCATAAACACCGGCGCCGTATAATGCATAAACAATCGGAAACTTGAAGTAGAAATATGCGACCACCGTTGCAATAATACCGGAAACGATTGCCAGCCCGCGCGATTCGTTGTGTTCAAACAAAATACCCGCAAAAAGCAAAATAACCAAAAACGGCAAGCTTACCGCATACCCTATAATAAATTCAATCATGATATCCTCGTGGAAAGTTAATAAAAGTGTTACAGCATCCATTATACAGCTTTAATCAATAAACGCAAGTATTTCGGTTAGATACTATTGTCCATGTCGAATCAATGACATAAATATTGTCATACTATGGGAAATTTATGTCAACAGCCAGAATTCTATTTGTTCTAAAACGTCGAGAGGATTTCGATCCGGCAAAACACACTAAAGAAGGTATGCAAACTGGGTTATTTAACTCAGCGACCTTCGTAAAAGATATGCTAAATGATAGTGGCGTTGAGTCACAGCTCTTTATTGCTAGAGATAATAACGATATTGATAGAGCCGTTACTGCATTTAGGCCTACTCACGTAATCATCGAAGCACTCTGGGTGGTTCCTCAAAAGTTTACAGTTCTTGGAAAATTACATCCTGATGTACAATGGATCGTCAGACTACATTCAGAGACACCGTTTCTTGCACAGGAAGGAAATTCGTGGGATTGGATGGGTGACTATATTCGTCATCCAAACATTTTGATAGCAGCAAATTCTCCAAGAATGCTAACAGAAGTTAGAACATACCTAACTGCGATCTTACCAGAGGATAAAACACTGCATAATCGCATTATATATCTACCTAACTATTATCCAACAACATATGAAACAAAGCATTTTCATCTTGAAAAAGACCACGTTGACGTAGGATGTTTTGGCGCAGTTAGACCACTCAAGAATCATATGGTGCAAGCAATGGCAGCATTGCAGTTTGCCAAAGCTCTTGACAAGAAACTTAAATTTCACATCAACGCGCGAGTTGAGCTAAAAGGTGATTCAATTGTTAGAAATCTTAGATGTATGTTTCAGCATTTAGCAGAACAGGGACACGAATTAATCTTTCATACTTGGACTCCTCGGGAAGAATTCTTGAAATTGTGTGCAACGATGGACATTGGGATGCAGGTATCGTTCTCTGAGACATTCAATATCGTTGGTGCTGACTTTATCAGTCAAGGTGTTCCTCTTATCTGTAGCGATGAGATACCATGGATTAATAAGAAGTTCAGGGCAGATCCTACTAGCAGCGACGAAATATGTAAGGCACTAATAGAAACGTGCATTGATCCTAAGAGGAATGTATCAAAGAATCAGAAGGCGCTAACTGAGTATTCTGAGCTAACTAAACATATCTGGGTCTCATATTTTGATAAATAAAAGATAGGAGATTTTATATGAAAAAACATAGAGTAGTTGTATATAATTGGGTAGAGGGTAGACTGAGATTCGCAGAGCATTTTCTTGAGTCTCTTGAACACGCCCTGGCTTTTATTGAGAATCTTATTTGTCACGATGTCAAAATCTATGACGAAGAGGGAAAGTTAATAGAAGTTGGTAAGCCTAAAGATCACGACGATACTTACGCTTAATATCTGATATTATAGTCAATAAAAAACGCCACGTAATGTGGCGTTTTTAGTTTGCTTGGACTGCTTAGGCTGATTGGATATTTGAAGCTTGCTTGCCTTTTGGGCCTTGTGTCACTTCAAAACTTACCTTCTGACCTTCTTTGAGAGACTTGAAGCCGCTCATGTTGATTGCCGAGAAGTGTGCGAATAAATCTTCACTTCCTGTGTCAGGGGTAATAAATCCAAAACCTTTTGAATCGTTGAACCACTTTACGGTTCCTGTTACTGTTGCCATTACTTTACTTCCTTTTATAAAAAATTCTTAACTCTATTGTTAAAAATTGTTACGGTTGACAACCTAGTCAACCGTCTTCCACGGTTAGTGGAATTCTGTGCTACTTCTTCTTTGTTGCCTGTATGCTAGTGTAGTCCCATTGCACTTTTCCTGCCTCTATTTCAAGCAAGGCAGTGACCGTTTGTCGACTATTCGTTTCTATCATTGGTTCTGCGCCATGGAATAAATCACGACTTCTTGCCGCTGCCACCAGGATCATACTGTATTTATTAGTATTTACTGGAGCCGTGCTTTTAAATTGAGCTGCTGCTTTCTCGATATTTTCTGCGATAGCTGTCCTCGTATCGATCGAACGCTTGTATGGTAATCCCACTTTTGCAGGCTTTTCAATCTTGTTGTTCTTACGCATCTTTACTCCAATAGTTTTAGTTAGTGTGTCTATTATACTGTCTATTAGAGGAAAGAGCAAGACAATCGGTTAGTTTAGTCAAAAAAATACGGGCCGAAGCCCGTATTTAAGATGTTAATACACGACTATGCTTTGGCAACATCGCTACTAAGAAGTCCATCTGACATGTAAGAATCTTGCGATTCTGCAAAATCAACTTTTCTTCGTGCGATGGAACGTATGGAGCGTAAAGCAATTCCATACCTGCTTGTTCTAATGTCTTGTCTGCCTTCAGCCAGTTACACCTAAGACACGATGTAACAACGTTCATCCAAGTATCTGGACCACCTTTGGATGTTGGGTGTATGTGATCACGGTTCAGCTTGTTATCTGCATGAACATGACCGCAGTAAGCACAAGTCATCTTGTCTCGACGAAATAAGTTCTGGTTGGTTAATGCTGGTGTACGTCGATCGTATTTGAACTTTCCTTTAACAGCGATGATTGGTGCTACGTCAACCACTGTGCGAAGTCCTGATACGCGAGAGGTTCCTCCATGGAATGTTTCTGCATCTTCCTGACCATACTCCCAGGCTATGCAACCCTTAACTTTCAGAGTTATCGCGTCTTCCCAGGTTGTCCAGTGGTGTGGAAGTCCGCCTGAATCAAGTGTAAGTATTTGCATTTGCTGCTCCTCTCTTTAAAGTATTTATCTAATGATTTTAATGCTACGATTTATGGTGCTCTTAACTGGGATCGAACCAGTGACCTCTTCTTTACCAAAGAAGTATTCTACCAACTGAACTATAAGAGCGTATATGATGTTAGTGACCTTCCTTATCGCTTGTATCACATCGATATCCGTGACCTTGAGTGGAGGCTTTACGAGTTCACCAACAATTGGTACCCCGGGACGGATTCGAACCGTCGTCCAAAATTTAGGAAATTCTGTGCCATCCACTGGCCGGGATATATTTTGGATTACCGTATGGGAGTTGAACCCATTTAATCAGTTTTGCAGACTGCTGCCCATCCGACTGGCTCACGGTAATTCTGGTGCGGGGTAGGAGAATCGAACTCCTAACAAATCGTTGGCAACGATATATTTTACCATTAAACTAACCACGCATTGGTTGGAGATAAGAATTTCGAAATCTTGACCCCAGCTTTGTAAGAGCTGTGCTCTGCCTCTGAGCTAATCTCCATTTATCTTGTTAAATACTAAAGGATTTTCCACAACCACAAGATGATGTTTTGTTCGGATTTTTAATAACAAACTGAGAGCCTGCTAAACTTTCTTGATAATCAAGTTCTGCGCCAGTTAAATATTGGGAGCTTGCAGCATCGACCAATAACTTAACATCATCTTTTGTTATCACAAAATCATCTTCGTTTATTTTTTCGTCAAACGTAAATCCATACGAAAATCCCGAACATCCACCACCTTGAATAAACAAACGCAAGTTAAGGTTGGGTTCATTCTCATTGACGAGTAATGCCTTTATTCTTGTTGCTGCGGCTTCAGTAATCGTTATATCATTTGACATACTGTATTTACCTCTATTTGGAACCACCAACGAGATTCGAACTCGTATTTCCTGCTTGAGGGGCAAGCGACCTAAACCAGTTAGTCGATGATGGTATGGCGAGCACCCACAGGATTTTAACCTGCACTTCCGTATGCCGGATACGGCGCCACTGCTGGCTGTACTCATTGTTTGGCGGCTCCCGTTGGAATCGAACCAACATCACATGACTCAGAATCACATATCTTACCATTAGACGAGGAAGCTATAAATTGGTGGAGTTAGAGTAGCGTTAGCTCAATACTAACTCCTTATTGGCGGCCCAGGAAGGAGTCGAACCCTCTGCAACCTGACTCAAAATCAAGTGCGTATCCGATACACCAGGCATCTGTTCTTTTTAAAATGTACTTTGGGGTGACGGACGGGAATCGAACCCGCACTATTTCCTTCACAGGGAAAGTTGCTACCACTACAATACCGTCACACCGAAGTACACTTCGGTCTTACATAAATTTGGTACCCTCTAGTGGAGTCGAACCACTGTCTTAACGTTCGTAGCGTTATGTCCTATCCATTGAACGAAGAGGGCGTTGTTTGTTACTGTTAGATTAGAAGTTGTTCTACTTAAAGAACTAAAACTAGATTCCTAATCTAGTCACTGTTTCATCTTCTATTAATTGTCTATCGCATACTCAAGTCACATACCTGAGTGCAATAGGTCGTATCTAATTTGGTGGGTCTTGCTGGGAACGATCCAGCGACCAACGAATTATGAGTTCGCTGCTCTACCACTGAGCTAAAGACCCAATGTAAAATTATCTGATTTAATTAGATCTATTTCTTTTTTCTTAATAAGATATAAATTGTCCACGACCGACCATTTACATCTATCTCTTTCTGTTTCAAACCCCTTTACTTCAATAAATTTATTAAAGTCGGGTAAATAAAAATCTGGAAAATATAAGTGCCAGTTATCCTTCCAAAAATATGTAAATGGTTTAACTTTTCTTTCCCATCTAATATTCTGTCTATCTAGCCACTTAGCCACTTCAACTTCCCAGTTTCCGTGGAACCTTTCTTCCTTATACTCATAAATTTTAACTCTTCCACATACATTACGGGAAGTATATGAATCAGGATTCTTTTCAACTGCAACTTTCATTGCTATAGAATGTAGTTTTCTTTTTTCGGGCGTCCATTGAGTAGCATTCTGCTTTTTTGCTGACTCTTTTATTTTTTGTAGTCCTTGTTCGGACTTGCCTTCAATTTTTCTATTAGGGTTGTCTTTACATCTAATTTCGTGGTTTTTAAGTCCTGTTTCTTTTCTTTCTGCGTGGCAGTACATACATAACGACATAAGTTCTCCTATATTATTATTTATGCTAAAGCACTCGACTTTAATAATTTCTGTTCTTAAAACTAAGTCGTATGCTTATACCGGATTTAAGCTTCGAGCCTGAATCTAATGAATGTATTTGCCGAGCAAACATTTAATCACGAGTGGGCGTGACCGTTTGCAACCGCTTTTGCTCTCCACGAGCAAACACATTTCAACTGGTGCCTCTGCCAAGAATCAAACTTGGGTATTTCGATTATCAGTCGAATATTCTATCATTGAATTACAGAGGCATGAATTTTGGTACCCTCAGTCGGAGTCGAACCGACACAAACGCTGAATTTTAAATTCAGTGGCTTTACCAATTTACCTTAGTCATGAGGGCATAAATTTGTTGGAAACATTTGGACCTTCTAGCTCGGTAACGATCCGCCGCCATAGGGGAGTCGAACCCCATTCCCATATTTCCCTGCACCTAGCAGTTTTTTGTTTGGTAGAGATACTGAGAATTGAACTCAGCTTTTAGCCTTATGAGAGCCACGTAATAGCCACTATACGATATCTCTGTTGTGTTTGGTTTGCAAGGTGGGCTTCGAACCCACAGTAATATATCTATTCAACTCAATGGCAAATATATTGTTTCGGCAGTTTGAACATGAATTACTCCATGCGCCCGGTTTAAGAGTCCAGGTTAGTCTGCTGAGTATTCCGATTCCTCCACTTACAAGATTTATATCTAGTGATAGCCCTCTCACGAGCTGTGAGCAATATCTACGTGTTCTCTGTAGTTTTTGTACTATTCAGTTAGATAAATTTGGTGCCCAAGGTGAGACTCGAACTCACAATCCTCTCGGCGCTGGCTTCTAAAACCAGAGTGTATTCCATTCCACCACTTGGGCATATTTAATTGTGCAATGTCTGGACCACGCTATAAAGGGCATCGGTCTTCCTCCCTCAGCTAATCACATCACACAAACTTGGTGGGTTCACAGAGAGTCGAACTCTGATCATGCGGGTAAGAGCCGCAGGTAATAAACCGTTATACGATAAACCCAAATTCTTTTTAACATCTCATAGCCGGGATTCTGTTCTAATCCTATCATTCGACTACAGTAATTATTTGGTGGAGCATTCGGGAGTTGAACCCGTCTTCAGGCACCGTTTGTCACTCTTGCGAGTCTAGCTTGATGATAAATCTCTGCTGGCTGTTTACAACGTTCTGGTAAACTTTGAAGCCGACCTACACCATGCCCCATCAAATAATTACTGTTCTCCCCAGGTTTCAATCTGGATCATCGATGCACCAACCCGTCCGTACAAGTGAGAAGTTCCCACGAACTGTTTGGCTTGCTGCCTTTATCACGGTAGTTTAACGATAAGTTATAACTAAGTTGGCATTGATGCATCACTGAGCCCTACGATCAGCTTATCCATCTTTCCTCGTCGGTTAGGGTCTCTCGATCTCAGAAAGCGGGTGTACCAACTTAGTTATAACTTATCTCCTACACGCTTCTCACGGCAGTCCCGAGCTTACCTCACATAGTCTAACTACCTATGCGCGACAGGCCGGATGTTAAATCTTTACTCTTGGTTTACTTCTGTTGAGCTTACCAATCGCTGCTTTTTCAGGACCCAAAATATCTTCTAATGTCCTGCCTTTAAGTTTTTGTCTGATATTATCGCCCCAGTCATCTGGAACCATACGTCCTTTTCTAAATCCTCTCGGAAGTGAATCGGTCTTCTTAATCTTTTTGTTCTCTATCCCATTTGTAATCCACATAGATCCATACTGCGAATTCTTTTTACCCTGACTTACTTTTCTCTCGGCCATAGTTTTCTTTTTCTTCTGATTTGATTCTTCTGTAATTTTGCCGCCCCAACCACCTTCCATTAAGTTATATGTATCGTGTCGCGCAACAAATTCAGGAGTAACAATTTCATTTTCTCTATAATACATTTGTTCAATTGAATCAAGATATTCTAATATCTCTTTTTGAAAATTCTCGATGCCGTGTTTCTTTATGGCATTGAGTAGTTTCTTACCTGATCCCATATATCTATCATTGATATTATCGGTCGCATGAACACCTATATAGATATAGCCGTTTAGAGTATTTGTAATTTTGTATAAAAGATAGTTCATACTATATTTAGTCGAACTTCCTCCTCACTAATTTAATCTGGTACCCCATAAGGGACTCGAACCCTTAAAAGCCTTGTGTTTGAAACAAGCGACTGTGCCAATTTGTCTTAGCCAACGGGGCATATCTTTTCAACTACTCAGGTCTGTAAATTTCACTTATCTGTTGCCACAAATTGTCAAGAGTAATATCTTCAAGAGTGGCTTTTTCAGATCTGTAATCATAACTATAACCATCAAATGATGATGGGCATCTAAGTTCACCCTTATCATTTATGTAACTTTCAAATCGAAACTTTGGATATTTCTTTTGAAATTTTTCTTTGACGCAGTGAAAAATTACTTCATCAGGTATATCAATGTCTTCAATTCTTGTAACTGGTAACTTAACTTTCATACTCTTCTCTTTACTGGCGCCTCGCTAGGGAATCGAACCCCATCCAAGGCGTTTGGAGTGCCTTGTGCTACCGGAACACTTGCGAGACATAATCTTTAATCTGCGTTGCGAGTTAAAAAATTTACTCTAACTTTTTCAGGAATGAAAAATTCTCTAACACATTTTTCAGCAACATCTATATTATACGGCTTACAACTAAAAATGTCAATATATACCGCACCGGTTTCTTCTAAGAAGTGGCCAGTAATGTTGCTTGTTGATATCAACTGCATTAGGCTATACCCAACTTTGGGATCTCCTTCACACAGCATTTCAATAATTGGTTCTCCGACTGCAACCATATCAATTCGTTCGACCAATGTCTTAACGAAATTATAAATGTTTTCTCTGCTGCTAATTTTTTCTATGTTGCATTTACTACAATCAAATAATGAGTGATATCCGAAAAACATTGTGTGTCCTTTTTAAAAACTGGCGGCGAGTAAGATGCATCGAACACTTGACCCTGCTTAGGTGTCACCACTCCTTTCGAAAGAGATTAGGGAGCCAACCCAGGTACTCGCCATAAATTCTTTACTGCTTGTTTTGGTGGAGAAGACAAGATTCGAACTTGCGTGACTTGTTAGTCCATCTGATTTCCAATCAGAGTCATTAGGCCTCTCTGACACCTCTCCATAAGTTATTTGCAAGTTTTTAACACGGTATTACCACCTCTGTTTGCGTGGGTACGGTACGTTTTCGTGCAATTTGGCGGCGAGTGTGAGATTCGAACTCACGGATAAGGGGCACCAACCGCCGGCGGTCGTTTCCTTCCGGAACAATGTAATAGGGATTCGAACCCACATACACGAATTTTTACTCTCATCAATCTCACAACATAACTGGCGGAAGTGGTAGGATTCGAACCCACGTGACTCTTTCGAGTCCATCTGTTTTCAAGACAGTGCCGATCAGCCTCTCTGGCACACTTCCATTATTCGTATAATCTAATAAAGTCTTTGCCGTATTTTTCTTTTACATAAGCAAATACTTCTTGTAAATCTTTTTCATATAAGACTTTTATATCTGGGTGAGCCTTCATTTTTGCTTCCCATTGCTTTGTCTTATACCCTTTAATCTCTACTACTTCAACACCATTTACTATGAAATCGGGTATATAATTTCTAATTTTTCCTTCCCATTCATATGGGCGTAATTCGTTGTTACGATGGAGCATAATATTATGCTCTAAACAGTAAATGACATAAGCAAGTTCATATGAACTATCGCAGAAAAATCCTTTATACCAGCCCTTCTTCCCTCGACCAGACCCCTGTCTGTGGCCGCCGTTGTGCAATTTTGCTTTTTCTGTAACTTTTCTAATTCGTTCTGCTTCTATTTCCGGAGTAGAACCTTTGCCGGTTGATACTCCTATCAACGACTGGGATATTTTGTCTCTGACTTCTTGAGGAGTTGTTAGCCCTTTATTCCAGGCTGCTGAACCTTTTCTCTTATGTGCATTTGGAGACTTTACTCTTTTCACACGAACAGGATTTTGCTTACAGTAAGGATGATGAGAACCTAATCCTCCAGCATTTCTGAATTCTTTTTGACAATATAAACACTTATACATTATTAAATATTAGCACATCGACGATCAAAAGTCAAGCTCCATAATTTTTATATTGCGTATATACTATCGCCCTCCATATCGTTGCCATCATCAATAACTTCTTTTCCAGTTATGATTATGTAGCAAAGATATGTAACTAAGGGAATAAGCATTACCACTAGGGCGGAAACCATTATTTTATCTGCGAAGTCATGCATGATTTTCTCCTTTATGTGTTTGGAGCGGGATGGGAGAGTCGAACTCCCTTCATGAGTTTGGAAAACTCAGGTAATACCCATATACGAATCCCGCGTAAATTTATTTATCATTAACTGAATAACACTTTTGTAAATGTTATTGGGTTAAAGTAGTAGATTGGGAATACAATCACACATCGAATACCTTCAGACATTATTAAGTCCCTTGCGAGGACGCCAGGCGCTTGAGCAAACGTTCTTTCCACAACTACATGCTTCATCTTTACATCCACCGGTCTTATCAGTGAACGCCGTGTCACCACGGTGAGCAGGCTTGTATAAATGGCCTTACGGAGCGGTTATGTAATCTTCGCCGCATTGGGTGCATCGCTGCACTTATCCTTTATGTTAATCGGCCGAGGCCAACTAACGGGAAATTATACTTCCCCAAATTCTTAAATTCTTAAAGATCGTTTTCTGCAACTTGGTTGCAAAACTTATTATCTATTATTGCATAATGCTGTGCTTTAGTCAAGAACTTTTTGTAAGTTTCTTAACCGTTTTGTTTACAGTTATTAAAGTGATATCTTTTCATGTTAGAGCCTGCACCTTCTTTATGGCAGTGCGGACAAAATTCTACTTGTTGGGGGTTATATTTCTTGCCCTTCCTGAATCCATCTGGAATAGAATCTGTCTTTCTAATCTTCTTATCTTTTATATCATTAGTAATCCACATCATACCAAACTGTGAATTCTTTTCGCCTTGTTGATGTCTAGATTCTGCAAAAGTATTCTTTCTCTTTACCATTGCGGCTACACTCTGTGATCGTGATTGAAAATCTGCTTGGCGTAATTTATCTTTGAATGCATTTTTAAAATTGGCAGAATAAGCGCCAGTTTTATTTTTCTTATTAAGAATTTGTTGGCGCCTCCCATCTTCGGCAGTAAAATATACCGCCTTTGTTCCGGGCTGTTTGCCAACATTATTCCATGTTGAATTTAACTTATGTTTATTGATATAATCAAATCCTCCAGTTCCTCCTCGGCGTAAGTTATATACATCTTCTCGTAGAAGAAATGAGGCGGAAACTACTTCTTTTTCTCTTGCATACATAGCAACTGAATCGTCGAATTGCTCAAGTATGACTTTTGTAAAGTTTTCGGCACCATACTTTTCCATAGCACGTCGAATAACTTTTCCAGAGCCCATATACCCATCATTTAAGTTGTTGGTCTTATGAACTCCTACGTAGATTTTACCATTAATGGTATTTGTTATTTCATACAAGTAATAAAACATTTCTGTTCTCCTTAATTGTATTTATACAAAATCTACTATGTGAGTCCCTACCGGGGGTCGAACCCGGTTCTACACCTTGAAAGGGTGTCGATCTAGCCTGCCGTAATCTACAGAGACATATTTGTTTCTTGGAAATATGGAATAGTTCGAATATAACATTTCTACCTCTGAGCGAGGAAGTGTCTTTACCTTTAGACGAATATAACTCAAGAAATATTGGTGCCTAGTACTGGACTCGAACCAGTATATCCTTGCTTGTCGAGCAAGTAGCTAACCTCTCACTTCAACTAGGCGTTTTATTTGGTGCAACCTACAGGAATCGGACCTGTTTCATGTGCTCTTCAGGCACCTGCTATGACCACATCAGCTAAAGTTGCGTAATTTGTTGCTGGTTAGTAACCTAATACTAATGTCCTAGTGAAAGTGACCAGCTGCACTCACCGTTGCTTTATTTTAAATCGTCAACGACTTAACCGCCTTACGGCTACGATTGCACTACTTGGTGGTGAGTGAAGGTTACGATCCTTCGTCTAAGCCTTATGAGAGCTCCGTTCTGCCATTGAACTAAATCACCGTTGTTTGGTGGACTATAGGGGACTCGAACCCCTTTTTCTCCCGGGAGAAAGACCCAGCTAGGCCCATTACAAAATATTTTACTATGGCTTTCCCATAGAGCAATAGCGTCGACACTATCTAAAATATTTTGTGGTGGACCTTACGGTAATCGAACCCGCCACAAGCGCCTGCATAGCCCAAAAATTTGGTCCTCCGCCTCAGAGTCGAACTGAGTTTTCAAGATTAAGAGTCTTGCACTTCACCACTAAAGTTTGCGGAAGAGAGTGGTAGGACCGGTGAGAATCGAACTCACGTTTATCTTGCGATTGCCGGATTAAAAGTCCGGTGCCTGGCCTCTAGGCTACGATCCCATAAAATTTTGTTTGGTGGGACCGCAGAGAATCGAACCCGATTCTGAAGATTAAAAGTCTCCTGTGTCACCATTTACACTTGCATCCCATTATTTAATTTAATTCTACCGCGTTGCCACCCAGACGGAACAGATTCGAGTAGTTTAACTCTTCGACTAGTAACACCATCATTTATCCATACTGTGCCACTTGAAATGTCAGACAATTTCTCTAATCTTGTTTTGCGGTCTTTATCTGTTTTGGCAAGAATTGTTGCTCTATATTTTTCTGCTTTAATACTTTTGCCATCATCTGACAATTTAGCAGCCGACGCACGGGCCTTCTTACTCATCAATGCTTTAGATTTATCAGAGTGTTTTAATCCAGGATTACCATCGCCGCCGTCAGTTTTATTTCTGAGAATTCCTGTCCCTAAATCCTTACGACCATACCAACAAATCAATCTCCGTTCTATTGCAAGCGCACCCACTTGAGTTAATTCTTGCTCAACAACAACTACTCTGCTTCTATCTTTTGGCGGTTTTGTCTCATGCTGGCGTTTATGCCATGCTCTGTCACCCTTGCCTTTGCCAATATAATACGGACTACCATCTTCTCGTAAATAGGCATAAACATAATAGTCAGTTGGATAATGTTTTGTTATCATATAGTTATTTATGCTGATAACACTAGACTTAGACCATACATGGGACTAAGCTGACACTATCGTTTACCTCGTTTCATTTCTTTTTCCTTTTTAGTTTATTGAAAAATAAATTGTATCTGAAGAAATTAATTCTCCATCTAATCTCAACTCAATTTCTTTTACTCCGCGTTCATATCCACTGCTTGTGGTTATGGCCAATCTTGATCTTAGTTCGTTAAGAATTTCTTCTTTTATTTCTTCTTTTAATAAAGCAATTTCACTGGCATTCATTTGTTACTCCTATTGGTGCCCTCAAGAGGAATCGAACCTCTGTTCCAAGTTTAGAAGACTCGTGTATTCTCCGCTATACGATAAGGGCAATGTTTGGCGCCTCCAAGGGGAATCGAACCCCTGCATCCGACTAGACAGGCCGGCATCCTACCATTAAATGATAGAGGCATAATTTAACAGGATAGTTTTTGTCGCTAGACATAAAAGGTTAGCGGTTGTGATTTGCTGTACCTATCCTTAACTGGTCGTCCTCGTGGATTCTACACCACATGATTCCCCTATCTGGAGAACGTTTTAATTAAACTATCAGACGTTTGAAAATGGTTGCAGGTGGCAGACTTGCACTGCCCTGGTTTGGCTTATGAGACCAATGATGAACTATCTCCTCTACCCTGCGATTGTTCTTTGCTAGTCCCTATCTAATGCAATGTCGTATATAAAGGATACTAGCGGAACCTTATATCACGTTGGCAGTGCATTAGTTTTGTTAGAAGGCTTACGGCGGTTCAGTGTTGTTCATTGCTATGACAACAAAGGCGTTCAGCTGTACGACTAACAAAATTTGGACCCACGTAACGGAGTCGAGCCGTTCCTGGGAGTTTCGAAGACTCCTGTCCTTCCACTGGACGCGGGATTTAAAATTGGTTGCGAGGGCTCAGACTTGCACTGGCCTATATTGGCCTTATGAGGGCTCAATGATTTCTACCTATCAACCTCGCCATTAATTGGTTGCGACCGGTAGAATCGAACTACCTTCCGACCTGGCTTATGAGACCAGCGTATCGCCATGATAAGTCGCAATTGTTCTTTTTATGTATATTGTCGGTGCGGCCGGCCTCGAACCGGCATATTCTCGGTTCCAAACCGAGTCGACGTCCACTTGTCACCACGCACAGACGATATACACAAAACTAAATCTGTCTATTAATACGCATTGTCGGAAATGTTGGATTCGAACCAACGGTCTTCTGTTCCCAAAACAGACGGATTACCAAGCTTTCCCAATCTCCGACAATGCGTACTACTCAAATATTTTACAGGATGCACATTGGGTTTCATTGAAAGTGAAATTTTTAATTTGCAGTAGGCATCCTAATTTGGCTAGGGAAGTTGGATTCGAACCAACGAATGACGGGTTCAAAACCCGTTGCCTTAGGCCTGTCTTGGCTATTCCCCAATTGTTCTTTTAAATCTGGTACTGCTGAACGGTTACGATCCGTCTTCTCCAGGTTGAAAGCCTAGCGTCCTATCCAGTAGACGACAGCAGTGTTGTTTGGTGGACCGTCGGGGAGTCGAACCCCGGTATTCGCCGTGCAAGGGCGACGTAATCCCGCTATACTAACAGCCCATATTTCTTATCCCATGATTCAATGCGAGTAAGCAATTCTTCATAAGACATTGTATTCTTTTTACCTTTTGATACGTTTTTTCCATGTTGCATTAATGCACAGTTTGCTGGATGTGATAAATGTTCTGCTGATAACTTGTTATCAAACCCATACCTAACACTTACTGAGTGGTCTCTGCTGATCCCAGTCTGGTTGTCGCCCCTATTTTTAGCTTTATACCATCCATATCTTTCGACTAATGTAAATTCAAACTCATCGGGATAACTGTTAAGATTAAACTTAAAAGCACAGTCTGCTCTATAGTTAGTTAATGCTGACCTCTGACTACGAACCGCTGAATAATCTCTTGGACTAATTTGATGCTTTATCTTTAATGATTCTGATGCAGTTCTGGAAGTAAATAGTCCCAATCGCCGTGCGTTAGCAAACGTTTTTCCACTCATGCTTCGTTTTTTACCTATGTCTCTTATTGATAATCCCGAATCATACTCGGCTTGTATTACTGTCCAGGGCATGTCATTGATTAATATTCGTTTCATACTATTATTTATGTTGGGAAAGCAGTAGCTTAACATTTCAACTAGCCTAATCCCCCGTTGTTCTAAAAACCTTGTAGCATGGTTCAGTGACATGCGGCACTCTTTTACTAAGGTCTTTATTTGTTTGGTGGTCCCATTCAGAGTCGAACTGAAATTAGTCGCTAATCGGGCGACCCTCTTACCGTTAGAGGACAGGACTATAACTTGGTGGACCGACGGGGAATCAAACCCCGGCTCTCGCGGTGCAAGCGCGATGTGCTATCACTATCACTATCAGCCCATAAACTTTGTAAAATACTTTATAACTTTATTTTAATACCTAGCTCCAATAAATCTTTTTTCATCAACACTTTTAATGCGAGCGGAAACTGTGTCCACTTAGCATCATCTTTTTCTGTGTTATATCCTTTGACTTCTACATACTCTTTAGTATCTACTAAGAAAAAGTCCGGAGTATATTTTCGGGTCTTGCCTTCAAATACATACGCAAATGAGTCTTTATTGCGCACCCACTTTATTTTGTTTTCGTCGAGATACATTGCATACGATAATTCCCACGAGCCATGTAAATCAACACCGTTATAATCGTAATGCATGTTCTTAGCTAATGAAGTATGCCATGTGCCGTTAGCAACTTTCTCGGCAATAGTTTTGGCAATTCGTTTTCCATTTTCTTTATTCCATTCGTTGGTTCTAGATAAAACTGCATCAGAACTTTTCTTTCTTGTAATAGCAGATACAATTGGCTTTGGTAATCCTTCTCTTTCTGCTTTTATGAATTGATTTGTTCTACACCGCATATCAAGTTTACGTTCTGGTGTTGAGAAATATGTAGTTTGATGCTCTGGGTTTTCTTTGCATAACCTTTCATGATTTCTTAATGAGTTTGCATTTTTACAGTCCTTAGCACAAAATTTACAATTCAACATAATTACTCCTATATTGTATTTATGCAGTCTATCGCGTTACCTAAATATTCTTTGCTCCGTATGCTGGAATCGAACCAGCCTAACCAGTGATTAACAGTCACGTCCATGCGCCATGCTCGGATTTTACGGAGCAAAGAATACTCTCTGCTTTGTTACTAAAATATGGTACTCCTACGGTTACGATCCGTGTCGTTCCAGCCCATCTGGTAGTCCCGGTGGGTAACGATCCCACGACTTGCCCTCATCTAGAGCCTTGACGGTATATAAAGCCGTTTGTTTTCCTTAAACTACGGGACCAATGTTTGTATAAACTCTGTATTGATATGTGCGAGCGTTTATCTTTAGTTCACTAACAAAACTTGGTGGGTGGTATAGGAGTCGAACCTATCGGCCGTGAGGCCACGGAGTTACAGTCCGCTCTAGTCGCCAGCGCCAGTCCCCACCCATTGTTCTTGGTCAATGCAATTACTATCAGGAATTGCTACCTTGCCCTACTCAAGTGGCCCGGTTTAATGGGTCTCAATTTTAGGTAATCGTATGCGCCTATGACCAACGGCGTATCTTTAAATTTGGTGCGTCATGCTGGAATCGAACCAACTCGGACTAGCCGACCTGTGGGTTACAGCCACGTGCCCTCCATAAGGCGTACGACGCATTGTTATTAAATTTGGCTGTGCGTATGGAGTTTTACCCCTGACGTTTTGTCGGATTTTATAAGCACCACACATTTATGCTTACCGCGTCACCTTTCTTTTTGCAAAAAACTTGGTGCAACATGTTGGAATCGAACCAACCTACCCGCAGTGTAGGTGCGGACGACAGCCACTCTCTTCAATGTTGCATAATTTGGTGCTGGTAGAAGGATTCGAGCCCTCATAAGTTGCTTACGAAACAACCGTAATACCATTATACGATACCAGCATATCTAATGCAAGTCTCGCCATGGGTGGAATCGAACCACCTTATCTCGGTTTTAAGCCGACATGTAAACCATTACATCTCATGGGTCATTCGTGCATTTCAATATTAAAATTGGTCGCTTGTTCAAACCTCCGACTAGTACAGAAGCGAAAAGGCCGATCGTGTCCTCTGGTTGTCTTGGATTCTAAGGGCCTCACATCCCATTAACCTCCGCGTCAATAGCGGTGTGCCTATTACACCATCACCAGTTGTCATCACTTGCGATTTTGGAGGAGATAATAAGAGTCGAACTTATCTAAATGGGTTTGCAATCCATCGCCTGGCCGCTTGGCTATATCTCCATTGTTTGGTACCCTTGACAGGCTTCGAACCTGCAGAACCTAGATTCTAAATCTAGTATGTATCCCAATTCCATCACAAGGGCATTAATTTTGTTTCTTGGAAGAGCGTCCTTTTCTAAATCCTCTCGGAAGTGAATCGGTCTTTTTAATCTTTTTATTTTCTAAACCATTAGTAATCCACATAGATCCATATTGCGAATTCTTTTCACCGTGTTGATGACAAGTTTCTTTATATGTCTTTTTTCTTTTTTCTATCGATGCAATACTAGCTGCCGATTTACATGCTTCTTTTGTAAAGTTATCGCCTCGGTTTTTTCTTGTGATAATTCCCTTATTATGCATTTCATTAAAGTTGGGATTATTTCCCCAAGTTGGCGCATCAGCAAACATTAACTGCTTCTTTCTGCCGACTTTCCCTCTACGTGAAAAATCAGAACTTGTAAGTTTTTTGTTGATCTGATCAAATCCACCAAAACCTCCACGACGTAAATTATACACATCGTCGCGTAACAAAAATTCATCGGTGACTATCTCTTTTTCTCTTGCATACATAGCTTCCGCATTCTCAAAAGTCTCAAGTATGACTTTAGTAAAACTCGAAATTCCGTGTTTTGTAATTACACTTCGAATATACTTTCCAGAGCCCATATACCCGTCATTTAAGTCGTTAGTCTTATGAACTCCTACGTAGATTTTACCGTTAAGATTATTTTTAACTTCGTATAAGTAATAGAACATATTTTGTCTCCATTACTTATTTATACAAAATCTACTATGTGTGCCCCTTGACGGAATCGAACCGCCATCACTTGATTACAAAACAAGCATAATGGACCGTTATACTAAAAGGGCGTAACTTGTATTCTACCTTTATTCCATCCACATGGAATAAATGTATTCTTCTTAATCTTTTTGTTTTCTTTGCCATTGGTAATCCACATTGTTCCTGCTTGTGAATTCTTTTCGCCTTGTTGGTGACCAATTTTAGCAAATGTTTCTTTTCTTTTTTCTATTGCCTTCGGTGTTGCTGCCAACATACATCCTTTTTTTGAATCAATGGCAGAAAAATTATGACCTTTTCCTAATTTTCTTGCTTTACTTGCAGCAGATGTTTTATTTTTTTTGGCTATCCTATGCCATTCCGCTGAGTAACGATCTTTATTTAAGAATGGGTTTATATGTCTGCTACGTTCGGCAGGCGATGCATATCCCTTAAAGTTTAACCCGGTCTTATTGATATATTCAAATCCACCGAAGCCACCACGTCGAAGATTATACACATCTTCGCGTAGTAAAAATTCATCGGTGACCACTTCTTTTTCTCTTGCATACATAGCAACTGAATTATCAAACTGCTCAAGTATGACTTTTGTAAAGTTTTCAACTCCGTGCTTTTTAATAGCATGTCGAATAACTTTTCCAGAGCCCATATATCCGTCATCAAGTGACTTCGTTTTATGAACTCCAACGTAAATTTTGCCATTGAGGTTGTTTTTGACCTCATATAAGTAATAGAACATAACTTATTTATGCAAAATTTACTACATGCAGGAAGTGAAGGAATCGAACCCTCGTTAAGGCGTTTGGAGTGCCTGGTCTTACCACTAGACGAACAACCTATTGTTCTTGCAAGTTCATTTATATAGACACCAACTTGCAGGTGCCATTGTTTGGCGCGGGGTTAGGGAGTCAAACCCTATCTTATTGGGTGGAAGCCAATCGTGCAATCACCAACACTTACCACGCATAATTTGTTTGGCGGAGAACCAGGGAGTCGAACCCTGTGGACCATATTATGTGTCCTAAAGTTTAGCAAACTTCTGCCTTGCCGTCCAGCCCGTTCTCCATAAATTTGTGCCTAAGCGTAAGGGCTTCTACCCTACTGTTTCGTAACTGACATACCGCCCGCTCAAGCTAAGGTCGCAGTGTTTTCTTTCTGCAGGAAACTTTAGGAAGAACCGATTGTGTCAACACCATATCTTCACAGCCTTTCTCATTACTTCTTGCTGTTTAAATCCATCGCCTCATCTTTTGTTGTTACTACATCTGGGGACTATGGTGTCTACCCGTATCTTGTAACTCGGACCTGGTTTCATACATTGCTAAACTTTAGCGCCTAGCAATGCCTAATGGAGCAAGTAACCCAAATCTAATTATTGAAATACATTTACTGGGATGCACTAGGTTCGCACTAGTAAACGATGGTCAATCGCTATGCTGTCACGAGATATTGCAGTACTCTAGGAACCACCCTATTTTCCGCATTTGACCGAGGATAACACGCTGCGGTCCGTTCTCGTCTAGTTGGAATCGTTCACCAACTGAGCGTCCCAGTAAATGTATTTCTAAGCACATTCAATTAACTGAACAAAGTGAGTAGGAGTTGCCCTTTTGTATTAACCTACTTCTTCCCCTCGTAGGGGCTATTCGCCTGTCGAACTGTCACCGTATTGGATAACTTCAATTGTATTACATGAGTGGCCTACTCACTTATCCCAACATCCATTACCGCACAGTTAATTGAATGTGCTTCTATCGTATTTGCTTTGTCTCTGTCAATCACTGACAGTCGGGATGCAAAATTTATTACCCTACCGCACTGTTAATCGGAGTTCTATGCTATAAACGTCGGTCAAAATAGCTCATACACGTTCCGTTTATCTCGGTTCCAGTCTCCACTGTCTGCTGGACATAACTTGCCAGCCTTCAAGTATTACATTATCCGTGGAAGAAACTTCACTAGTACAACTCATGGATAACAGAATTCTGTGATTGGAAATATAGTAATTACCCTGGATTACTCTTGTGTAACTCTATTGACTCATATCACGATTACTACTGAAGTGGCCTTCATTCAAAGTGTCGGCTCAGAACATTGTAGTAAAGAAAATTGGTGGACACTTTCGCGGCCCAGGCGCTGTCATTTAATGACGGTGCAGTGTCTTTGAATCTACTTCTTATTTCCATTAACACGACCTGCTCTCCATCCTTTTGGAATTAGAGCATCTTTTTTTATTTTAATACTTTGTAATTCATTTGTAATCCATCTCGTGCCATACTGGGCATTCTTTTCACCTTGTTGATGACCTATTTCGTTAAATGTATTCTTGCGCTTTTTTCTAGCATCTTCTGATAGAGCAGCGGCAGAACCGTTAAGTCCATCTTCTTTTGTATACCTGTGTAAACTGCTGTCACCGCGTAATATTCTTCTGTGTGCTGCTGCACTTAGTTTAGCAGAATATTCTTTCTTAAATGTTGAATCTGATCTTAACCTATCGTGAAATTCCTCAACTCCTGCCTTACCTCCAACACGGATATTATACACATCTTCTCTATCAGTAAAAGCTTTTGTCACGACCTGTGATTCTCGCAAGTACATACTATCGGCAGTATCAAACATTTCTAAAATAACTCTCTTGAAATTCTGTTTACCGTATTTTTTAATAGCCTGCTTAATAAGAGTGCCGGTTCCTAAGTAATCATCATCTAAATTATTGGTCTTATGAACACCTACATAGATCTTACCGTTTAAAAGATTAGTTGTTTGATACAAAAAATAAAACATTTATTTCTCCTATGTACTTATTTATCACAAGTACATAGGAGTCGAACTAATTTAATTGAACGAATGTAAAGAGATTCGAACCTTCGCCTCCGCCAGTTTTTCAGGATCTCATCAGTGCGCTAACACCTCATCTTACCTTACTCGCCAGCAGTGTGCAACCACTACACTAGCAACCTACTCGACATCGTTTAGCGACGCTATCTCATAGTTTCAAAATTTGTAACACACTCAATCGCTGTCGTCAACTAGTGTATCCTTCCAATTGAATGTGTATAATTAAAATGTCTCCGTAAAGGCACTTTAATTATAACCGATTTTTACTAAGCCTTTTTAAGGGCACCCTGTTCATCACAGGCCAATTTCATTCCTCGGTTTCCGTTATTCTTTATTATACTGAGTGGGATATTTTTCGTTTTCTCAGTTTGCTAACACGATGGTCTGTGCCATTTTTTATACTGCACGGTGTTCTGTAACAGTTTGCTACTTTGCAATATCTTCCTTAGTCCTCTTACGCTCCGTTGCCTTTCGGCGTCTGCTGCTAAGTTCTCAATACTGCGATAAACTATTATACTATCTTTTTATTCTATTGTCAAGCACTTTTTAAACTTTTTAACAACTGCTTGGCTACAAAACAAAAAACCCCAGTCTCTTTCGATCCAGGGTTCTAAATTCTTCGCATTTTCTTTGCGTTAAATCCCTGGACGACTCCTTGCTGCTTTGCCTTCATAATTCTGTGTATTGCGTGAATCTGACTCTACTGCTGAAATTTGCGACCACACAGGTATACTAAACCCGGCTATCGGGCAAATATGTGTTGGTTGTAAGTTTCTTAGTAGTGAGTTCATTTTCTGCTTTCGTTTATCTTTCTTTAGATTAGTGCTGCATTTGTGTTACATTATATATTTATTTATGCTTCGTGTCAAGCACTATTTTCTTTTTCTTATAACTATTTATACCGAAACGAAAAAAAGTGCTTCTTAGCATCTAAATAGTTAAGCATTATCTGCAATACTGACCCCGAGCTGATTACCAGTGGAGCGGTTCAAACAAATAACACTTAACTATTTATTACTATAACTCTATTATACAGTCTTTTGATACTTTGTCAAGAACTATTTCATAGTGGCGGTTTTGTCTAACGAAGTTACGTTATGCACCGCCAACCTCACGTAACTTATCTTTACTGCATTAAGTGTTATATTATACAGTCTTTTGATACTTTGTCAAGAACTTTTTCAACTTTCTTTTCGTCTTAACAATCAACTACTTATTTGGTGCCCCGACCCGGACTCGAACCGGGAAGGCCTTGCGGCCGAGGGATTTTCAGGAGAACTCGCTTTACGCAAGCCCTCGAAGAAGTCCCTTATGTTTACCAATTTCACCACCGAGGCTTAACTTAAACAACATAATAGCATCATTAAGGTGCTATGTCAAGGACTTTCTCTACAGTGCTTGAGAGGGTTGATCCTTGAATCCGTTTCTGAGCAACTCGAATGTGATCTGATCTTTGAAAGTGCGTAGGTGCGTTTCCATCATTCTATTGCGATAATCTAACTCAACTGTAGGAAAGTTGTCATCCATCAATGCTTGCTGAACGAGTCCAGCAAGCCGTGTTACTGCATCCTTTTCAATTTCAATATTTACTGCGCGATCAAATAATGTTTTCTCGCTATACTGCACAGATTTATATTGAGACCAGTCCTCAAGTAACTCAAGACCTTTTTGTCGGGCGTCCATTATCGTCTCGCTCTTGGTGCTGATACTTCTCGTTTTCCACGCGGCTCTTTTGCTACGGTGCCTGGCGGACGAATATCTACGTGTCCCTTTGTTATCTTATCAATTTTTGCTGTTGCTATTTTATTTGTCTTTGCAAGTGCCTTCTGACTCTGTGCATTTTTGTCTGCTGCATTCTTATCTGGTTCATACGCAAATGCCATCTTTCCACCAACGCCGCTTGAATAATATCCTTTTCCTGCATCCAATAGAACTGTTCCTTGGAAATTTGGAGGATATAACGATGTCAATTTAGTTACATGCACATCGTTGCCGACTGCGGCTGCCGTCAGATAAATCTGAATGATTGGATTTATATTCACAAAATATAAACATGCTTCGCCAAACTTTGGGTCTGCGTTAATTTGTGTTGCTACATCTCTTGCCAATACCATCAGTGCGTGATATCCAACATTATAGTTTAGACTTGTAGTTGATGCATCTGTTCTGTCAAGCAAGTCTTCAATAACTTTTCTCTCTGCTGCACTAATCGTTATTTGATTTAATGTCTTAGCACCAGTAGTGATCAACTCGTTAATCTTATTTCCGACTTTTTCTGTTATCAAACCAAGCTCTATTCCATATTCTATCGGGAATTGCTTTGCAGTAAGTTCGCCAATTTTTTCAACTACTTTGATTTGTGTAGCATATTTTTTAAGTGCTCTTGCGTGGTCTGCTGATGGCTCTGCTCTTGCTAACTCAAAGCCGTCTTGGACATTCTTGATACTTGCCTTCGCGCCGTTTTTTCCTTTACTGCTAATGCCGACTTCAATGCCATCAACCACAACATAACTATCAACTAGTCCAGCATTTTTAGCTGTAGGGAAACTTATCTCTGCGCCTGACCAATCTGCGCCGTTTAGTAATCCTTTCTTAGCTGCTTCTGCCCCTGAGTCAGTGATCATTCCTTGGGCCAGAGCAACAGGTGCCATTATTTCACCTAAGTCATCTTGTATTGCGCCTAGCATATCTTTCTGATCTTTGAAGATTGGCATCTTAGCACCGAGAAGCATCTGTAGTCCAGGAAGCAATGCCTTTACTTTTGCATTCTTGTTTAGTGCTGTTAGAACTGCCAACGAATTAGGGAAAGTTGTATTGGGTGCAAACAAGTCTGCTGGTTTTAACCCATAACTTGATTTAAGTGCATTTGCTTTCGCTAATTGCCACCCGCCTGGAATGCCGTTATTCTTCCAAGCTCCTGTCATATCATTTGCGATTGCTCTGAAGAATCGACAAATATATGTATGCTGTCCTGGTTGTGGTCCATCAAGTGTGATTATTGCGAATGCTCTGGTTGAGCCTGGCTGTGGCGTATTGCAAAACTCCAAGCCGGGATAGTCGAGCATTGCCTGTTTCCCTGCTTCGACCATCTCTTCATATGTTTCATATTCTCCTGGATTAGAGGGGAAATAATCAACTCCCACAAAAGTTAGGGTGGCGGTTGGGTTTTTGGGGTCGCCCTGAATAAATCTGTCTCCGGGTGCTCTATATAACAGTCCTCGAGATACTTCTAGTAAGGTCTGTTCATTGAGCTCGGATAGAGTGTTTAGTATATTTCTAATATCTGTTGGTTTTGTCATAATTCGCATCCATATTAGTAATATTTAGCAAATTAGAGGGTGATGTCTTCCATTCCTGCTGCGCGTAGTCGTGTGATGTGACCTAACATAAATGATTTTTGTTCCAATGCTTTCATTGTGCCAAGATACTTATTTCTGATTAGAGAAACCTCATTCATGAGATATTCGTAATCAATTACCTCTCCCTCGCCTTCCGTATATTTCTCTGCATCTCGGGAAGTCAATACTCTATTATAACCCTCAAGATACTTCTGAAAGTGTTTGCGTCTGATCTTGCGTAGGTTTAGTTCCATATATCTTAGCACAGCCTCGATTTCTTGAAGCTGGTTAAAACGATGCTCTGTAATACCAGGCAATGCTGCGAGATTCCGCTCTACATTGCCGTGTATTATTATCTCGCTTCTTGACTCTGCCAATTCTGCTTCATAGAATTGAATAAATTCAGGAAGGTTTGATATGTCTGCCGTTATCTTGCTATACCAAGTCATTTAATCGTTGTCAAAATCGAGGTCATCTTCAATAACTGCATATTCTTTATATGCTCGTCCAAGAGGCGCATCTACTCCGCTTAACTCTTTCAAGTCTTGGTCTCCCAACATATCTGTCATTGCAGTCATCAAATTATCTGCCGCTTCTTGTCGATCTTTTGCAGGTATATACTGCTTTAAGATTGAGTAGGCTTCAATTAATGTATCAATATTCATTGTTTTTATCCTGTTGTTTTACTTTCCACCCAACACATTTCCCTGTAATGGGCCATTTATTTTTATACATCCCTTTTTCCATTGTAGCAATACTTAAATTATTCTCTCGACAGAATTTTGCAAAACCACTAACCTGGAATTTTTCTCCTGAAGGCGAAATAAACTCATAGTCTTTAGCATTAAATTGGTTGCCTTGCATCATTTCTGATTGTGCCCTACTAAATTCAATTGAATGCGACTTACCATAAAAATGATTCTTTTCTCCTTTCATTCTTTCTGATGCCAGATTTCTTTGCAATAAACTCTGTGGCGGAAGACCTCGTTCGGCTACTGTTTTTTTTCTGCTTGCTGCCCTTTTTGCTTTATGTGTAGCTGATTGCTTTTTTCCCTTGGCACTAGGAGGTTTTCTACTATCCAGAAGTATATTAACTAAAATTCCGCCTGGGTCAATATTTTCTCGACCATATTTTCTAATATAAGAAGATTCAATATCATACGCATTATCTTCATCTTCTATATTATCATTAAGAATCTCAACTGGAATATCTAAACCAAGAGATCGAAGATGATTCATCTTAAAGATCTTATGCCTATTACTATTATGATCGACCGATTCCTTAAAATGATCTAAGTGCCTAATATTTTCTTTTTTACCCTTTCCAACATAAAAAGGCAACTTAGTTCTTAGATCAATTAGTGCATAAACGTAATACATAGCAATCTCCTTAATTCTATTTATGCAATTGCTATGTATCCGTATTATTCTTCTGTCTCTACCTCGCCGTCGAGTTCTATAGAAGAAACAGTAATAATTTTTTTGTAAAATTCGCCTAATACTAAATCAAAAATACCATTTTCATTCTTGTTCCATTGCTTGCGGAAGTATTTGTGTTCAGTTCCTGCAAGGTCAGTGTAAACATATCTATTGCCTTCTTTGGTAATTAATTTTTTAGTCTCTAATAAATCAAATAATCCACTATATTCGCTCATCCCAGTGTCATACGGAATCTGAACTTGGATATCTTCGAAAGGCTTTGCATAGCGTGTTTTCATAATCTTGCAGCCTGCACGAATACCATTTACTTCTTTTGTTTTGTTTCCGTCTTCATCTTCTTTTAGTTTTAGCTTTTTCATTGCTACTACAATTGATGATGCATAAACGAAACCTTGTCCGCCTGAGATATTTGGATCTGGATTATACGGGTCTTGTGATGCGTATGTGTGGTTCGTTGCAACCAAACCAACATTGTAGTTGCCAAACATATTCACGCAATTACGAACAAGTGCCGTAAGAGCCTTTGGTTTACGTCCCATATCACCCTTCATATCACCTGCTTCAAACTGATTTACGTCTGTTGGTGTTAATAACATTCCCAAGCTGTCAATAACAAATAAGATTTTTGGTCGTGCTTCTGGTTCCATCATCTTATACTCTTTCATAAACTCCGAAATAGTTTTTGCTACGTCATCAATCATACATAGACTGAGCTTGAGTAGTTTTTCTTCTGATGTATCTACGCCTAGTGCTTGCAACCAGGATTCGTCAAGTGCATTTTCTGTGTCAATTAAGATTACAAAAATTCCTTGCTCTTGCGCGTATTTGATTACATTGCCTGAACAGATGTATGATTTTCCTGCACCGGATTCTCCGGCAAATACGGTAACTTTTCCTAACGGTATTCCTTTATGGAAGTCGCCGCTGATTAAATAATTGAGAGTGTAATTTCCTGTGCTGATCCAATCTGTTGGATCATTGAAACCTACGCCTAGCCCGTCGATGGACTTAGTGATAGATTTACTAAATTTTGAGATATCAAATGGGCGTCCGGCCATAATTATTTTACTCCTGTAGAATTTTGTGCTTCTTGAATCAACCTATTTGTTTCTTTTTGATGTTCTCTGCAGTCGTCAATCATTGTAGAAGTAACTTTATCACTAAATGATTTTGCTCTACTATTTCGAATTTTGTCAATCTTCTTGTTTAATGCTTTGGTCATTTTTCTTTCCTTTTAAATATGCTTCTCTTCTTGCTTCAGACCATGGTTTATTCCTTAGTCCGTTGCCGATATTTTTGTTGTGTTTGCCCGATCTTATTCGACCTCTCATCTTCATCTTTGCTTCTTCAGAATGCTTCCAACCTTTTTGTGCTGCCTGCTTTCGTTTTGTTTTGTCAGAATGAATAAATCCTACATGTCCATTACCCTTGCCTTGTTTTGCTGCACTTATGGCCGCGCCGCGTTTGGCTTCATCTTCTGGTGTTCTTCCGTGTCCTGAAAATTTCCGTGTTCCTGAATCTGGGTCAAGATATGTTCCATTTAAACAAAGTATACTATCTTTATGTTCACGAATCAATACTTGTTCATACCAATAGCAGACATCATAATCCTCATAACAAAATATTACCGAAGTTTCAAAAGACTCTTTGCCGTACTCCTTTATTCGATTTTTCACGTTTGCTGAAGATGTAAAATAATAAACCCATAAGTCTTCGTCAGGTGTTCTTTTCTCTTTAACATTGTTTGTGCGAGAACCATAATAAAACTCACCTGTTATTTTATTTTTAACAAGATATACATATGGTAGATACACTTTTCAATGTCCTTAAAGAAGAAACACTAGACAGAATTTCTCTGTCTAGTGTTTTTGATGCTGTTACGAGGCTTTTTGACGATTGCGAATCTGAGCTAAGATTTCTTCAGCTCTACTTCCGCCTGCTGGTGCAGCTTTTTCAGCAACTGGTGTTTCCACTGTAGTTGCTGTCTTTTCAACTACTGTTTCTACCTTTGCGGCAGGAGCTGATGTAGTCGTTGAGTCAGCTGGAACGTCGTCGGATGCTGTTTGCATACCTGCTGGTTTGAAGTGCTTGCTCCACTTGTCAGTGTCGTATGCTTCTCCATTTACAGATGCTTCAAACATTTCCTTCATGATAACTAAGTCTTCTGCTGTAGGACGCTTCGGCAAAAAGTCTGAAAGGTTAAATAAACCAAACTTCTCAATTGCGTCTGCTTCGTCGGCAGTAATTGCCGATTCTTTACGTGACCATTTGCTGGTGCTGTAGTCTGCGTATCCGCCTTTTGCTGATTTAACAACAGTAAAGTCTAACCCGTTTTGGTAATCTGTTGGCAGATTCTCAAGTTCTGAATCCATTAAAGCAGACTTCACAAGATTAAAAATCTGTGGGCTGATAATGAAACGACGAATTGGATTTTCTGGTGCTTTGTCATCCGACATTGGATTTTCACGAACGAAGCCTTGGAACAAGTATGATTTCTTTTTCCAATACTTACGACCCATTTCTTCCATGTCTTTGTCTTTGAACCAAGTACGAACTTCTGTCAAGATTGGGCACATACCCATATCTGGCCACATTTCAATGCATGGTACTTGAACAATAACTGGTTTGCTATCTGCTTGACCTTTGATGCCTGCGAAAGGCAGCTTGATCATTGCGCGTTCGACCCAGAAAAAGTTATTCTTTGGATCGGAGTCAGGCAGGAAACGAATACGAGCTGTTTCGCCTTCTTTGATATTCCAGTGGGGATATACGGTGCCGTCTCCAAAACTGCCTGTGTTGCCGGAACCTTTGTTTTCTTGCGATAAGAGCTTTGCTCTAATTTCTGCTAATGTCATTGCCATTTTGTGTTTCTCCTTGAGTTGGTCTCTGTTAGTACTTCCATGATGTTTCGCTATTTGATAAAGTAGTTATCCTTACTGCAACTACTCTAACATATCTATTTATGCAATTGCAATGCTAATGGTATGTATTTTAGCCGGTTTTAGCAAACTATTTTAACCGTTCTTAAAGATAAAATAAAAGACACCGAAGTGTCTCTTATTGTATTACGTGGGTTTGTTCGATTACTCGTCTTCGCCCTTAGCTACCTTTTTAGCTGCCTTGTCTTGGTCTTTCTTGTCAGCTTTTTCGAAGTTCCACTTTTTACCTTTTTCGGTATCTTTTTGTGTCTTCTTGTCCTTGCCTTTTTCTTTGTCGGCTATTTTGACGTCTGGGTCTTCCTCATCTTCGTCCCAAGACTCAGATACTTTCTTTGCGGATTTTTTCTTATCTTTAGATTCGTCGCAGACACAAACTTCTTTGCAACACTTTGGGCATACTTCTTCTTTCTCCTCAGCCTCAGAAATGATATCAGAATACTTACGGAAGAAGTCAGCTGCGGTTTCTTTGACGTTTTCGGGTTTCTTGTTTTTCTTCTTTGTTGCTTCTTTTTTGGCTTTATCTTTTAATTGAGAAGCATGTTCGTCTGCTTCGTACTTTGCAGTATATTTGCCCTTACATACGCCGTCAACCATAACTTGATAGTTACCCATCACTAATTTAACGTTGATTGCCTCTACTAACTCTTTGGCTTCGAAAAGCGGTTGAAACTTTCTAAAAAAATCTGATGCATTACCCATTTTATTCTCCGGTTATTATTATTTAGTTGATTCTTGTTAATTTACTAGTTAGATACTGCATATACTGGATAGACGGAACCATTATATCCAACTGCGACGAATTCGCCCGTAGAAGAATTTACCGTTACTGAGAACATATTTGCAATAACAGATGAGTTATTCATCAATGCTGGTGTAGTAAAACTAAAAATTTTATTAACAACTGACGATGCGACTATACCTAAATATTTGAACATTTTATTTCCTTTTATTTAATTCCTGCCAATCTGCGTATTGCGGATAGATCAGTTGATTCCCGTGGCTGTTCTTCTGCTGCTGGTTCTTCTTGTTCTGGTGCAGGAGGTTGTTCTTCTTCATCGCCTGATTCTATGTTACCTTTAATTTTTTCAAATACTGATGGCATATTATTTTGCAACCAATCATATACGATAGGGCGAACATCTGTGTCGGGTGATCCCTCTGATGCTGCATAGATATCAGCATAAAGCTCATCATCTCCAATAATATCTTGTAGAGCGGCAGTTGCATCGGCACCGTCAATACCTGCTGGGAATACATCTGACATTAGATCTTGCAATCTTTTGATTGCCATATCATTGTCAGGCACTTCCCATGTTCCTTCAGCAATACGATCTAAACTTTCTTCGAACTCATCTACGTGTGAATTGATAGCTGGTGTATTGTGCATTTCTGCTCCTTTGTGAGCGTGATATGCTCTATAAACGTGCGGCAAGGCTGCTTCGAGTCTATCGTCGAAGTCTTTAAGAACAAACTTTCCTTTAAGTTCTTCTAAATCGATATCATCTTGTAGAGTAGATGCTGGCTTCCAGCTCTCTTTGTAAAATTTATATCCGCGAGGATTTTTTAGCTTGCCTAGCATTTGATGCAAGGTTTGATAGCGTTCTTTAGCTGCATCAACCATATCATTTGCTTCTGCGTCCTCGAATGTTTTGTTGCGAGAACCTTGAATAAAGCTGCGTATTTTGCTCATTTCCTCGCACATTTCGACGATATGACTGCTAAAATCATCATTAATTTGACCGCCATTTGATATGTGACGAGCAAGTGCCCTTGTGCCTGTTAAATTAGTAAAAGGTGATTTAAATCTCTGCCCTTCAGCATCTTCAATATATACTGCGTGTATTTTTCGTGATCTTGCGCCATGCACTGCTTCGTCGACGGGAGACGAGTGTCGTATGATTAATCGTGTGCCAGGTGCTATTGATTCGTAGCTTGTTTTTGTAGTTCCGTAAAGCTTTCCCTCAGACACCGGTGTCTTAGCACGACGTAGCTCATCACTAAGGTCAGATACTTGGCGTTTTAATTTATTAACTGCTACTCGCTGCGAATTCTCGTTGGCGCCTCCGCGCTTCTTAATATTCTCTAAGTTTTCTTGAGCAATAGATAACACGTGTTTTGCGTGATCAAGCTCTGTCTGAATATATTCTACGCTGGCGAATTCGGCTGTTTCAGCAACTAGGTTGTCATCAAGGGTTGCAGGGCGAGCAGCTTTTGCTTGCTGCTGTATGTCTTTAATGTTAAGATTGCTACGACTGATATCTCTAGTATCAAATTTAAGTAGATTTCTCATTGCAAACATACGCAGGTCGCGTAAGAAGTTATACCAATCTGCTTTCTGTGCATCGTCTAAGTCTGCACTTAGATTCTTACCAAAATAAACTTTTAGACTTTCTTCATCAATTAGACTAATCGTAACGTTGCCAAAATTATTTCCGTCTTCGTCAATGAAGTCAAAGTTAAAGAACCTAGCCTGTGCTGGGTCAGTCGTGGCTTTGCCGCCTTCATCTCCGACACTTACTTTGTCAAATCGGGCTCTGATCTTTTCAAATAATTGAGTTGCAACTCCATCCAGTTCTTGTGTCATATATTTGCCTAGTATTTAATATTTATCCCATTAGGAATGGAAGTGGCATAACTATTGGCTCATCTGTGCCTCTCATACGAGTATCTAACTCTAAATCGTAAGATTGCATCGTTTGCATCATTCTTGTTGTTAGAAGTAGTGCAGAAACTAAGTCGTCTGTGTCTCCAGATCTAGCATTGTATGTGTTTCCGCTTGCAACAAACGTTTTAAGTTCGCTAATTAGGTTTTTACTATTTATAGTGATGCGGTCTGTCTCTATTAACTGTTTGATTTTGGAGCAGGCCGTAAGCTTAGATTTAGCAGTCGTAGTAAATCCTTTTCTATATGATCTAGAAGAACCTGCTTTAAGAGTCTCTGTTAGGAAATATCCCTTAATGTTCTCTTCCCCTATTTCGCTTATTGCCACCAATGCTGCTTCACCAAGTGTATTATTTTCTACACTGTAATAGATATTCTTTGTGTTGCCTGTTATATCAAATATATAATCAGTGATGTCACGTAATAGCCTAATCTGCGCTTGAATGGGAGTCTTGTTATTCTGCCATTCTCCTACTTGTTCCATCGACGGGAGTTCGATTATTTCCATTGCCGCAAAATCTCCACCAGTGCCTAAGCTTGGATCTAATCCAATTAGATAAGTGCAGCCTTTCTTAGGAGTTTTATACCATCTAACTTGCCCCTGTTTCTCAACTGGATCTTTTTCTACTAGCGTTGATAATTTAACTGCATTAATAAGAGTCTCTTCAAATATGATTGGCTCGCAATTGGAAACAAGAAGAGAATTAGCGTAAAATCTTGCTCCGTTTTCGACACCAATCAGATCATATACAGGAACTTTATCCTTTAATTTTACCTTATTCAGTAATTTGACACTTCCGTCAATTGTTAGCACTTCTTCACCACGGCGCAATCTACATGCCTGCTTAGATTTAATGTCAGACACATAGATTCTGTGATCAGCAGTGCAATCAATAAATTTATCGTTTTCAAAATTGAGTCTAATCATTGATTTATAAGTCATCAATGATACTCCCGAAAAATGTTGAAATCCTGTTGGAGTAAGAACTTTATATTGTTCTGTGTTTGGTTTAAAAATCTGAGTCATCTATTAAAACCTTATAATTTTTCTTATCTTCAAATAGCCAGACTTCGTATATGTATCCTTTATCTAATACCGCTTTTCTTTTTCTTAGATTATTTAATAATCTCGATTTATACTTTTCTTTTCCGTTTCCGTCCCACCACCATCTACTTTTGACTTCAATGATTTTATTTTCTGACGGTATATAGATATCTGGATAATAGTTTGCAGTATGTCTATTTATCATACTATAAGTAAATGGTCCAATCTTACAATCTGAATAGGCGTCTTGAATAACTATATCATCTATGTGTCTTTGATTAAGTAATATTGATATTACTGTTGGCTCGTATCCTCTTACCCCGACCCTAACACCACTTGGCATTACATAATCTTTAATCGATGCATTACCTTTATTTGATTTTCTGGTATTGTTAGGCAATAAAAATACACAAGAAACACCATATTTTTCAATATTAGTTTTTCGTCGAGATTCATTAATTGCATCTTGTTCTTCAATTGATTTGTTTCTATTCTTATCTGCACTTTTTTGACTGTTGTTATATTTTTCATCTCCATATTTTTGTAGTTTTGTCTGCGCCGATTTCTTTTTCTGTACAGGAGAGTTTGACGTGGTAGTCCCAAAATTCTTAAAATATGTTGCTGCTGCCTTTTCTTTCTGTTTCTTCTTTTGTTCTGTAGTCTTGTTGAATTGTGCTTGTCTATAATTTTCTGCTTGTTTTTGTTTTGCTTCGATTGGTGTGTTTTGTCGAACAATACTTATTGTTTTGCCTACACATTTTGGGATACCGCAACTATTGGCATATGATTCGGTTTTCTGATAAAAAGTTAGTGGCTTACCGCATTGACATTTTGGGCTGGTCTTGGTTATATATTTTTCAAAATATTCTTGGTATGTTAAGTTGTTTAACCGAAGATGTCGAGTAAATTGACCGTTTGACTTACAATATCGATTATTGTCTAATTTTGATTCTCTATAAGCTGCGCCCATACTTAATGTTCTCTCTAAAATCGTTATTATGCAAAGTTATTTATGCTGATCAAAGAAATCGCCAATATTTATATCAAATATTTTGCCTGTTGTGTCTTGCAATGTTATGATTGATTTTGCGCTCAGACAGTCGTGTTCTCGACGAAAACGCTCGTCTCCAATTCTACCTCGTTCGTCTGCTGCCCATTTTTCATCTCTATCTGGGTGCTCGGGCCACAGTGCCTTGAATGCCTTAAATCCGTTTTTTCCTAACTCTTGTTCATTCCCGAATTCATCTAGCGTCTTGTTTGCGTTTGTCCAGATATCCCAAAATTGATCTTCATCACTATTTGGAGTTGATGTAATAATTGCCTTACCACCTGTTGATAATGTTGGAGAAATTGAAGTCCAAAATTCTTTCGCAATTGTGTTTCTTACGAATGCAAATTCATCACAATTCTTTGTGATAATAGAATCATTAATTATAAACTTATGTTCTTGCTGATCTACTTCAACAATATCATATACACATTCTGCTTTGTTGGTATTAATTGAAAGAACTGTTGCCTTACCATTAACGGTATCAAATTTATTACCTACAACAATATCTTTAAGTTGTATTTTTTGTCCATCTAAAAAGAAATAGTGATTATCAGTTGCAGAAATTGAGATCCCATTGTCTAAGATAACCGTCGAGGTTATCTTATTCTCTGTCATGGTAATCCCACGGAAATCTCGCCATCCGTCGGGAGTTAAGATTTCGTAGTTTACATTTTCAGCAAACATAATATCCTCTCTACGTCTGCATCAACGGTATCTTCCCATACATAATGCGTAACTATATTACGATGTTTATACAGCGATCGTGCTTTGTTATAATCATATTCAAGCGATTCATTAGCAGTTTTTCTTTTTCCTTTTGGTGGTGCCCACTGTTGCCACACACTGTCTTTCCATACTGGGTTAGAGTGCCATGCGGCAGATTGATATTCAATTGCAATGTGTAATTCTGGAATAGTTAGGTCATAAAAATAATAATTGCCCGTATCTGCGTCCTTAATGCCATATTCTTGTTTATCAAAGTAATATTTTAGATTGTTCGCTTCGAGCAATGTAATCACCGGCGCTAGAACTTTTTTAGAAATTTTACTTGCACCGCCAGACCCAGTAGAGTGATTTTTTAGCATTGATTCTTTTTGTTTCTGATGTGCATTTTCTTCTACTGTAAGTCCATTGGGTAAAAGAGTAGTTAACCTTGCATCTGCTTGCCGCCTATATCCATGCCTGCCTAGTTCATCAATATTGGCCATATGCGTGGCACGAGTCTTTTTACCTTTGCGGTCATAGCCCGACATACCATCTTTACCAATTTCCGATAATACTTCTTTTGCTTTTTCTACACTAAGCTCATGTTTAGTCAATCCAGTTTCCAGATCAATTTGTTTTAACCCAGATTTAATATTCTCTTTCCTCTTTAGACAAACTCGCTGTATATTTGGGTATTCATCTTCTGTAATACCCAACACATTTGTTATATATGATTTCTTAATCATACTCATTCGTTCCTTGCTAATAGGGCAAACTACATAATCGTACCCTTCTATTAGCCCATCAATGTATAAATGGGCATTGCGTTTTCTGTTTCGTTCTTTAAATTGTTGTAATTTAGTTTTCATATACTTATTTATGTACGAATGCAAATTCGTCATTTAGAACTTTGTCGGGATTAGATAGCCTGATATACAAATCTTGTAAAGATATTTCTTCTTCTACCAATGTAGTTTTGTCTCTAATTTTTACAGTTGTTTCGCCACCCAGGCAGTATAATAATGATATTGATAATCCTCGACCGGTGTTTTCTGTAGTTGTAGCTGAAATAATTCTTGAACCATTATCAAAGTCAATGCTTCCCTTGTTGTAGGTTGTTGCACCAGCACGAATATGATCGGGAACTGACTCATACGCATAACGAATACGTTGCATAATTTCTTGTGCGCCCGTATATTTGTGAGCTGCAATTAAGATCGTGCTATCAGGAATCATCATTGCATACCATAGCAAGTAACCTGCTGCTGTAGTTGTTTTTCCTAATTGACGGGAAAGAAGATTAACACTAAATCTATATTCGTGAAATGATTGCGCCAAATGAACCTGATAAGGAAACGGAGCATACTTCAATCTACCCTTAGTTGGATGCTGAATGTAGAAGAAGTTAGTCATAAAATAGTTAGGTCCAGTTATTGGATCTGCACACTTCATAAATTCTTCTACGTGCTGATGAGAATAGAACTCAGTTTTATGTGGTGTCTTAACCAATACTGATTCTGTCGGCATCTTACTCATATTTTTGCTCTCTAATAATTATAGTATTTGCTTCTGGAAGATCAACAGGATTAGCAAGCCTATCTGCAATCTGTTGATGTAAAAAACCAGATAACTCATTTTGTTTTTTAATTGATGCTAAGTCCTCTGCAGACATATATGCATCTGGTTCTAGTGATTCTCCCGGCAATACAAAATCTGCCGATGTAAGTTTATATTGTTTCATATTAGCTCTTTCTTTTTACTGGGCCAAGATTGGCTACAGGACTAACTCTGTGCGTATCTATTGGCTCCTCGCTTGACATAGTTGTAATATTCTTGGAACCGTATCCTGTTCTTTTTAGTGCGCTGTTGATAATATCTTCGTCTGCTTGCGTATAACTAAGAGTCGTTGGATTATCCTCAGTCACCCCGTCTGGTGTCCCTAGCATTGGATCGTTTTCTCTACCAGCTTGTGCCATTGCAATACCAAAGCGATATAGCTCATAGTATTGACCTACTCCAGTCAATGACTTCATACCAGGTATGCAGCGTTGATGCCAATCGTGCATTTCACCTTCAGTTATAAATTCGTTTGCTCTCATGTTGGGCTATAGGGATTGATAGGTAAATCATACCCATCATCTTTTGGGAAAACTGGATATTGATCCTCTGACATTTAGTAACCTGCCATTTTTTTATAGTTATTCAGTGCTCGGCGATAACTATCTTCTTCGTCGTCTTTACCTTCATATTCATCAAAGTCAATATCGGTTCTTTTAAAACTTTTTTTGCCTTGATGTTTTAGATCAACTACGATAAGATTACCATCGTCTTCGATGTTATCTACTACACCTTTTTGACCCTGTGATTGAACATCACCAGTAACTTTTACTGGATCGCCAACCTTTAGTTCTCTTTTACCAAATTCAGATTTCGCTGGGTTAGGATGACCGTCTGCTGTGGCTCCTGATACAGGACTATTTGAATCGGACGGCCCTTCGCCCAATTCTACTAAAAATGATTCTGGCAAATAGTCCCTAAGTGATTTCGGCATATTATTTCTTAACTGTGTCCTTTATTGCTTCATATTGTTTGAACAAATTTCTTGTTTCGGCCATTGGGTTGTTTCCCAAGTTACGAATCGTAAAGTCTTGGCGCTTAGGACGGTTTAGGTCATTTCCGCGGTTGATCATATCTGTTGTGCTTGTATGAACAGTTGGATCAGGAGCATTTACATACTCGCCTTCTGCTTCATCAACTTCGCCATCAGTAGTTTCTTCTTTTCCGGGCAAGCCGCTTAACCTACGCATATCGTTTAGTGCATCATCACCTTCTTCGGTTACTGCGCCCGCACCCCTAAGTTCTTCTTCTTTAGAAATCAAATCGTGTTCTATTGCGGAGTAAATAGCCCAGTTTCTTTCGAAGTTTGACCCCGCAAGTCCTTCATTTCCTTTAATCTTTTTATATGCTAACTTTGCATATTTTTCAGCAACTCTAAGTTGATCCAATGTTTTTGCGCTGGACATAACTCTTGCTGCCTTTGCAAGTAATTGTGCCACTTCACTGTGATCTAATCCCTCACCTAAGGCATCTTGTTCTGGTTCTGTAGCTAAGTCTTTAATTTCTGCATTTGAGATTGATGGTCCTGCCTCTTTGTTAAATGCAATCTGCACTTCTTCGCCATCAATTCTTCCAAATGATGGGGTTGCAGTAATGCGAGGATCTGCCTTTAATGCATTGATAATAACACGAGCAGTTGATTTACCGATTGCAACTAGTCCATTATCAAAGAAGAAATCTAATCCATGGTCTAAACCATGCTCTTCTAATATTTCTGCAATCAATCCCTCGTTATCTTCAACTAAGAATGTTTCATCTAATTCTTCTTCCCCTAAACCTTCTCGTTGAGCACCATAACCTTGAAATGAATCTTGTTGATTGAATGCTAGGTCGCCGCTACGATCATTCTTTTCATCAGCAAATGGATTATATGGAGCAGCTTTTGGTGGAATTGCATTACGCCCAATTGTTATTGGCGAGTTTGCATTTTTTGCTCTTAGTTCAGCCATTTTTGCCTGCTGTGCTGGTGTAAGTGCTTCATCAAGATCTTCGTCGTCATCTAAGTCGTCGAGATCAATTTCTTCTTCATCAACTTGACTTAGTGGAGAAATATCATTACCGGAACCTGAGTCACCGCCAATATCTCCTGCTGCGCCTTCGTCCATATCGTAATCAGCTTCGTCTCCAGGGAACCCAATAGGGCGCGTCTTGGCAAATGATGGTTCATTCATTCCCGCATAATCTGCTGCATCTGCTGGGTGACCTACAGAAATACCTTTAAGATCTTTATCTAAGCGATTAGTAATCCATTCGAACGGATCACCTGTGCGGGCTTTCTTAGTTCCATATGGCATCTCATCAAAATAATAATCATAAAGTGCATTATATAGACTATCGTCTAATTCTCCACCGTGTATAAAGTCTTTTACTTCCTTACCAAAATGACGCAATACCTTTTCAAGTGCGGGATCAGTGATATGCTCTAAGAAAGTTAAACTCTCTTTTACTATTTTGCGTGATTTCATTATATTTTCCTTTGATTCTCTTGTCAGCTTATCAACTGCTGTATTGATGCCTGCTTTTCTATTTTTATTTTTTCTTACTACATCTGATCTTGTTCTTCCACTTCCTGGCTCTGCTAATCTACCGTTGTCCCAGTCATGACCGTAACTAGCTCTACTGTTAGATGCCTTCTTAACATAAGATCCAAGTGTATTTTTACTTAACTCGGTTATAGTCGACGATTCTTCATCCTTCGACGGAAAACTTACAAACTCACCATCTTTGTTGATAACATGTCTGTTACCGCCACTTGTCCACATATTTGGATATTTTGGTGAGTGGAACGATTCGTCTTTCAAGTGATGATTATCGTTTTTAGAAATCATTCTTACTCGTCTGCTACCAACCTTAAAGAATTTGCTTCTAAGGTCAGCTTCAATCTCGCCTTTATATTTGCGAGCAATTTCTAATGCCTCTTCAGGAGAAGAAGCTAAAATTGGATATGCCCTTCCACCGTAATCGTAATACTTACCGTTATAGTAATTATGCATTACATAAATTTGATAAATCTTATCGTCTGTTCCTTTAAGCACTTTCCATGCTTGCGGCTCATCTTCTGCTTCGTTTGTCATTGTGTTTTTCTTTGCTGATTTATATTCTTTTGCTGCTGCTTTGAGTTTATCTTCCCAATTTCTAGGGGCAATCATTCCGCGTTCTTCAAAACCACGAATAACTTCTTTAACATGCTCTAGTTTCTTTCTAGCAGTTTCTATCGCTGAGATTGTTGCTTCGTCGATACTTTCGTGTGGATGAGACTTGAACCACTCCACTTCGCCCTCGTGTTTTGCGGCGGCTTTGTGTGACTTAAACTTGCCTAAGTTTTTACCTTTGTGCGATTTTAGTTCATACTGTGAACCAGTCTTAACGATGTGTTCATCTACTGCTGATTCAGGGCAAGGCGCGCCAGTAGAGCTGAATGCTCCGTTGTCTGCACTTTGTCTATCGTCTGGTGCATCAAAATCATTAAACTCTGTTACTTCTTCTGCTGCTTCCTTCATCATATCTTCTGGATAATGATGTCCTACGATTTCGTAAAATCCATCGAGATTTTCAATCTTTGCAATACCGCGTTTCATTGCTTCTGCAGATTTGAACCATGCTTCTTTTGTTGTTAGGCGCTGTTCTTTTCCCGCAAACACTTTATACTGAACGCCATACGGAGTTTCTGGTTTATATTTTGCACCTTCATCTAATTCTCTATCTTCTTTTGACTTTCTTTGCCACTCACGCTCATCTTCGTCGTGCTCCTCTGAGTTTGATCGGTTTGTGCCTGAACCACCACACGATGAGCAAGTAGTGCCATCATACTGCCCTTCACCTGAACCATTGCAATTAGAACAGATTTCATCATCTTCAGAAATAGCTGCATTCATCTCGCCGTTGCCAATTGCAGTGGCATCATCGCCATACTCGTCGCCAGCTTTTAGTTCGCTTAATTCTTTTGCTTCATTAAGTGGTTTTTTATTTTCAATGTCGGCAAGTTTAGCAAGAATATCTTTCATTTTATCGTCCTTTTACTTTGTGAGCTTTTGTAGCTACTGGGCTAGTATTGTCCATTGGTAAGCTATTTGTTGTTTTTGCTTTTTCATCAGTTCCCTTTGCTGCAAACTCCATACGGCGAGTTTCTAACTCTTTGAGCATTGATTCAACTCGTTGTGTTCCTACCAATTCTTGACCACCAGATACATCTTCAAGCTCTTTCTTTAAAAGAATAGGCTCGTATTTTTTATTGGAATTTTCGTCTTCTTCTGCTTTATCGCGAAGAAGTTCTTCTGGCTGGTTTTTTGGTATAACAACAATGTTTGCGGCTGGTATTCTTGCCTGATGATTTAATGCTTGACGAATCTGTGCGTCTGTGCATGGATAGTTTAACGAAACTAAAATCAATGACACCTCACAGCTACCAAATGACGGGAAATCTAAATTCTTCTCGACAATAGGTAAATTCTTTGGCTTACTCATGCTCGCAATCTCAAATGTTGACAATGCATGTTCGATTTTATCTAACACTTCATTGGTAATTTCAGTTGCGGCAATCTTAATTTTAAAATCGTATGTTTCTTTGTCTTCCGACATGTATTCCATTAAAGTTTTCATGAGTATTCCTTAGGTTCTAAATTTATTTATCGTTTTTGCGCGAATTTTCAAGTATATGCTTCAACAAATCATTGCGGTCGATGACAATTCCCTCACCGTCTACTGCTTTTTCTGATGACGGGGTATTGTCTTTAGTCTGGTCAAGTTTAGCTTTTTTAAGCTGTAGGTCAATCATTTTTAGTTTTTTGTCCATCTTAGCTACTTTGGCCGTGATTGCGTGTCCTAGCAAGGTAGAGGCTGACTGTAGAATTGGTCCGCTAAATCGAGGTTCTACATTCATGCTTAGATCAATCAGTGATGTAAAGGTTTCTTTAGCCAAATCTGACAGATCATCTAAATCTCTATCGCTTGTGTCGAGATCGGACACTGTCGGTAGAGCTGCATCTATCTTATCCATTGCATCGTCGGCTGCTGCTAATATAGACTGATTGTCTGCAACATGTTCCTTGGCTTCAGCTAAATTCTCTGCTTCGGTCGGTGTTCCCATTACTGGCGCAGGCGGTAAGCCGAAGAGAGATTCTAATTTTCTTGTCATTTGATTACCTTTAAAGTATAATGATATTTACCATTTTTACTTACCGGCAAACAAATTTTTTTCTGTAACGACCCTGAAGGTTATTCCTTTGCTTTTGCAGTAAGCTTGTGCGGCGTGAAACTTAGCATAATTGAGTGCAACTGATGCTTTTTCGTAGCGAGATTTTGCTTCAGCTATATTGGCCTGCGAGGATGGCTTTATTTCTATTAGCTCAGCGTGATTTTCTCCGTTTGCATCTTGATAGATAATGAATACATCTGGCACATAAGTAGTTTTCCTTCCAGTTAGGGGATTCCTATATGGTATGCGGATTGCCTCACTTGCCCACTGAAGAACGCTTGGATGATTATCGCAGAAGGTAAAGAATGCAAATTCCCAAGAACTTCTATACTGCGGTATTCCTTTACCTATATATTTTTCTGGATGTTTAGGGATAAATTGTGCTCGAGCATACTTAGCCATTATGGTAAGATACACCTTTGAGTATATTTGTTGATCTTAGGTTGATTTGAGATACCAAGAAAGCTTGTGGCTATTCTATTGGTGTTCAGATATAGGACTAGATATGCATTAAGTTGTCCAGGCGGCAATGAACTAAATTGCTGCAAAACTGACATTGGATCAACTCCCTGTGCCTTAGCAGTATAAAGAACGCACCCAGCTAATGCTGCCGCAGTTTCTTTATTACCTGTCACTTTTTCAAAGAAGCTTATAAACGAATCGTTTTGGCCCTGAGATACCGAAAACGGAGAAACATAATAATTATTGAACCAAGTTGTGGTCAGGTCCTGTGATGCTGTATTGTTAACTAGATTGTTAGTTAAAATTGCCATTATTAAAATCCTCCTAGGCCAGGGATACTAATTGAGCTAAATGGATTATTGCCTGCCAAAGTATTCTTTAATGAGGTAAGAGAATCTTGATGAAGCATTGTGCTTAAACTTGCACCTGCTAGATTTGTTTTATCTCTAGCTAACGAAAGGGCTGCCGCTCCAAAGTTTCCTGTTCCTACATCTTCAACGATGCTTGCTGCATCGCTTACTATACCGCCTGGACCAAGAATACTCTGTGTTCCACCACCTAATGGTAGAATTGGACTAGGTGACTTATCGTAATGTGCGCTACCGAAACCTGTAACGGTATCCGGTGTTACAGATCCGTAAGCATACGACACTGACTCAAACTCAACTGTCATCTGATGAGACATTACTCCTGTTGTATTCGATGCTTCGTGTTCGCCGTGCTGAAAGCTTGAGATAATTGGATTGTATATGATATACTCGCTAAACTTTTTATTGAATAAACTATAGATGCTAATACTTGTAATATATGGTGGAGCATATTGATTATCAGCATTCGTATTACGAACAGTATATCCATAATCTTTTCTAAATCTTGGGTTATTTATTTCTGAGTGGGCAGCCGTTTCCCAGTCAATATTTGTTTTATCGCTATTTCTATAGTAATATGAGTAGTAGTCATACCAAAAATTACGAACCTTGTTTGCACTATCATCATGGAAAGTGATATTGATTGGCTCATAGTTTATTTTTGTTTGGACAACATGTGGTCTGTTATATGCATTCAGTGTTTTAGTTTCGATTTTATATTTCGGCAATGCAACTTGCTTAACAAGCATACCAAGCTCTGCTCTGTTTTGAGCTAAATCCATTCCATACGAACCATTTGGCCCAGTTACTGATGGAGACGTGGAGACTACTGCCGGATTTAAGTTAAAATGAACATAGTAAAGATACGCACTCTTTGGTGCTAATTCATAATTATTTGCAACGAATAGTTTCGACGCGTGTTGCCAGTCATGGACTGAGTCACCTTGTGCTATTTCTTTAAGGAATGTGTTGAGTATATTTGCCATATAATGTATTTAGCATCCGAAAAAGTGCCAATTAAAACAAAATAAGAGGCCGAAGCCTCTTATTTGACATTGATGTGTTTTTTTATTAGGTTGCTGCTGTTCCCAATGTACGACCAACATTTGTTCCGATTCCTGTTCCTGTCGGTGATTGAATTGCATTATCGAACTGGATATTTAATGTTAGCTCAATTGCATCACTTGAACCATAGTCATTATCGCCGTACTCAACTCCCGTTAACAAGCAACCGTACATTTCCCATGTTTCAAGAACAGTTGGTGTATTTGCTCCGTTGCCGCCGTCTAGTTCTTCTAGTAAGATCATAAACTTGTAATCTCCGCCAGAAGCTGCCGACGACTGTTCAGCAAAGTCGAATTGTTTCTGCATTTGCTCACCAACAAGTTTTGATACATTACCAACAGCATCGTCGCGAATAACACACGTAATAGGAGACCACTTCGGTTTTCCAATTAGGTTGACTCTGCTGTTATAAACATCAAGAACTACCATATCAAAATCTGGCTTTGGACGACCAAATGTCTTAACTTGTTTTGTTAGTTCTGTTGTGTTTGAACTTACTCCGAAGCTAGTAAAGGAAACACGAAAACGATACTTCATCTTAGGCATTAGCAAGCCCTGTGCCGAAGCACTAGTTGATGTTGCCAATGGTACTGTAAATTTTGTTAAGGATGCGATTGCCACTATAGTTCTCCTATGATATGATATTAATTATTTTATACTTACAGTTATCAAAATGATACCTCGGCATAATGTTTACTCCGCCTACTTTGGGGCAATATATACATTTTACCCTCTCTTTTTTACCAAAATAATTTTTATTTGAATACTTTGGTTTCCTCATATTTTTCTTTGTTTCTTCTGTTCTTTTTTGACCAGTTTGCTTCTTTATCTTTTTTGCTATAGTTTCTGCAGACTGCTTCTTACCTGTTTGTGCTTTTGCTATTCTTTCTTTATGATTTTCTGAAATTGGTGCTCGATCAAAGTTTTTTCTAAATTTAAAATTTGTGTTTCCTAACATCGCCGCTGACCGTTTGGCCTTAGTCTCAGCAGATTGTTTTCTACCGAATCCCTCGCCTTTTGTCCCGCCACCATTGATGCCATTCTCAGGACGTAAATTCGCCCAGATTTTTGATTCAACTATCTTTTCTTGTTCAGAAAAACACTCAGCAAACTCTTTACAATCTTCTCTATTATAATATAAACAAAACCAAATAGTTTCTACATGCTCTATTCCGTGCTTGTTAATATGCCGATTCCAAACAGTACCTGAACCTAAATATGCAAGCATTTCTTCGTAGCCATTAGATGTTTTACCGAAATACAGCTTACCGGTTATCTTATGCCTCTTGATATATAAGTATGTTGGTCTAAACTCCCTCACCCAATTCTCCTTAAACTTTACTTCTATACTAATATTTATCTATCGAAACAAAAATCTTTCGACTTTTGGTAAAACTATTATCTGTGTAGTTAATTAAGTAGGGCATTTCTGCCCTACCCTTCCCATTCCAAGGAAACTTATTTGCCGCCAGAAGCAATTGCGCCTGGATTCATTAAGCGAATTGGAATATAGATAAATTCAACATCCTTTTCTGGCTCAATGGCTATATCCACATACAGCTCGTTATTGGCAATACGCTGTGGTGTATTGTTAGATGAATCACAAACAACAGCATAGTCATAAATTGCACGTTTTGTTACTAGGTCATTCATTGCACTTGAGATAACCTGTGCAATTGAATCCCAAGTAGTCTTATCGTCTGGTTCAAATAAGTATGCATTACCGACCGAAGCAAGGATAGTACGAATGTAATTAACTAAGCGAGCTACGTTAACTCGATCTAATGAACTAGCTACACCAACACGAGTCTTGTTACCAAAAATAGTAAGACCAACACCACTTAAAAGCGTAATTGGGTTAATTGCTAATGGATAAAGAGTATCACGCATCCCTTGGTTAATACCGTTGCGTACAAACTCACCTAAGTTAGCATCAACATATCCAATGTCTGAACAGTTGTCAACTAAACCACGACGTGTTCCTGCAAAAGCGAACCACGGATACGATACGTTATCGCTCTTAATAGCAGCACGAAGAACCATGTGGCTTGGTGGCACAACAATGTTGTTGCCTGACAAGTCTGTAGTTAAACCTGATGGATAGTAAACACCCATGTATGGATCTGCTGTTGCTAGTCCGTCTCCGTTTGCATCGGTTGACCAATTTGTAACATCTATTCCGTTTGCTGCCAAATGCATTGGGGTGTCGCCGATAACGAAAGCAGTGTTCTTACGATCATTATTCAAATTAACCATATCAGGAATCAATTCTGGATATCCTGGGCAAGTAATTAAGTTGAATTGGAAGCTTTCTTCACGTAATGTGTCGCTACCATCAATTGCTGCTTTAAGAGCTTTAACTACCATTGCGCGTTGAGCACCTGCACCCATATATGGTGCGCCATTATTTTGTAGGCCGCTTGAGGTAACCCAAGTTGCTGATTCTAATGTTGCCCAATACGTTGGATTTGCTAACGGTGTTTGGTTAGTCGAGCTTGTTACTGCAACGTAAATAACGCCTTCATACACCACCTTTGTTCCAGCTGTGTAGGCGGTAGTTGCAGTCCAACCAGCTACCGAAAATGCAGTAGTATTAAAATAGTCTGCCACAAAGTGTTTAACGTTATATCCTGAACGACGTAGGTTAAACAATAACGTGCCTCGTGGATACAAGCGATAATCCGGTGCATCTATATCAAGGTAGTTGCTTGACTGCAATGCTACTATTGATGGATAGTTTCCAGCTACAGGATCAGTTGTTCCAGTTGTGTCCCAACGTGCATCAGCAAATACAATACCGTTTTGATCAACAGAGTCTGCATTATTGATCAAAGACCACGAAGTACCTGTATATCTTGAAATAACAGGAGCATTAGTTAATTCGCCTGTGTTAACCCATAAATCTCCTGGAACCAATGGAGTATTGTCTGTTTGCGTAATTGGTGCAGTAGGCGACATAATTGGTCCAAGTGGGTCTGTATTAGATAAATTATATCCTCTAGCATCAAGAGTAACATTCTTATATCCTTTCCATCCACCTAAGTCATTAACCATAATATCTACATCAAGTGGACTATTAAAGAACCATAGCGTTCCATCTGCAGGTGCAGTATACGGAGTCAGTGACTGAGCAGTGTATAACAACTTAGTAAAGTTACTTGCCAGATATTGAGGGGCAGATGTGCCTGGTATTAATGTAACACCAGTTGCACCAATAAATCCTGCTTTTGCTAATGTGTCACTTAATCCTGTTTGTGAAAGCTTAATTGAACCACCCGCAGCATGTGATAATGAAATTGCGCCAGTTCCAGTAACAGTAGCAACTAAGTATGGCAGATTAAGCGACGATATTGTGCTTACAAAAGCCTGAGCAGTATTGCCAGATATGTTTGCTGTTGCAGTTAACCAACCAGCAACTCCAACCTGTGTTACCGACACAGTAATATTATCAACTGTGTTATTAAATGTCGGCGAAGTGTTTGAGCCAGTTATAGTTAATGCGCCCTGTGTTGTTCTATCTAAGAAAAGGAATGATCCTGTGCCAACAGTAGTACTGCCACCAAATAGTGCATCTTGCTGAACATACACTGTTCCTGCTTGAATGTTGCTTCCGCCAGCAGTTGGATCTAAGTTATAGATTGCATCTGCATCGTCTGCGTAAATTGGTGTAGCGATTGATGTCCAAGCATCATTGTTTGCGTTAAATTCTTTAAGAACAAAGTTTGTGCCGCTTCCTAATGTAGAGGTTTTGAACCAAACGCTTCCAGTAGGACGAGGAGTTGCATCTGTGCTCCTCCAGTCTGGTACAGAAACATAGCTACCGTATTGAATTGCTGGCGCTGCATAGGTTCCGGAAGTTAATCCCAAAGTCGACAGTGCTGTTGAGTTTGCAGCAATAGTAACTTCTCCGTTAGTTGCAACTGATGTTGCATATAATGCAAGTTGATTGTTAACTGCTGCTGCTGATACTCCGGTAATTCCAGCAGTATTAATTTGTTGTACTGTGTTGGTTAAACTTGTTGAGATAGCAGTAATTATAACATTATTTAATACTAGAGTTTGAGTAGTGAGTCCGGTAAAGTTGCCACCAACAGCGGCAACATTGCCAGTAACTGCTGGCCATTCATTTTGCCAAGATGGTGATTCAGGCGCTGCTGGATTACCAACATGCGTCCATTGATTATCAGACCCTTTGTAGCAAATGTTATTATATGCTGATGTTGTTGCTGTAGCTGATAACGCAATAACTGCATAAGAATCAATTGACCCAATTGATGGCAGTGGCAATGGCGGTGTACCAGATACTTCAGTAGGATCAGTTATAACTAACGGAATACGATTTACATAACTTTGCGTAGTTGCATTCCATTCATAAATTCCCCAAGTTGAATCAGCAGTATCTAACCACATTGTTCCATTCAATGGTAACCCTATTGGACGAACTGCTGTTCCTTCTAGTTGAGCTAGGTCAATGTCAGCACGAATAACGTATGACTTATTGCTTACGCCCATTGCACTGTAACCAGCCATTAAACCATATTCGTTTGTTTCATATGCGTTTAGCGGTGTTCCTGCCGAGCTTTGTTTGAATAGTGGATAACCAAGATTAGTAATCATATCACGCTGACTGCTAAAAGACAATAGTTGTCCTGCATTTGCTTTAGATGTATATGCTGCTGGAAGTCCTTGGAATGTCTTATCTTGTGCTGTTGCAAGTAAGATAAAAGGAACGGTTCCTACGCTTGATGAAACATATTGACTGTCGTCAATAATAGTGATTTCTTGTCCTGGGGATACTAGCATTATTTTTCTCCTATTAATTTAAGTAGTGTGCGTCTATTGACGCCAAGTTCTTTCATTGCTGTCATCATCATTGAATAAGTTATCCCGTTAATAGTGACTGATTTAGCACTTATTGGAATAGAACGAGTCAATAAACGATTTCTTTGATTTTCTTTAAATTCAGCAGAGTGTGATTTATTATAAAATCCATTCTTTTCTCCTGAAGATCTTGAACCGATTGCTTTTTCACGTCTAGTCAATTTTGCATTTTTTTCTTTGACTGTGGTAGATCTTCTCTTTAAACTTTCGTCTGAGAAGACATACCCAAGTTTAGCAAGTCTCATATTTTTTCTATGTGTGTCTGAACATGGCCCTTTTTTAACTCCTTTAGTTTTTTGAGATATTTTCTTATTAACTAACAATCCCAGATTTCCTCCTTGGCCGCCAACTGCAATATTATATGTCGTATTAGAGTTGATCATCTCTTCGGTAATTAATTCTTTTTCGGCATTGTTTAACTCTTCTGTGTTTTCATAAAAGAAGAGAATTTCAGTTGTAAATACTTCTCTACCATATTTTTTAATCGCACGAGATAGATTTAGTCCTGATCCCAGATATCCATCCTCTAGATTAGTGGTTGAATGTTTTCCATAATAAGACTTATCATTAATTGTGTTTGTTGTCTTATATGTAAAATGATATAGCATTGTCTCTCCTAAAATTGGTGTGTAATAGTTAAATTACTTGTTAGTAATATTTATGCCATTATGGCAAAAACAGGCGCCGTAGAAGGCACTTTATAAAGTGCCTTCACTAAATACTATATGCTAGAGCGTAAACTATGTCCCTGCTGTCACGTTAAACCCGTAGCAGTAAATTATATTAAATACGGTAAGACATATTACCGAAATAAGTGTGACCAATGTTATCGAAAGAAGAAGAAACCTCTTCCGGCAGGATGGCTAAGAACAGGATATAAGAAGAAGGATAAATGCGAGAAGTGTGGATTTAGATTTAAACACACGGAACAGTCAGCAGTCTACCACCTAGATGGCAATTCTGCTAATAATGATTGGTTTAACTTAAAGACGATTTGTGCTAATTGTGCGATTGAAATTCAGTATAGTAGTTTAGGATGGAAGCCAGACGGCAGAGAAAAGTTAACTCCTGATTTTTAATCTACTAAAAGATCGACGGTTTGTTCTAACTCAACTAGGCTTTTGTTATTATTGATATGTAGGTCAAAGTTATAATCTGCCCAATCCCACTCGCTTTTGTGTATATCAAGTGCAATCATTTTGGCCATTGCTTCGGGCGTAGTATGAGCTTGAATTGCCGTATTCCACCAAAACGGCTTTGGTCCTCGAGATACACATATCATCTGCGCTCCTGCATTTTTGAGCATATCGAGTTCGTTAGTGAACCGCGCATCACTGATGACAATATTTCCCTCAGTTAGATTTCGTAGTTTGTTTTCGAGACTGGCAACCCAGATATCAGTGTGAAGATGTGTTCTGCAGACCTCTGTGCCAAAATGTTGGAGAATCCATCTTGGCGATAATTCTGGGTTATTAAGACGAACAGACCACCACGGGTCAACTATTTCTCGTTGTGCCCTTGCTTCCTTGGTCTTACCTTCAAGCATCTCTCTATTCCATCCGAAGATTGCGGATACTGCATCTTTGAGTGTTCCTGCAAATGAGTCTCGCGTGAATCCGTGTTGTTCTACCAGCATTTCTGCCACCGTGTCCTTGCCACTTCCTATCAAACCACTTAGACTGATAATCATGCTGATTCCTTGTTTGAGTATTTTAGTAGAAATAAGGTTGCATCTTCTGACGAGCAGCGTAATTCCCATCTATCTATTAGTATATACCTATCGCTATCATATCCGTCATTCCACGCTTTAGCATTATCTAAGCATCCTCCTGCGATGCTCTTCTCACTATACTCAAGGATAATAAAATTCTCCTTAAATGTATTGCTAACCCAACAGCACATACTATCCATATCAAGCCCATTATCAAACTCGTCGTCGAATATAATAGTGTTATCCCAAGCAGAAGTTCCTAATGGTGGACCAATATAAGTTATTCTCATTTTATTGTATTGTCCAAATTATGGAAGATCCATTCTTTACATTTCTCCCATGTTGTGTATTGATGAGCTATCCCTCCGACAAGTCGCCATTCTACACAGTTTGAAGTGCGGTCGTCGATTAGAATGTCACCCGGTTGACAGTGATGGTGTTTGTCGTGTGAGTATGGGCCAAAGAATACAGGAATATTTGGGAAACGCTCTTGTGCCCAAAGAAACTTATCATAGCTTGCATATTGCATCTTGTTGTTTTTAGGCAATGCGGTTAGGAAAGCCAAATGCATGTTATTCTTCTCAGTAAATGTTCTTGCCCACGCAATTAGCTCTTCGGCGCCTTCCATAAGAGGTAAGTCTCGATAGAATCTTTTATGATCCTCTAAATTTTGCCATTCGGATTCTGGTATCCATACACCGGATTCCCAAGTTCTTTTTAAGTAGCGGCGAGCTTCTTTATTCCAGTCAGCAACTACGTCGTCCATATCTATATAAAGGCATCGTTGATTTTTCATATATCCATAATACAGGATTAGATAGGATAAAGCAAGGTTTTTGGTTAATATGTGATTTTGCGTTTCGGATTGATATTTGCTACCGGTGAATGTTTTTGAACATCGCTTGCCTCTGATGAACTGCGAGTAGATATGAGTTGGCTTGCATTATTTTTACCATACATAGCTAATGCCATATTGAGTGTTTTTTCTTCTTCTGGTGTATAGGCCATCACAACCATTTTCTCACCAAACATGCTTTCGTCTGCGTAAGATACTTCACCGGCTGCTTGCGCTCTTGCTGCGGCAAGTGCTAAACCAAAGCGATACTGTAAGTAGGGGTCTTGGCTCTTAAGGTCAGGTAGGACCCAAGTTGCGGGAAGAGCATCTGCAACTCCTGGTGCCAACGATCCTGTTCCACCTTCAGTTATAAATTCTTTTGCTCTCATATAATTATTTACCTATGTTGGCAAAAAAATCTTTGAACAATGCTTCTTGAGACTTGCTGCATCGTTTTCCCTTTGATGAGTTTTCTATTAGCGTGATAATACGCAAGTTAGTCCAATGTCCAATAATATATGGAGGAATATTATTCATAAATCCTTGGTGAATGCTATAGATGTGATCAAGCGGAAACTCAGAACGATTTAGTCGTTGAGGGTTGATCTTGTCGAAGTAATTTACCCAACTTTCTTTGGTGAATCTATTTACTGCATCATAATACAAATCTTTAAGCGGTCTCTGTTCTCTTGGTGTGCCACCATTGGCAATATGCCAGTCATATTTCTTCTTTTGTATTTTCTTTATAATAGCAGGCAACTTTCTTATGTTATCTACGCCATACTTCTCTAAACAAGTCTCTTTGGCTTTTTCTGTGCGAAGTCTTATTGTCTCTTCAGAAATAGTAGAGGGCTTTCTTAATCCATCCTCAGCAGTTTTTCTATTAGAGTCTGATCGTTTTTTATTAGTTTCTTCTGATCGATTGTTTAGTTTTCCAGATTTGTTTAATAGTGTTGTTCTGGCCGATACATTTGCGGTGCCCAAATATCTGTTACAAAACCACTTAACTTCTTCTCCGGTTATCGGACATCTAGGTATATCATATATCTCATTGAGAATGTGCCAAACTCGCTGTTTGGCTAACGCCGATTCTGGCAAAAAGCAAGTAGTTTCTACTACCTGCTTCCATAAGTCCGGGTGGGTTTTATAGAGATATCGAGTAGCATTCTTGTTATAAGAAGTATCAGCGTTAATTATATTTAAGAGTATTGTTTTCATACTCTTATTTATGCTGGTTATCCTACTACGAAAGATTACCCGATCAAAAATGACATTGGTGCCGATCCATCAACATATTGTCCTAAGTCTACAATCAACTGATCCATCTCTGCTTTGGCTTCAGTCTTCATTGCGGTCCCGTTTAACGATGATCCGCCTTGTGGGCCGTTGATTGTTGCATATTTTTCACGCGCTTCGCCTAACATGTGTTTGCACAGTGAATAAGCGTAATCTTGAATCCACGGAAAAGCCTTGTAATCATTGAGAATAACTTGATCTGGCTTGTAGTTATAGATCCAAAGCATAACCGATTCTACTTCATATTCACCTGGCATACGACGGTGAATAACCAGCTTTTTAGTCGCATCGTTGTAGTTAAATGTGATATAGCCACCAAACATCGTCATTGTTAGCTTTTGATAGTCTACGAATAATTCGTAATTGGTAAGTCCGCCAACACGACCAGCTACCAACATGTAGGTATTTAAGAACCCCGAGCTAAACGGTTCAAACTGTGTTGCATTGGCGAGTCCACCAAGTCCACGACGGAATATTTGCTTTACTGACATAACTTCTTTAGGTAAGAAGTATTCTTGCGTGTCGGGAACCAAATCTAAGAAAGCAAATGATTCTTCAACCGACCTTTCTGCTCTTTGGCGATATCTAAGTAGAGCCTGCTTGATGGCTACTTCATAGTCACCTTTATCGAGGTCAACATCAATCATTGAATCGCCCAAGCGAGCTTTTGTGTATTCAATAATGTCAGAATGTGCTCTGGATATTGTTTCTAGTTGGCTTGGGTTTGGGTCAACTGGTGTAAGTCCTGGTCCGCTCATAGTAGTATTCCTTGGTGTAATACTACTATTTATGCTTAGAGATAGTTCTCCGGACTTACTCTTGACAAATCATAATATGAAATATCATATTTTAATATTAGCATCGTTAATATCTCTGGAGAACAAGTGATATTCCAGTATGAAAGAGACCACTTAATATATTGATTTATGCCTAAATCGAGGAGAATCTGCTCCTCCTCATCTGCAGAAGTTAGTGTGGGGAAGGCAATGCGATATCTCATATTTTAACTGTAGTTCTAACAATCGTTGCACCCAGCTGAAGAACAAGCATGGTTATTTGTTCAGGAGAGCAGAAAATAACCCAACTCTGACTATCAGAAGTATAGCAAAAAAGCTTTCTCGTCGCTATATCCAAGTCATCAAGTATTCCAGAAACATAGTATTTAAATATGTCGTGGCGAAACTGTTCTGGACCAGTATCCTCTTTTATCGGCACGACAATTAAATACTCGTTCATTTCTCGATTTTTAATAGCAACGTGTCTGCGTTTAACCTGCCGGTCAGCTTTGTCTCAACTGCTTTAATATCTTTAAGAAATGTTCTCAGCTGAACTTTGCCCGCCTTCATAAATGCGGCGAGCTGTTCTTCTGGCTTACGCAAAGTCTTCTGCATCGACTTTGATTCGCTAAATCCTGTAAGAGTTGTTCCCTTAACTCCCAATACACTATGATCGTCGGCAACATACTTTCCCAACTTTTTGTGTTTCGTATGATACACCCAAAGCTCTTGTGCGCCAATAATATCTGCTGGCGGAACACTAACAAGCTTTAGAACTTTGCTTTCTTTGAGATACTGAACTTTAGCGACGAGCTTGTCTTTGTTTTGTGGTCGTTTGATTTTCAGTTTCTTTGTCGCTTTCTTGACGGTGCTGTAGCTATCAAGATCAGCGAGCAGTTTGACATAAAATGCTCCGATGCGTTTGATGTCCGAATTCTTCAGAAAGCCGTATGATTCGTTTAACTGTTCGTCTTGACCGGCAACAAGTTCGCTAAGTTCATCAATCTGCTTTTGGAAATGCTCGCGAACTTTGCCGACTTGGGCGTGTGCCAAGTTTTTAGCGGTGATGATGTCGTATGGACTTCCTGTTGGCTTCTTAAGAAACGCATTGTCGACTTCAACTTCAAGATCGCCGATGATCTCCGATGTCTTTTCTGCTAATCTGTCCTGAATAGTAGGAGCAACAGTCTTTGCAACAACCTTCTCTACAACTGCCGGCTCTGATTTTGTTTCTTCAATTGCATTCAGAATGCTTTTTGTGATGTATTCTTTATATTTTTTAAGCATTGGCATACCAACTGCCTCTGCCTTAACCAAGCTGCATACGGTCATTGGTGTGGCTTCTGCGCTCGATGCGATATACAGCGATAGCGTTTTTGCATCCAGATCCATATTCTTCTGTGCCCACGCTACGACATGCTTCTTCAAGTCTTTTTGGCTGTAGAAATAATTGTAATAGCGGAAGCTTGCACGAAGATTGTGTTCAAACACATCTTTCTCAAACTTTTTAGCTCGCTCAGTGTCCCACTTTGGTTCTGAACCTACATGCTTTTCTTCAAGCACACTTGTAGAAATTTTCTTTTCTTTCTTTGGTTTTGGAAGTTTAATTCCCACTAATTTTGCCATTTTGTTCTCCTGTTATTACAAAAATTTTAGCGCGAACATTGTTGCGTCTTCTTCTCGTTTGAAATGAAAGGTCATTGTCACCGTATTGCCAAGCCTTGTCCTTGTCCTGCACCAATCTACCTTGTCTGGGCCAATAGTCCTGCACCAATCTATGTTGTCTGGGCCAACAGTTTGTCGGCACCATTTTTCATATTCTGTAAATATTCGTCCTTGTGTAAACCACTCCATATTAAACGCTAATGCCGTCAGAGATACCTTGTGCGGCATGATTAAATATTTTACTACGTTGTCTTGTATCATACCACCTCATAAGAGAAGGAGAAGAGTAATCCATTGTTCTAATTCTAGCACAGATTGATTGATAATGTCAAGCTGTTCGTTAACCAGTCTCGGGCTGTGTGAGGACGATCGACGGGCTTGAAGCTCCAGTTGGCTCAGTTTTGTTATCATTCCCTCGATGTTGGCAAGAACTTTGCTTGCCTCCATTCTTTTCCTGCCATTTTTGATGGTTGATATCTGACGAAGCAGGCCATCTGATACACTATCCCAGTCCATTGCAGTTTTTATGATCATATCCATTTTAGCGTAAACAATGTTGCCATTGATTCTTCAGCAAAGAAAAATATAGTTTCTGCGGGAACAATACCGCCACGATACTTAACGCGAATCTTCCAGTCTACCTTCTTTTTTCCTGCATATTCCTCGCACCAACGAAACATTGCCCAATAATCTCGGGTAGAGTTAATAGTAACGGAGTGTTTAATTTCAGTCATATATTCTCAGTTTATTACTTAATACAAACATTATACACTCATTTAACTCGTTTGTCAACCGAAATTTTCACTAAATACATCATACACTTACAGGAACGCAATCGTGGCTAAAATAAGCTTATGGAAGCAGGAAAAGGGAAAGGACTATAAGTTCTTCGACAAAACTATCTCTGAAATGTTTAGAATGGGATCAACAGAAATACTTGTCCACAAGTATCTTGGGCCGATTCCTCAAGGAACGCAAGTAGTAACTTCTGTCACTCAAGCAGCTACTATCAGCCCACTGACATTCCCATCTACATCCGGTATCAATATCGGAGATTTTGCTTACGGCACAAATATTCCTGTTGGTGCTACTGTGTCAAGTATTAGCCCCACATCAGTTACGTTGTCTATTCCTACTACAGCAGTATTACCGGCAAATACGCAGGTCGGTTTTAGTAGCGATGCAACCAAGCCAGCTAATCCAAACCCTACACCAACAACAATACAAGATATACTATTTTTAGAAAATCGTGATCGTAAATATGATCCAGATGTATATGTTATGCGTGGATCATATCAAAGGCAAGACAACGACTTTGACCTAACACAATTTGGCTTATTCTTACAAACCGGCACAATAGTAATGACATTCCACCATAACGATATGGTTGATATTTTGTCTCGTCGTGTTATGAACGGAGACGTGCTTGAATTTTTACATCTTAAAGATGATTATGCGATAGACGCCGAAACAGCGTTAAAACGATTTTATGTTGTAGGAGATTGTTCTTGGGCAACTGAAGGATTTAGCCCAACTTGGTATCCTCATTTATGGAGAGCAAAACTTAGTCCATTAGTAGATAGTCAAGAATACAAAGATGTTCTTAATAATATCGCAGTATTAGACACTTCTGGTCCAATGGGCACAGCAGGAAATGTGACAGCAAATACTACGCCAATATCTAACATTATTAGCACATATCAGAAGTTTATGGATATAAACGAAGCGATTATTTCTCAAGCAACCTATGATGTTCCGAAGAGTGGTTATGATGTAAGTAAGATTTATGCGCCGCATGTAGATGAGAATGGAGTAGCTGCAACAGATATACTGACAGGAGATGACCAAACCGATACAAGCGACTCTGAGTTAACATCTGATCAGGGATCTTATAGTCCAACACCAGAGATGAATCCTAAGGGCTACTTGAGCGGAGATGGATTAGCCCCAGATGGGCTTGCTGTAAATGCTGGTGTTTCTTTCCCAGCAATCCCAAATATGGGAGACTACTTCCTAAGATTGGATTATTTGCCTAACCGTTTATTTAGGTTTGACGGAATCAAATGGGTTAAGATGGAAGACAACGTTAGAACTAATCTTACTCCAGGAGATCCAAATAATCAAACATGGCGTAATCGTTTTATCAATGACACAAATACGCTTACTCTTGCTAATGGAGATGTAGTACCAGAAAGACAATCACTAGATCAAGCTTTGCGTCCTAAAGCTGACTACTAACAGGAAACTCAATGGCACAGTCATTTTTTTATTCAGGTCAATGCAGAAGATTCCTTTCACAGTTCATTAGAATAATGAGCCATTTTCAAGTTGAGTTTGGTAAAGATTCTCAAGGTATTATTGCATATCAAACAGTTCCTGTTTATTACGGAGACCCATCTCGTCAAACAATGGCAGCAATCACAGGTGGCAGCGAAAATGCCTTGCCTACTGTTCCATCTATGGCCGCGTATATTAGTGGGTTTGACTATGATCGAGATCGTTTACAAGATCCAACTTTTATTGGTAAAATCAACATTAGAGAACGATCATATGATTCTGCAAGTAATACATGGGGGAACGATCAAGGAAATTCATTTACTATTGAGCGTCCTATGCCGGTTCCATATAAACTGACACTAAAGTTGGATATTTGGACAAGTAACAAAGAACAAAAATTACAGATATTAGAGCAGATTGGTGCAATATTTAATCCTGACTTTGAAATACAAAATACAGATAACTATCTTGATTGGACAAGTCTTAGCGCAATTCAACTAAAAAGTACAGTATGGACCTCGCGGTCAATTCCGCAAATGAACAGTGACTCAATTGATATCGCAACGATGACATTTGAATTGCCAATTTGGATTAGTATGCCTGCTAAGGTATTGCGACTTGGAGTAGTGCAAAAGATGGTAAGTAGTCTCTATGATGCAAACGGTAATCTTGCAGATAATCTAATAGATCTTCCGATAGAATTCCTGTTGTCACAAAGAGCAATGACACCAATGAACTACGGTGTTGTGTTTTATGGTAACACATTAAAATTAACTAGACAAACATCAATAATCACTGAGACGGTAGATGGCACAATCGTCGAACCAAGTAGCTCAGTTGATTCTTGGAAAACATTAATAGATACATATGGACTGGCATTACAAAACGGCACATCTCAAGTTCAACTATCTCAACCGAGCGGAGGAGTTGTGGCAGGAACAGTATCATATCATCCAACTGATTCTTCTCTACTGCTATTTTCTACAAATTTAGATTCGATACCAACAAACTCGTTTTTGCCAGTAAATGCAATTATTGATCCATTTAACATGCCAGTAGATACTACATTTTTAAATGTATCTGTTGGCACACGATATCTAATACTTAACGATATTGGGTCCGCCAATACTTCTGCAGGAAATGCGCCGCAAGCATGGGGATCATTGGTTGCCAAAGAAAACGATATAATCGAATATGATGGTACTAGTTGGTTTGTATCTTTTGTGGCAGCCTCGGCCACGAGCGTTAAATACGTTAGTAACTTAAAATCAGGACTTCAATTCAAATGGCTACCAACAAACCAGATGTGGACAAGAGCAATAGAGGGGAGATACGATCCGGAACAGTGGACGATAGTTCTGTCGACACTGAAGTGATTAAATCTAAGTGCTAGTTTTTGGTCTTCCTTGTTTTGCTTTCTTTAATTTTAATGCTTTTTCTATTCCATAAAGTTCTTCATATGTTTTCCCTCGTTGATGACTTGTAACTTTCTGGCGGGTTGATTTAGGATTTTCCACACAATTATCAAAATGATATCTTTTCATGTTTTGCTTGCCTATTTTACCACAATAAGGACAAGTAACTTCGGATAGATTACTGCGTAAAAAATGATGAGATCCATCCTCTATTCTTTTTCTATTGTTTTCTGGACCTAAAAATGGATTAGTGCCATCTACAACTCTATCTAATGTTAAACTTGTTCCGTCCGATCTCCTGCAGAAATTATGTATTCCCTCTGCTACGTATCTTCTAGTAGATTCTCGTTGAATTTCTCCACCTAAAAAATTATGTGTTCCGTTAGCAACTCTCTCTAAAGAATTTTTTCTGGCTAACTCGCTAATTCTGGCAGGATTCAAATTTATTCTTGCCGATAATCTCAAACAAGCAGCCCAGTCACCACAAGAATAATGAATATCATAATGTTCTTGGATAGTTACTGCTTTTAAATTTTCTGGTGCATTATTTGAATGATTTCCATCAATATGGTGTATATCATAGGTTCGTCCATCAGAATCGTTTGGTATTGCGCCGTAATGTTTCTTATAAATGTTTCGATACTTAGTGGACCACAATAAATACACATACTGATATAGTCCTTTTATGTTAGAGTAGTTGGGAGTTGCTGCTCCGCGAACTACATTACTATTTATGCAAATTATGGAAGATATTAAGAAAAAAGACCTATTAGAAGCAGCTGGTGCTCTCGTTTATGCCAAAAACACTAAGCGGTATCTATTCCTACTGCGGGATGGTGCAAAGTATTCTGGTAGTTGGGGAATTCCGGGCGGAAAAATTAATGAGGGGGAACGGATAACTGAGGCCCTATATCGCGAAATTATTGAAGAGACTAGAGTTGATCTAAGTCAGAGAAAAACAATACCAATTGAAACCTTTACTTCTGACAACCACACGTTTGTCTATTATACTTTTTTGATATCAGTCGACGATGAATTTATTCCTACACTTAATGACGAACATCGCGGGTATGCTTGGACTAACCTCATCGATCATCCCAAACCGTTAATTCCTGGAGTTTGGCGAACTTTCAAATTCAAAGTCATCATTGATAAGATCGCTACTCTAGAAAAATTACTTTAAGCGACGGGGCGGCTGTTTAGGCTTAGGGTACTTTGCTTTAACTGCAAAGCAAGCATTTATGTAGGTCTGAACCTGTGCAGTATCTCCCTTAACAATACCATCTATGTAGTCCTGTATGGGCGGATATGCTGCTGCTCTATCTTCTACATAACTGTAAGTTTTTGCTTCTGCAGATAAAGGAGAAGAAACTACTGCGTTATTTACATACGCAAATTCAGTAAACCCCGCTTTTAGTGTCTCTGCATCTGTATCACTTATTAGTATTGGATTACTTGGTAAATCTGGATATCCAGGTTCATTAGTGTAAAGACCAGTAATACGACTTGTTGAATCAATTGTAATGTAATAGCTCATAAACGAACTCCTATCCCAAGAGCACTTGGACCAACTAAGATTGAATGATTATCTGCATAAATGTAAAATGTTAGTCTTTCAGTGTAAGGATAATCGCCTCCTTGAACATTTTCTCCAAATATCTGAACAGTATCTCCTAAATTAAATGCTAAGTTGTCGTAATAAGTAGCTGTTCTAACGTTACCAGCCCCACCACCAACTAGGGTATGAAATGGACCATAAGCGACACCGTTTTTATAAATCTGTGCATACATCCAATGAGCATTTGAATATACATAAGTGCCAAATGTATAAGTTCCCGTTTGACCTATTCTAAAATTATATATCTCTCCCATTACATTTCCCGGACACTGTTTTGCTGCGGTGGCAACTAAGTTATAGCCACCCGGCGCAACAAGCGGTATTGAGTTTAAAAAAGACCAACTAGGTGCGGCAGAACCACCTGAGATTAGTGCATACCCAGCAGTGCCTGCTGGAGAAAAGGCGGTTGTATTAGCGGCAGTTTGATACGGTATTGCTCCTGATATCCCACCATATATACTCGTTGCATTGCTTGCCGTGCCGATAAATCCAGAACCCGCAGTCATTGTTCCTGGAGCGACCAGGCTACCCGATAATGTTACTGTGCCAGTAGATGTTATGTTATAAGCTGTAACATTGCCGGTTATTGATATATCGCCGATAGCAGATACGACATCAACAGGCGGCGAGCCCACTGTAAGTCCGTTCCTTGCATTAAATTTTGATGTAGTGTTTGTCATATGACCGGTTCCCTTTCCCCAGTTAAATTTTTATTATTGTGTTACTGCTGTAATATTTACTTTATATGTTACTTGCCCTGCACCGACAGACGGGGTTGCTACTAACTGTAATGCCCCGTTAGAAATAGTAGTCGAAAAAACTGCTGCGGGGTTAGTCCCGTTTGTTATTGTACCGTATTCAGTAGAATAACTATTTCCATTATTACTAATAGCAAGAACTTTCGATAACTGAACGTTACCCGTTGAACTAGTGGTTTGAATTAGAAACTCCGCCGACGAATATGATGAGGAAATATTAGCAATCGTGACCATTGAGGACGACACAATAACATTTGATGATTTTGTGCTTACTATTGAACCTTGATAAGAATTATTATCGACATAATTCTTATTGACTACGCTTGTGCCAGGAGATGCACTTGTGATATTTGAAACAGTGGCTACTGACGAAGTTGCATCTAATGTAAGGACTGTTTGTTGGCCTGCTCCAGTATTAACTGAGAATATTACATTAGAACCAGGAGTAGTATCTGCAATGCTAATAGACGAGGCATTTGTTCCCGAAATAACTAGATTTGAACCAGTAATACTTATGGGGGAAATAGTTAAGTTACCATTAAGTGTTCCGTCTATATCGCTTCTTAAATACTGCGAATATGATATTGCTGATCCTGACGGACCAAAATGCAACGAATTACTTGCATCACCGTTATATTTCAGTTCGTTAATGCTTGATAGATTTAATCCTGGATTAATGTAATCAAACCCGCTAATAGGAGATGCTAATGTATATGAGCCGTTTGCAGACGGATCATTTGGCGCACCGCTTAAAATTGCTAAAATATATCCGCCTACATAAAACTCAACAACCACGTGTTTATTATTTTGTGGAGTATCATATACTACTGCGGCCACCGCTCCTGTTAATCCTTGAGACGAGCTATATGCTGGGCCAATTACCACCCACGAGTTTGATGCTGCGTTCCATACTTTGAGTTGTTGATTAACAGTGTCCCACCATAGATCTCCAGAATTTGGAGAGATTGGCGCGGTGGCTGAAGTTGTTGTACTTGATACACTCTTCCATTGAGTGCTTGTCCAAACCTGTAATGTTTTTGTATTAGAATTCCACCATATCTGCCCTTGTAGTGGGTTTGATGGCGAAACTGAGTTTGAGAAATGCTCCAGCATTTCAACAAAGTTTTCATTTAGAAACTGTCCGTACCCAGCAAAGTTTTTGCCAATTAAAGTTATACTCGTGCTAGTAGTGTCGGTTGTTCCATCAAAAACCGTTGTTAATTTGGATCCATCACTTAAAGTTATATTGTATGACATTTATTATCCTTAAAATCGTCCAACTGAGATCATAATATTACGCAGACCATGATTTGTATCATCTACTAAACTTTTGCCTATTACGCACCCAGGAGTCCAAAGTGTTTTATCGGAAAGCGTCGTGGCAACACCTGCTCGCGACGAGTTAACAATAATATCTCCCTTCTTAACAGGACCAACAAACTTACAAAATACTTTTCCTGTTAGAGCAATTGGAATGCCAGTCGACGCATCATTCATAGTATATGCTGGATTTTCTGACACGATGCCAGCAATTCTAGAATCACAGTACGTTGCACTCACGGTAACCTCACTGTCTCCACCAAATACCACAACAGTACCTGCTTCATATTGTTTATCTGCATCATACTTTTCTGCCAAGTCAGCAAAGGTCGAGCTAATTGCTTGACTATATATATGACGGAAATTATATCCAGTAGAACCTATATCGCTTGAGATATTGGCAGTTGGTAAGATTGAACCAATGACATTTACATTACCTTTAAATGTTGGGTTAGTAATATCAGATTTGAATCCAATCGCAGTATATACGTTGTTTGAAAATGTAAGGTCATTATTAATAGCTGTTGATAGTAATGCCAGGTTAGTAATAGTATTTACATTAGTAGAACCCAGTAATGTAGATACGTTACTATCTGTATATGCTTTTGCAGAAGCAATTACTGCTGAATCTTGAGAGTCTACGTAATTTTTCGTTGCTACCGAATTGGATACTGTTGGTTCATTACTAATGGTAATAGTGTTAGCACTTGAGTTTGCAGTAATAGAAGCATTACCAGAAACAAGAGTAATGGCAGAAGATGAGCCAATGTATTGAGCATTAGATAAATCAGAGTAAATTATAGTAGGCGACGTACTTCCAATTGTAAGACTGCCTGTTACTGCTAAACTTGCAGATATTATTCCTGATGAGTCGTTTCTTACATAGTTTGATGCTGGGTAAGAACCAAGTTGTTGTGCATTAGTTGACGTACCATTAATGACTGTTCCTGGTGCAAGATTAATGCCCGGAAGCACCGAAGTAATTCCCGAAATAGGAGTAGACAAAGTATATGCATCATTGCTTATTAATGCAACTGTCTTTGCGTTTAATTGAAGATTTCCAGTAATATGTAACTGAGAATTAGTGTCAGCCAACGGCAAAAGAGTATTAGATAGTCCAGAAATTCCTTCCCCTGCTCCGTTCCTATACCCCGGACCCACAAGCATCCAAGATGCGCCATTCCAAATATGTAATTGATCGTTTGCGGTGTCCCACCATTGATCGCCATTTAATGGTGCTGGCGGCGGCGAAGTTCCTAGCTCACTGCTTGATACTGGTTTAAACTTTGTGCCGTCCCAGAACTTTAGTACTTGCCCGCCGTTAGAAAATGGAGATGTGTCGTACCACAGTTGACCTGTTATAGGAAATGTAGGAGGTGTATTATTTGCTTGGTTTTCTAGTAACCGTATAAAGTTATTGGCAATCGATTGCCCGTAACCAACATAGTTTGGTCCTAGCAATGATATACCCAAGTTAGTATCTACGACCCCCGTGGCTAGAGTAGTATAAATTGTGCCGTTTGTGTGTGATATAACGTAAGTTGTCATAAGTTAGCTGCCTAAGATAAGTTAGTTAGAGCAGAAATTCTAACTGTGTAATCCACCTGTATTAATCGATTTAATGCTTTCTGAACAGGATGGAAAATAACATGAGTAAGCAACGGACCAGTTCCGGATACCCCACTTAGTGGGTATCCTTTTAGTCCTAATTCGTCAAATACATAGGCACCACTTAAATTTTGGCTATTGTCAAAATGCTGTTGGTCGTTTGGTTCACCGTAATCTAATAGACACGATACTAAAATATCTGTATATGTTGTGCCGCTAGTATGCAGAACTGTTATTTTGTTACGGAGAGGATCTGTATTAAGAAGACTTGTATTGTTAACTATCTTATAATATGTATCGTTGTATAGTTGGGCATTCTGCTGCGTGGTATTCGGAGGCAAGTAACTAATAACGCCTGTTGGGTCTATCGACGTACCGCCATTTCCAAAGTGCATCTCGTATATATAATTTTGGCCTGAATTTGATACTCCGTAAGCCAATGCCTGAGACATGTTTTCATAATGAATAGCATTATTTTTATCAACGAAGATTTCTCCAGATTCTGGGTTATGTATCTTGACGTGTCCTTCTATTTTAATATTAACTGAAGCCATTATCCTTTTCCCTCTACTATTGTTTTATTAGATACAGGCTCAAATATTCTAAATTTAGCCTCAACATGCAATCCTGCTGCATCGTCGGGGGTTTTCTCTGATTTATGGTCAATGACTTCCCTAAGCGGAGGATTCTTTGTGTCTTTTTCTGTGTCTTTTAATATATTGGTCATAGTATTATTTATCCTTTAATTAGGGTAAGCTTGGCAAATTTACCGGACTTGATTGCAAGAAGAGTGCCTGTGGCGTGCTGCTTGCTAATAAACCGTTTCCTTCTAATATTACGGCTGGCGGATTAGGGGAAATTGCCAGATCAAGCCACGATGTTGTTAGTGTATTTCCTGGAATCAATTGACTTACGCTTGCATCAACTACCGCCGTTCCTGCTGGATAGAAGTCCTCTGATCCTGTACCCCATGTTCCTCGACGGAAGTTTGTAATTATTCCCGCAGTTGCATCTAATCCCCAATAAATAATCTTCTCACTATTGATATAAACAATACCCGGGGACTGTCTTAGTGGATTTGGATAATATAGGTTAGAGCCGTTAGTTACGTGAATTTGCATAGGCGATATTGTTCCGTTTCCTGCAACAGCAACTAATCCAGTTCCTGACCCTGAAGAAGTAGCAACAAATTCTCTAATATATGCAGTTCCTGTACCTATATTTGGATCTACTATTCCTGTTCCTGTTCCAGTTGAGGAAGCAGTAAATACTTCTCCGACAGTGTTACTTGCTGCGCCTAATGCAACAAAGTCGGTCGTTCCTGGATAACTTATCTTGTATGTCTTTCCTACAGTAAATAAACTTGAAGTGACAGCGATCATTGGTCCACTTGCAATGCCGGAACCGTTAAATGGATCTACTATTCCTGTTCCCGAATTAGGATCAGCTATGCCTGTACCTGCACTTGGGTCTACTATTCCTGAACCAGTATTTGGATCAACTGATCCTGTACCAACACCTGCATTTATTGCGAAAAAAGATGTTCCTACTGTGTTAGAAGATGCACCAGCCGCAGTGAAATCAGTATTCCCCAGAGATACGATAATATACGCCTTACCTACCACAAATGATCCTGCTCTTAACATCCTTGGTCCAAGTGTTACGCCAGTCTCTCCTACATTTCCTGTACCTGTAGCAACAAAAGATGTACCTACTAAGTTACTTGATGATCCTATTAAAGTAAAATCTGTATTTCCCGGATTAATGATTGTATATGTTTTTCCGATTACAAAACTTCCAGCTGTGACTGGAACTTGTTGATATACAAATGTTTCTCCGACAGTGTTAGTTGCTGCACCAAGAGCAACAAAGTCAGTATTTCCCTGCACTGTGATTCTATATGCAGTATTAACCCCAATCGAACCTGCGTTGACTATGCCGATGTTAGCAGTAAATACTTCTCCGACAGTGTTAGTTGCTGCACCAAGAGCAACAAAGTCTGTATTACCGACACTAGTGATTGCATAATTCTTGTTTATTACAAGAGAACCTGCATTAACTTTTTGATCTCCGTAGGTAAATAATTCTCCTGTAGTAGATCTTGCTGCACCAAGAGCAACAAAGTCTGTATTACCGGCAGAAATAATACTATATGTCTTACCAATGGTAAGATTTCCTGCATTAACTATAGCCGATGTATTTGCAATAAACGGAAGCCCAACTATACTTGCTGATGCACCCAGAGCAACAAAGTCGGTTGTTCCAGTTTGACTAATGATGTATGTGTTTCCATTTAGTAATTCTTTAGGTGTAGAGAACTCACCGGTGTATGTAAATACTGTTCCGGGTAAGTTGTCCATTGCACCAAGAGATATAAAGTCGGTGTCTCCCGACGACTCAATAATATAAGTATTAGAATTAAAGTGTCCAGCAGAAACACTTGTTGCACCAGATAAAGTAAAATCAGTATTGCCTAAGCTTGAAATTTTATAGCTCATTCCAGAAACAAGATTTCCCACGTTGACTATGCCGGTGTTAGCAGTAAATACTTCTCCGACAGTGTTACTTGCTGCACCCAATGCGATAAAGTCTGTATTGCCAACTGAGGTAATAGTATATGAATCACCTACAAGTAATTTATCTACAGTCTCAACTAAGAATAAATCTTTTGCCAGTGTCGTAGTCAATGCTGCTGATATACGTTTAAATTCCCAGGCTAGTTCAAGATTTATAAAATCAAGTGTCGTTGTATTCGTATCAAATGTTGTCGGTACTGCTAATAAAGCATCTATTGTAGTATTTGATTCTACTGTCATTGCTTTAGACATTCTGTAACCAACTGAATCGGAGTATGTTGGTCCGGCAGCCAAGTTAGCAGTAAATACCTTAATATCTAATGTATCAAATACTCTGCCTGGTACTAGCTCTTCTGGCGCATGACTATTCCAAGTATCAATGAAGTGTCCGCCGTCGATATTAATATCTTGAGGTCTAGTTCCTAGTAAGGAATCTCCAAAATAACTCTGGATATTAGAATCAAGTGGTAATTTATTACCGTGTGCATCAACTGTGTATTCAATTCCGTTTGCGTCAACATAGTGAACAAAGTCTGTACCGTCAACAATGACTCCAGAATAATCAATACCAGTAAAGAGATTAGATAGTATGTTTGGTGGCATTCCTTCTGTCGGCGCGTAGAATGCATTAACTCTATCTGCTGCGTTAAGCGTATCTATTGAAGTTGGTGTGTAATTAGATAACTCAAACACAACACCTGTCGTAATTGAGGAATTTCCATTAACTGTATAAACTGCGCCGTTGTATGATACTATGTCTCCTCCGTTGAGAGTAATATTTTTTGCCCAGTGTTTGACAGTTGATGAATATGATACTCTATCAAATTTAATTGATGTGTTCATACCCCTAACTAAAGTATTTGACAGTAGCGGATATAATCTACATGTTTGTGCGCCGGTCGAATCTACTCCATTTCCTCTTACTAGTAGTGTCGGCGTGGTCGTATATCCATATCCCGGTTTAACAACCTTGATAAACTTTACTATTCCGTTTAAATCTATTGAAGATTGAAGTATTGCACCTGTACCACCTCCGCCTTCTACTATAATTTCAGGCGGATCTGTATATCCTATTCCGCCAGATATTATTGCCACGTTACCAATAGAATATGTATGATTTGCATTCCAATCAGCATACTGCGGATAAGTAGACAAAATCAATGTATCCTTAGCGTGTTCTCCGTTGGGACTACGCCACATATTAAACTCTGTGTCAAAATATGGTGGCAAATCAAAGTCAGTTGGGTGAACTCTTACTAGGTCATCGCCTTGATAGTCAATGACATATTCGCGAATTGTTGTTCGATAAGGTTTAACTTCGTCGATATAGCTCTGATAATAAGTTTGGTTGTCTTCAATATAGTTCGGATATTGCAGTAGTTTACGAAGTTGGTGCAACACAGAAACAAAGCTTGTCTTAATTGCCCAGTCAATTGTTCTCTGTTCAGAAAGAATATAATTAAGCAATATGAAGAACATATTGTTAAACTCGCCCGCAAGACTATTTGTAAAGATATTGTTATATAGAGCATAAAGAATATTTCTAAACTCTGTTGTTGGGTTTAGGTCAAACTTAACAGTATCAAATCTATCGTTATCAAAGCCGATTTCGTAGGCAGCGTGATTCCATAGTGCATCACTAAGCTGTATTGTTCCTTGTTGTAGTCCGACTAGTGATAAACTCAAATCTGTGTTTACTTTATAAACAATGAATAGTCCTGCGCCGTTATTTAAGACCCATACTGTGTCGCCGCTTACTAAAGTTAGATTTCCAATGTCAGGAATAGTTCCGACTGTATGGGTAGGTTTAATGGTTGGGTCATATGTAGAATCAAACCAGTCTACTTTGCTCCAGTAGTTAGAAGTTTGATATGTCTCTGTTCTAATAACAGTAAATGTTCTATTGATACCTAATTGATATAGAGACCAACCATTATTGTAATTTGAGTCTTGTTCTACTAATATAACTTGATGTATAGACAACAACGAGGTATCTAAGTAGGTAAGCTCAATCGGAGTAGACACTGATACATCAGGCAATATTGTTTCGGCATAATACGGAGCATTAAAATATGTTCCCGAATTAAGGTCAAATTTAACTAGGTAAGTTTTTCCGTTGTACGATACTAGTTCATCTGCTACATATTGAGTATTAATCTTCCAAGCAACAGGATATAAATTACCCCAAGTAACTGGAACAGGATCTGAAAGATACAAGTTAGTTAGATCAAATTCTTCGACGACCGGCAATGTTAAGAATACTGTATTTGCGAACTCTACCATATTTTTTGTTGCAGTCAGATTGTCAATGAACATCGTCTGTCTTGGTCTGATAGTTATGCCGTAGCGTTCTGCTACACCAAGTTGTACATCTGGTACAGGGTTACCAAATGCATCAGCACCAGTAAGACTATCAATAAGTTTGCTTACTATGTCTGATGGTATTATTGCATTAGGCGAGTTTTCTTGTATCAACTCATACTCATTGTGAATAATATTTTCATTTGCTAACTTCTCGTAGTCTATATGCATGATTGTTCTATCTGCATTCAAATACTGGTTTGCGCTATACATAGCAAGAGCATTATCTTGTATGATTGCTGCGTACGGTATTCCCTGTGTTGCCGGAGACTTAATCATATTTGCAATAGTCAGTGCAGTTGATCGTCTAAAAGTTAAACTAGGGTCAAGCGTAGTTCTATTTGTTACCCAATAATAATAGGTTGTTACAATAAAGCCAGTTGATGAATTTAGCATGGTCGATTGAACATACGCGCTATTATCTGGATACTTTACTGTTCCGTCTCCCGAATATTGAGATGGCAACACACTACTTTCTACCCACTCATTTATCTCAATAGTAGATCCTGGAAATAAAGAACCCCAATTCTTAATTCGATAACTTAGTGTGTCTTGCTCGTAGTCTATATACTGTACCTTAGATAGATCCCACCATATCTGTCCTACCTGGGTTTTCCCCCAATGATAATTTTGTCTGACTGACGTGTTAGCATTTGTGCCTACATTATACTTTGCAGGATCAAACGCTGATTTGAATGTAATATCTTGTTCAGCAGCACCCAAAATTTTACCTTTTGCTGGATCAATATAATCTAACGATGATAATATAGCCTGCGATGTTCTATCGTATAGGAATATTCTTGAGACACTAGCAAGATCCACCTTAGGTGCTTCTTGACGAATTTGTCCCCACGCTGATGTAACTGTTGGATTACTGTAATAAAATACATTTCCAGCTCTTGGTACTATATTACCCGTCACACCAAGTGCATCTACTGGCGTAACATCTGCATTATTCGCACCGATGAATATTGAGTTGTAGTTCATTGCAATCGCCGAGCCAAAATTAATGTTTGCTACTAAGCTTGCTGGCGCGAACGATTGAGTAAAGATAAACTTTGACGGAACATCAATCGAATTAAGTGGATTATATAATTCTTCAAATGCATATACTGCACCAGTGTTGTCTAACTTATCAAATATTCTTGTTGAGTTGCCGTCAAATGTTGTGCTAAACCCGTCAAGCTGGAAATTCTCAATTGTAGGCGAGTTTGATGCAGCCGCAACTAGTGTACCAGAAACATTATCATATGCAAGTGTGCTACCAAACTGACTATTGCTAAAAATATACTGACTTATTACAGGATGAACAAGAGTTTGAGTATTGATCAGCGGCGAGCCCAATGAAACTATTTCGCCTGCTGTGTTAGTTTCTAATACGGTAAGACTATCGTTGGCTTTTGTAGAGTTATAGGTCAATCTAATTGCATTTCCTTCAATCGAACTTGATAATCCAACAATGTTAGCACTAGTAATAGTCGACAAAATTGCATAAACATTCGCATTGGCGCTAGTTAAGTCAATAAACTTGTTATTAATAATAATATTTGATGCAGTAGGAACCAAATCAAGTAATATTGTATTGTATGTGATACTTGGATTAGTAAATCTAAAGACTCTACCATCTTGTGAAGTGCTTCCGGTTGCCCCTACAAAAACTTCATCAAGCGTAGAAGATAGGGTAACAGCATTACCAAAGTTTGCTCCGCTATCTAGTAGAAGTGCATTATTAGAATTAAATGTTTGAATTTGACTAAAATTGTTTAGCTCTACATGCAGCACTAAATTCTTTCCTGGAGCTGCGCCAAAACTTATTGTGCTACCACTTAAATAAACATTTGGCGTAACATTAGGTACAAAATTATAGGTAGATGTTATAGTCTGAGTAATATTGCATTGAATGTTACCCGGATTTGTATTAAATATAATCTGGTTTGTACTATAATCAATTGTATAGCTTAATGCTGGCGGAACATTTGGAGTTACTGTAATAATCGCATCTGTGTTTGCAGTAAATGTCAGGTTGTATGTAGATACGCTAGTATTTGTATCTAACACTTGGGTGTATTCTTGCCCGCTCAATGAGTATGTTGAGGCATAAGCATTTGATTGAGTGTTTGGTACTTGATACAGGTTAAATGAAGAAGTTATGCCATCACCAATTATATCTTGTACGCTTCGCGTAAATAGATAACTTTGACCAACAGATGCTTGAGCATTTATTGTTTTGTTCTTAGCTCCAACTACTACATATCGACCATCTGCTTGAGACTTAACTACTGATCCAAATTGATCCCCTAAATCACCATCATTTGGCGCAATAACCGAATTAAAATCGTAATATGGGCCCTGATTTACTTGATAAATTTTTCCTGCGGGATTCTTTGTAAACGTAATAGTGCTTGCGTTTATATCAATGACATAATCGACGTTTGGTATTAAACTGTAAAACTGATTCAATACAGTTATGCCTAATTGATTGCTAATATTAGATATCGTTAGTGGGTAAGTAGTAATATTTCCGCTTGTTGTAATAGTCTGTGTTGATGACGTGATATCTTTAAGAGCAAATGCATAAACAGACCCAATAATCCCGTTCCACTGTGAGTGTGGAGACCCAACAAATAACCACTGTGCATCATCACTTAGTGACACAGAACTACCAAAAAGATCGTCTGTTGCAATATATTGATATGTAGCAAGAGTGTTATAGGTAGCATTCAACAATTCTGGATCTATACTTTGAGTCATTGAGATAGTACCGGTTGAATCGATGTTATAGATTGCAACTCTTCCTTCATTTGGACCAGCACCTCTATATCCCGGAGAACCTACTGCAATTGTATTTTGTTTTATATCAAGAGATTCACCAAATTTTTCTGGTTCTACCTCAGCAAGTCTAAATCGAAGCGAACTCGCTGCCCCGTGCAATGTAGGATTATTTCTAAAAGTTATTGTAGTCTGACCTAAAAATAGTGGGTCAGGATCGTTATATGTGATAACATAGTCGTTTTGTATTCCTGAAATTAATGGTACGCCTATTCCTGCAGGGTTAGATAAGCTATCTGGCACAAGCCCAGGAACCCAAATATCATCCCACACCACAGTTACTATGTTTAATGGATTTGGAGTGAATCCTAGATTACTCAGACTTAACTTAAATGGTGCGGTACCTGGTATTGGCGAACCAAGATACGGTATGTTATATAAAGTAATATTCGAAATAAATGGTCTGTTAGGCGATAGAGAAGGATTTATAGAATTGCCGGGAATATAATTGCCCGCAAGTGTTCTTGTAAAGATTTTTATTGAACCATCATTTGGTAATAAATTACTACTTGGTGCGCCAATGGCAACAAGTAGACCATCAGACGTTGATGCAATTGAAGATCCCACTAATGCATTTGCTGTGATCTGCGTGGAGTATAGTGCTAATGCATCAACGAAGTTCCATGGGTCTGTTTTCTGATATACTGCCCAGTTTGAGTTTGCATCATTGGTGTCGATCCATACCTTATCGTTGTTTATCCAACCTAGTCCCGGAGTTATATCTAATATATTAGTCTGATATTTAACTCTCATGCTACTTAGATTAAACATGTTTCCGTCGCCCGTAATCTCTGGGGTAACGATAAGTGCTGCATTTAAACTATCTGTTATTGCAACAAATAAGGTATAGATATTATTTGTTTGGTCATCAACTGATCGTATTACCGTGTAAAATCCATCAACAAGACTTGAGAATCCCTTAACTACGAATATATCACCTGCAACTAACCCATGAGTCGTGCTTGTTGTAAACAAAGCAAAGTTATTCAATTGGTATAATACATCAATAACTTTAGCCAATGCTTCTGCTAATCTATAAACATTCCAGTTACTAGTGTTATCTTTTGCTACCCATAATTTGAAACCTGTACTAATCGACGGCACTAATGCATTCAATGAAGCAGCATCTGTTATATCAAACACTGTTGCATCAACGTCGTTTAGGTTAACATATCCTGCTGATGCTATGTCGCTGGAATAGATTGACTCTGGTGATCTATTCTCAATTATTGCGGGTGTAAAAGTAAGTGGTTTTTTATATAAGTCGCTTTCATACACACCAACTACACCCGTATCAGTTGTTGTTTCATTATTATTCAACAAAGCAAAAGACATCGGATCATATTTATAAAGATTATCGTATAGTTGAACCTCTAAGAATTGATTGCTCAATGTTGACCCATAGTTACCTACCCTAAATGCCCACTCTTCATAAAAGTTTAGTGTGCCGTTCAGGTTCTCAAAGGTAGCACTTGCTAATGCATTAACTGCATTCTTTGTTCCTTTATCACGAATAAAACCTTGATAAAATTTAACTTGAGAAGTAGTATCTACTCTGAGCTGTGTTAAATAATCTCTATCTCGATATCCGATTAATCCCATTGCATATTCGTTTATGTTTTGATCTGCAACTTGGTTATCAACATCATACATATCTAAAAACTTAGATGCATTGTATGATAAGTTAGGCAACATTCCTGTTTTGAATGCTGCTTGATCTAACTGTGCCCAGTAAGAGTAGTTAAATGTGTTGGTTGCATCGATGTCCTGCAATGCAGAATAAAGAAAGTTGTTATACCCTACAATATCTCCTTGGCGGTAATCTTTCCCTTGCTGCCATGCCTGTACAGATGGATTACTGTAAATAAGTCCTGGAGGATTAAATTCTCCAGTCCAAGAACTTGTTACATCACCAATTAATTTTAATCGGTACTGCCTGTTTCCTAATTCCGGAGCGTAGATGACATCATTGAAGACTGTGGTGTTATCAAAAATTAATGCATTTTCATATTGAACTACATCAACATCAAGCAATCCAATTGTAATGTTTGGTGCAGCAGTTGTTAGGTTAAACTCGCTTGTGTCTCTTATAACAGTAAACAGATTAGACTTAATAACATTAAAGCCAACATCCATTACTTTAGATCCATTTGGAAAATTTGTAATTTCATCTACTACACCATTATTAACAGTAAGTGATATAGAATTAGATATTGGACTAACTACGATGATATTGCCTACTGCCCAACCTTGCTGTGTCCATGTTAGGAACTCTTTTGCGGCTAAAATCCAATCTTTTGCGATCTGTAAATCAGGATCTACTTCGGTAAAAGTAAACCCAAGAGAAATTAGATATCTGCCGTAGCTTGTTAAGAAGTCAACTACTTGCTGCTTATTTACAAACTCGTGACCATACGGCACTGTAATGGTTAACGGTTGATAGTCATTATATATTACACCCGTTAGCCCTGCAGCCGAGATTGTGTAAAAATTGTTGTTTGGGTTACTTGGAATTATAGTAAAGTATGGCTGCTCTGTACTATAGCCGCTTACAGAAAATCCTCTAGGAGTTTTTTCAATTATTACAGCACTATATACTATACTTGATATAGGAGCTGATTTATGGACGTAGACTTGGTAGTTCTCGTTTGGAATAACAATTGATTTATTTGTGCTATTAGGACTTGCTTGATCTGCAAAGATAGAAATAAATGACTGGTCGGTAAAACCGGCAGCTCTATATCCTAACTTAACACTAAGAGTATCGAGATAACTGTGTATCATGGTTGGGCTGGATGCTCCGTATCCAGCAACATAGTCGCTTATCCAGTTCAGGTATCCTGCCTGTCTTAATATTGATCCTGTTGGGTTAATAGCTGTAGCAGTTAACGGCGTAATAACTTCGCCATTTACCTCAAGTGTTTTTAACGTGATTCGACGATTGTTATCTACGAAAAGCCATTGACCTAATTCGTTTGTGTTACTATAGTCTTGAACGTTAGCAAGCTGTGCAAAATATAACGCTGGTTTCATTAGAGCAATTGCTCGTTGTACTGCAAAAGGATAATGGCTGCTTGTTCTCCATGCATTCTCAACTGGGCCGTTATCTCCAAACACAAAAGTATCGTCAACAGTTGACCCGTTAAATCCAGTTACTAAAAATTCGTTAGGTGATAATAAGTTTCCATAAACATCAACTGGTATCACTGTGCTCAGTCCTGGGCGAGCATACTGTGAGTATGTTCCTGCTCTTGTGCCTTGTACAATAGTTCCTGATTCTAGATCATCCCATAGAACTTTGTTTCCTGCCGTATAAGGTGCTGGACCATAAGTGTCTATCCACCAATCTGGCATTTCACTAAATCCAAGCATTTCCCATGCTCTTAGATGAGGTGCATCTGTGTCGTAGAAATATTTGTAAATTCCCTTCCAATATCCAGGAAGATAAGAGCCATCTATTTTATCTTTGAAGCTACTATATGTCCATGACCATTGGTTGCCGCTCTGGAACCACTGATTATCTGAATAATCAGTTCTGTTGTTGCTTATCCATTCCATAAAGCTTCTAGATAAGATTTGGTCAAACTCTGCCTTAGTATATTCTGTTTCGCGAAATTTACCTGGGATAAATTTAAACAGATCAAACTTTGAAGTAGTGTATTCTACTTTGATATTGTTGTAGATACGCTTTTCAAGTTCCAATAGTAGTTCATCGCGCATATCCCCAAATGCCGGCGTAATGCTTCCGTCGTGGCCGCGAATTACTATAGGAGATGATTGATACGAGCTATCCACAAACTTTTCTGGCGTAAACTTTGGATATAGACCAAGTTTTGTTGGAGTCTCTGGTATAAAATTACCATCTGTATTGCTGTATGTATTGATAGTTATTGTGTCGCCATAGTTAAGCAATTTAATAAAATTGATTGCGGGGCGAGTTTGGTCAAAAGTAAAGTCGATGCCTTTTACTAGCTGACTACCATTCAGATACACTAAAATAGCCTTATTGCCTAATATATTGTCATTGAAGATACTTGCGATTTCATAAGCAGTTATATCTACATTTAATACAGTGTATGTAGTCGTTACTTTGTTTCCACCGTAAGGTACCATATCGCTGTAGTACCACGGCGATTTGTCATTCTTTACTGTATTCAACTGTAGCAGAATAGTATCCACTGCGACTGCGGGGTCTAAAATTCCGGCATCTACTACTGATGGGAACGCTTCTAAGAATTTGTTCTTAAATCTATTATATTCTAGTTGGACGTAGGTACTCGCATCCATAAAGTTTAAGTCTTTATTAAGCAAGAATAGTTCGCTATAGATTAACGGAGAACTATGTTGTAAAATACTTCCACCAAAAGTTTTAACTGATAGATCTCTAAGATTGCTTTGTCCTGGAACCTTGCCTAATATCTCTGTAGTATTAGACGCAATGGTTGCTACGTGATTTCTAAACTGTCCGTGCGTAAGCACTGTAAAATTTTCATTTAGTGCATTGTAATCCAAGTTACTTGGTATTTCATAGTACCCAGCAGTTGATACCTGCGTAGCTGAGTAGATTAATATATCAATCTCGTCGCCTACGGAAAGTGTTGACGAAATTGTCAAGTAGTTTACTATACCTACAGTAGTAATAGAATAAGAAGTTGACACTAGTTCAATACTATTGACATATACTTTTAGATTAGGAATAAACTGTGACTGGTCAGGTAAAATATCAATCTGAAAGTTTGATGTAGATCCGTCATATACTGCTGAGAATATTTGATACTGCTTAGAGTTCTCAAATTTCTTAACCCACATATTCTCTTTGATTATTGTGGTTCGATCAACAATAACTGGTATAAAACCAGAGTTGACATTATTCGTAACCGTAGTTAATCCAACAAGTTGGTTAAAAGTATCAGTGTCATAATTATTAGTAAACTCAATATCTCCTACATTGTTAATATTTCTATATGATATCGGAAATCCTAATGCTGGGTCTGCTGTTCCTGTCCCCTGTAAGTATGTGAAGATAGGGCAACCTTTAAACGAGGTTGCATAATAAATAGTTGGATCTCCAAGACTAATAAGATTATTGTCTACTATATCAAACAATGGCGACTGATTTGTAGAAGTCTTTTGCTGCGATTGAACCCAATTGATTCCATTGAACCAATAGCTCTTTCCCGACACAAAACCAGAATCTACTATATTTAAAAGTTGTGCAATGCCTGTTTGCTGACCAGTAGTTGGTAGGTTAGTATTTGTTGCAGTGAAAATAGTGCCAACTAAATTATCTGGTGAACCATATAATGTAAAATCAGTTGTGCCCGCATACTTAATTTCATACTGATACCCTTTGATTAGTGTTCCTGCCGTACCGTAACCATTAACAGTAGTCAATGATAGTGTTCCGATATCTGCTGGCAGCAACGAATAATCAATTGTTCTGAATGATGTATTTGTATCGAACTGTGAGTTATTAGATGGGTTTAGTTTTACTAGCATACCCGTATTTGGTATAACAACATCATATGCTAACACGTCACCGTTTAATACTTCTGTTAAATTTATAAATGATTCTGGTTGTGTTACGAACTGTGCTGCGCCTGTTCCCGTTGTTGCGTCGTTACCTATAAAAGATGCAATAAATTGTAAACCAACTGTTGGCGAACTTACGCCAAGAAGAGACCAGTTCATTGTACCGACATCTGTAATCTGATATGTTTGCCCGCTAACAAAATGTCCTGGGCGAGTATAGATAATGTGATAAGCAATACCTGTACCGGTTCCTGGTCCAGTCGCAACAAACGGAATACCAGGTGTCGGAACGGCGGCACCGACGGCTGCCCAATTTGTAGTTCCTAAGATATCAATAACATACGTTTCGCCTGCAACAAGAGAACCAATAGCTGTAGGCGACGACTCAGAAACAGTGTATGCCCCGCCCGCAATAGTTGCAATATCAATGTTATAAATTTTATTTTTAACATTTGGGTCTTGATCGGCGGCAAAAATTATTGTTTCGCCTGTTTTATATACAGCAGGATCAAAAAGAACAGACCCTTGCACTTGAGTAAAAGCATCGGTAGAAGTAAAGTCTAATATGTTTACATATGGTTTCTCAACTCGTCCATAATTGAAAAGTTGTAGATTAGGACTAAATTCAATAATTGGCCTTGATGCTCTAGTAAGTTGATCTAATAGCGGAACAGTATTATTATATGTTGACGTTGCAGCAATTACATCAGAGTGAAACCAAGAGTTAGTTTTAGACCAGCTATTGCCATCAATGCTTGACCTATTAATCACAATATAATCAAGTGTTGATGTGCCGCCGTATAAGTCTACTGGCAATAATTTAATGCTTGAACCAACACCTTCAACATAATATGTATTTCCTGCATAAGATGCCGGAGTAACTGTGTTGTTGAGTGTTATCTTTAATCCGTTAGTAAATACGACGCCGTTTGGGCTAGTGTATGACTGCTTACCTAATATCTCAGTCTCTACATCAATTTGAAATGTTAACGGATCAACTACTCGAATAGTGCCGTAAAACCCTGGATTTGTCGAGTCAGCATAGTACAATATATTAAGCGAAGCAGAGGCCGGAGGTACTTGTTCTAATTGACCAGTAGTAATCTTATAGAATTCTAAGTTTACATAAGTGCTTCCTGACTTAATAAAAACTTTTTCTCCTACTGGGATATCTTTTATCCATACCAAGTTAATATTTGCTCCGGAAAGCTGTATTTGCCAAATTCCGTTCCAATGTGACGGATCTGTGTTTCCCCAATTTGAAGCATTTGTATCATTTGATGTAAAAATTAAATACTTTCCTGGTAGATTGCTGCTTACTCCGTCAATGCCAGCAAATGTTGCTAGGTTCTTACCTTGTATGTCAGAGTATAGTAGATTTGTTGCAAAATCTATCGACTGCACTAGCGGCATAGTTATAAAGCCATCTTGTGCGTCGGCTTGCGGAACGGTAAAAGTAACTGTTCCATTATCTGTTCCGTTATTATCTACTCCAAGAATTTGACGTGTGCTAATATTTGGCTGAGTTAGTTTTGTGCCGGATGTACCTATGTCAGTTTGAATCCAAAAGTTAAATCCTGGCTGATCTACTACAAACTGATATACTCCTCCTCGCGCTAGAATAATTTCTGGATTTGGGGAATTGTTAAATCCGGAAATAGTGTAAGCATTAACTGCCAGGTTACGAGTAATATCAAATGTTTGTCTTAGGTTAGACGAAACCGAATATACGTTTACTGGATCTGGCCCAGTTGGTAACCAATAGTATTCACTGAAGTTTACAAACTTATCAAAGTCAATCTTGCCATCAAACGTATATGATTCTTGATCGAATAACCGTGTGTGGTTATTCGTTATACCACCATAATATTCTATCTGCTGTAATAGATCAGTATATGTGCTAAAAAATTGTGTCTCGCCGTTGATATCTAAACTAACTACACTTGGTTCAAGCTGGTAGTTTTGACGCTCTGCTGTTGGTTCAGGAACATAGTTGTCGCCTGCGCGATATGTTGGCGCAAATTTTCGACCTATGTAGCCATCGACGCGTTTAAAATCAGGTTGTGTAACTAGCTGGTCCAGGGTTGCGTTCAAGAACTTCTGATTGGCAGGAGTCTGGAATATTAAGGGCAGGTACGACAAGGTTTTTATGATCATAATGTTTTCTTTTTACAATTATCAAAGTGATGTTGTTTCATTGCGCCGCCGTGACCCACCTTAGCACATTGTGGACAAATTAGTTCTTTATATTTGCCTCGCTTTTTGCCGGTTCGATTTTCTATTACTTCTGCAGATTGTGGCTTATATTGGATCTTTATTCCTTTATTCCAAGGAATTTGTCCTTTATTTGCTTTTCCATAAGTATTTCCTTTTTTGGCTGCTGTTTTGCTGGCGTGATCTAGTGATTGTTTTACTCCTTTATTTCTACTCTTGCCTAAGTTAGAACTACTAATATTGGCGCTATGTTCTGCTTTCCTTGGGAGTTTTTGTGGGCCATATTTATTCCCTTTTCTAGCTGCTGCATTGTTAATCTTATGTGATTCTGACTGTGGTCCACATTTAACACCTTTAACTCCTCCATCTAATCCATTTTCAGGTCTTAGGTTTGCCCATATCTTTTTACCATTTTCATCTTTAACCTTTACAATATTCATCTGTTCAGACAACATCAATGCGAACCTAACCAATTCTTCTTTTTCTGTATATAAACAATACCACGGAGTTTCTATATTTTCTTCACCGTGTATTCTTAAATGATCTTCCCAATAATTGCCTGATCCCAAATATTCTTTAAGCAAGTATTGTTCTGATCCAGATGTCTTGCCTAAATACAATAATCCAGTAACAGGGTGTCGTTTAATATAAAGATAAGTAGGTAAAAAATCTATTGTTGTCGTCTTTGTGGTCATTGTTTGCCTAAAATGTCTTTGTTATTAAGTATTTATGCGAGAAATAAACTAGTAATTTAATGAAATTTCGCTTGACTTTTCGGTTAAAAAGCGTATAATAGCTCTATAAGTTAGTTAAGGAGCAATACAAATGGCTTACGATGACGAAATCTACAGCGATCTTCATAAAGATGCATATGGCTGTCGCCCCGGAGAAGCTGGTTTCGCTTACTGGGATTCGCTTACTCCTGACGAGAAACAGCGTCACTGGGATTCGCTGGTCGCCACGATGAACGAGGGCGAGCGTCAGCGTGAAGAATTCGAGAAGGAAGCCATTGCTCGGTTCGAGGCCAAGCTGGCTGATATTATTGCGACTGGCGCTAAAGATCGTGAGACCGCAATCCGTTGGATTTTCGAAGCTGAAAATGATCAGTATGTGTTTGGTGATCCCGACTTCTTCTGCCACAATTACGGTCTGCCCTACGGCTATTTTAAGAAAGTTGCATAATATGACAGTAGACGATGCATTCAAAAAAACATACCCAAATATGACCGAGTCATATCCGCTTTATCATATTCTCAAGAGCTATTTTGCTGAAGGATTTGAGTCAGGTCATAAAGTAGCGAAGTCTACACCGAGGCGCAAGTGGGTTGACCGCGCTGAACGTGAACCTAACACTTTTCCTACCGGGCCGCTCAAGATTAAATCTTAATTAAATCACTGTTCCAAGAACAATGCTGTTGGCGCTTGCCAAGTTAGCATTGATTTGAGAAGCAGTAATAGCAGAAATAATCTCTACATTATTTACTGTTGCTGCACTAGCCATAATCTCATTGGCTTCTGCATTTACTTGATACAGGCTACCAAACATTGCATTAGGATTCGTTGGCACGATTATTATCGACGATACGTTTGGAGAAAGTGCTGTATGCAAGTATGCGCTCAACTCACTGAAATAAAATGCCTCTCCAAAATCCCAGTTATTGATTGCAAAATATGTGTTTATTGCAGAAATAACGCTCGTTTTGATATCGTTATCACTGATATTTAATGCCGCGTTCTTAACTACCTTAAAGGTTGCCTGTAATGCAGGATTTGCCTTATTTCCAAACAATGGCTTGAAGACTGCACTATTAAAAATAATAGTGTCACTGATTGCTTTTGAATTATTTAAGGTGCCGTAGCTCAAGCTCAGCTCATCTGTAGTTGGAGGAGTTGGCTCAACCACAGTATTCGTTGAGTCCTGAATCCATTTTGTATAATCAAGCGCGTATGCATTGGTAAGCAAATAAAGATCAATGATGTTATTTGGGCTTGGATCTATACGACGATAATTTGGGCTGTTGTGGCGGTATTGAAAATATAAATCCTGTCTACCGTACTGTACCAAATAGTTATACACTTGAATCAAGTTATACTTTCCGTTTGTTATTGCCAATTGATAAAATCCAAGATCTCTTGGATCTGTTGCAAAGAAAACCTGCCCATTGTTATAAAGCTGTAAGTTAGGTATGATGTCTACCTTAAGTCCATAGATAGTTACTATAGAGCTTGCCGTTATTGGAAGATACGAAATAAATCCGCCGTATGTTGTATCTTGTTGCAGAAATATATAGGGGTATGTGCCATTAGTTGACGGAACATACGTTTGGTTTACTAGTTCGCGAAAGATGTCTGGGTTGTCTGGCACACCGTCGGCATTCGTGTCGGTGAAAGTAACCAATACGTTATGCTGATCTTGGAATCCGTCAATTCCCACAATGTTAGAATATACGTTCCACGAATAATCAAGACCAAGTGAATAACGAGAATTTGGCACTGGCTGAGGATTAACTTTTAAGACTTTAATAACGTCTCTTATGGTCAAACCAGTCGAGCTATCAAATACCTTAACCTTTGGATCAAAGTAGAAAGTAGTTTCTAGCTGGCTACCAAAAACATAAAATAGACTTCTCCATATTATAGTATAACTTCCATCTATGTTATATTGGAATCGTACTAGCCAACTAGCGTCTAAGTGCCCACTAGAGTTATCTCCTGCGTGTGCATACGAAAACGATGATGTATAATCAGTGTTTGCATCAAGCACGATTGACCAAGTTAGTACAAGTGGATCATAACGTAAACCAAAACTATTGTTAACTAGGATCTTATTTGTTATGTCTGACATATTCTGAGACGTTAGACTATTATTGAATACTGGGATGACTTCGTATAGCTGTGCTGCAGATGGAATATTCTGACTTAATATTACAGGACCTGTGCCGTCAGCAAAATTTCCTACTCCTCCGTTCGTACCATATCCAATAACTTGCATTACAGTTGCATACAAGAATTGTTGATCGCCCGGATTAGAAGGTGTTCCTTGAACTATTTGGTTTTGTGCATTAAAATATGCTGTAGTAGGATCTATCGCTGCAGAAAATTTAAGCAATGCGCCATTATCAATGTATTTTGTGTTGCCGCCAGGGCCGCCAGGAGCCGACCCAACCTGTATAATTTGATTGCCGTTAGATGACGTAAAATATCCCGTAGCACTATTTGTCATCAGTGAACTTAAATGCCAGGCTACATTTGTTAGGTTATATGGGGATGATTCTATCATTCCGATGCGCTGAACACTGTCAAAGTAAAAGTGTTCCATTTCTTTTGAATTTAGGATTGTAGTTAGATCATCTTGCACTAATTGTTGAATATTAGAAGTGCTCTTAAATGTAATGTTTAAGGTAGATTGGGTATTGTTACTGTAAAGATATCCATCTTGGGCAAATATATTTGTACTAGAATACTTTCCGCTTGTATCACTAACGTCAATGTATCTACTAACTCCGCTACTTGTTCTGTTTAATGCTTTAACTTTTAAAATGTCCGAAAATGAAGTATAAGGGAAGATATTATAATCTTCACCCGTAATCATTCTATTCTGTGTGTAATATTGCTGCGGAGCTTTTTGACGAATGTCATCTATTGACTCGGCGACTGTAGCATTTGTTACTGTATAGTTCAACGATGCGCGAATTGTTAATGTCTCAACATTTCCTGCACGTGAAACATAATTTATAGCAATTGATGTATTCTGAATTTCATCGGGCGTGATCTTATATGTCTGACCATTACTAGTTCTAAAATATAATCTATAGTTTCCTTGCGGCACGTTTGCAAATGATCCGTCTCCAAATACCAAATTGATTTGGTCGCCCGCAGTCGTAGTAACTTGATATAGATTTCTATCTGATTGCTGGTTATAGATGACATTGATACCTGCCACTGCCGGCACCGATGTCCAAAGATTGTGCTCAATGAGACTTGTATTTAGATCATACAACCACACGTCTGAGTTATTAATGTTATTGTATCCTACGCTTAGTACTCTATTTGGGATTGCATCTGTTATACTAAAATCCGAGCTTTGCAATGATCCTTGCTTGAAATATAAAAAGAATCCAGTGTTGATACTTCCATTACCTTGATTATCGTTTCGATATAAAACATTAAATCTACTAACAGGCGCCGGAGCAACTTCATAGATATAAGGTTGATTTGTACTTGTCGCACTAACTGCCTCAAAATTCATTGTAGAATTTTGTACTGTAGCTGAGAATGGGAAGGCAGGAATCTGACTTGCAGTAGTATTAATCGAATATTCGCTATTCTCAATACCGTTAATTGTTTGAGTGTTGCCCGGTTTCCCTACAACTTGACTGTCAATAAATGCTGCATTAAGTACGACGTTGAATTGCTCTTGCCAGTTGTAATTAGTAACATCATTCCAGGAAATTGGAGTATTTGCCAAGTTAAGACCGTTTGAGTCTGTCAACGTCTCTGTAGTTGAAACGGACGTAAATTTAAGAAGCCCAGATGACTGAATGTTTCGTTTTGGATTATAGCTAATAAGGCGAGCTAACTTTAGAATGCTATCCCTGCGTTCAGCTGTATCTAAGAAGTTTTCTCTGGCATTTATGTCTGTGCGGAAAGCCAGGCTCTGCCCCATAAAGGCAATAAGATCGATTAGCGCAATAAATTCACTTGATTCTACGTAGTCGTTAAAGTCTTCTGGATAGTAAAGACGCAAGTAATCAATCATTGTCTTTCGTAATGTTTCGAAATCGTACGACGTGAAATCTGCATTTTTAAACGTTGTGTATATTCTCGTCCAATCTTGGTTAACTAATAGAGAATTCTGACGACCGGTTGTTGGCATAATATGTAATCCTTGATATTATGTATTTATGTTAGAAATTAACAGTTAATTTAATGCTATTTGGAAGCGTTTTTGTCGAAGGTGAGTTTAAGTGTATCGGTTTGATTTGTTTCTACGTAGGTTAGTTCTATCATAATCTGTATGCCGTGTTCGTATTCTGAGAGCGTAATTTGGTTGGTTACGATTCTAGGGTCATAGGAAACAATTGAGGTAATGTCTTCCATCATTGCATTTTTTACTTCTGGTGTCAGTGGTTCAAATAATAGTCCCCAGATGATTGTTCCAAAATCTGGGTTCATTACTCGTTCGCCTTTACGAGTATTCAAATAGTTGTATAGGTCTGTCTTTACCAAGTCAAAGTCATTGACTGCAAATTTCTTCTTCTTCCCTATTGTTGAAAAACCGTAGTATGTACTCACTCTTTTTCTCTTCGTTTTTTAGTTAAATTCTCGCAGGTAAAACCTCTATGAATTCTAACTGTATTAGAAATTCTATACATCATTTTAAGAGATAACTGATTTAAATTACAGAATTGTTTCAGATCATTGGTTTGAACAACTTGCCCAGTTAAAGAAGTTATTTCCCAAATATCTGACATTTTAACTTTATCATCATATGTTGATTGAAAGGTGTATGTAGTCATATCTATATTTATGCTGTTAAGGTCGGTGCAATTACGTCGATTGCATAAACACCTAAATTATAATACGTTGTTCCTGTTGTACCGTACGCATCTTCTCCCGAATTCTGACCGTCTGTCCATTTAACGCAGGCGTGTCCACCTAGAAGGTGACAGATTGCTAATTTGCCGGCTACATCAGCTGGCGATGAACTAGCATCTATTACGGGGTTGCCGTTTAAGTCCCTGTGAGATGATAGGTAGGTATAATTTTGCTGTAATAGATCATTCATTGCGCTTTCTTGTATGTCGGGTGAGGTTAGCCAAAGTGCTGCGCTAGTTATACCGTCTTTTCCGGTCCAATACACGCCGTTTCCGTCTGATGCAAGTTGGTAGTTGGATGTGGTATTTGGTTTAGCATATCCAAATGTAATCAGCGCCTCGTATCCAAATTGGTACTTACCCATATAATAGATGCTATTTACGGCTTGATAGTTAAAGTTAGACTCTGATTTCGCAATCTGTGCCTTAAGTGCAGTCAATTGTGCCGCTGACAGTGTACCTAGCCCCGAAGTTTCTGGAGGTTGTGTTTTTAGTCCAGGATTTGATGGCTTTAGAACTCGTGCTGAATCTAGTCCTGCTGTTACTGCATTAATGGGTCCAGGTTGCCCGCCAGGAACGCCTGTTGTCGGGGAAACTATTGGTACAGGAGTTGGTGCAATAGGTCGCGATGATCTTGGTGTTTTTGATATTGCTCCGGTCGACGTTCCTCGTGGCCTTCCAGAAGGAGTAAATGGTTCGTGCGTCGGAATAGGTGTTGGTATTGTAGTAGATACTTTTCCTGTTGCTCCCCATTTCGCGTATGGGCCAAATGATTTAGTTGTTGCATCTGGGTGCGACACGACCGGAATATTTGCTGGTGCAGCAACAGTTGGCGGCTTACTAGTATTTAGATAAAGCATATTTCCGAAGAAGGTTAAGTTACCGCCTGCTAAGAATCCGCCGTCGGTTGCTGCTGACATATTTAATGTACTACCTGATCCAAGACCCACTTTTTGTCCATACATCCCTAAATCTGCCGTTGCTTTGATATTAATCGTTGATGCTTGCTCTTTGATAGTATTCTTTGCCCACATACTAATATTTCCACCTGCATTCATATTAATATCTTTGTCTGCGTGAAGATTGAAGCTACCCTCTGTTCTTAGAGATATATCTGATTTAGAATATACATACATTTTTCCTTCTTTATCAAATTCCATCCAATTAGAGCCACTTGATGTTCCAATATAAATCACATCTTGCTGGTCGTTCATTAAGATTTGATGTCCACCTGCTGTGCGTAATCTGATAAGAGAATCTGCACCAGCAACTGCGTGGTTACCGTCATCCATAACAAACGTGTGGCCGCCTTTTCGAGTAGTTACTTGCCCGGTTGTTTGATCTGTTTTTGGGCCATCTTCTCCGGGCGTGCTAATTCCAAATACTTTGCTTGGACTTTCTCTTTGAGAACTACTTGTTACAACACCTCGAATTTTATCGTCCTCGAGTCCTTGATTAAGCAATACCTTGACTTGGTCCTCGTGAATAACTTTATTGATCTGCAGGAAGTTTGCCCATTTTTGTTGAAGTGTTTCGTTTGTTTCGTTAAACTCTACAGACGGATATGGCGGGTTTGTAAGTGCCTGTGCTAAACTAGAATCTAATGGTGTTTCTAAATTATCAGCTCCTGCTTGTCCTGGTATCGCCCAGTGACTTAGGTCTGGCATGATACACGCAAACCAGTATCCGTGATTTGTGTCCCCGTCAATAAAGATAACCAGTACTTGATTGCCGATATCAGGCGGTGTGAACCACATTCCATATGAATGATTAACTGTCTCGTAACTATTGTCTGGTGATCTGATAGTCGTCACTGATGGTGATCTTGCTGCTCCCATATATGGGTTGGCGTATCCAACAGTAATCCAATGTGACGAATCAGTCTCTACTCCGCCAAAATTTGGAATAAAAACTTGTAGTCTACCTGCTCTAGTAGAGTCTGCGTTACTTTTGACTATACCAATATAGGGACCGACGTCTCTCTTATATCCTGCAACTCTATCTTTGTCAGCAAAGGATGGTATCTTTGTTCCTGCTCGCTTATCTATTGACATTCTATCGCCTTTAAAGTTTAGTTATATTAGTAGTAGTTGATGCTGGGATAGCTACTACTCCGCCTCTTCCAGTAATTGAAAAATTAGAATTAATAGTATCTGTTGCTGGCAACTTAGATGCCGGTGCTCCAATTATTGCACCGTTTGATATTTTCTTTACTGAAGATTCTCTATTTGATGATTGTGTTTGATCTGCACCCGTACTTACTCCAGGTGTAGGTTGTAAATTATAATGATATAAGTGTAACTCTTGTTCAAATCTTCCATTTGTAAAATAGTTATTAACTTTTGTTATCTTATATAGTCCAGAAAACATGCTAGATGCATACTTGTTCGTAGTAGAATCTTTTGGTATTGCCAACCCGTTTATATCATAGTCAGACGCAGTTTTAAATGTTAGTCTAACAAATAAATCTTCGAGATCGGTTGCTATACTTCCGTTTGGTGTTTTTCTGTTGTCTGTAAATTTTGTTCCGTTTACATCTACTCTAGTTTGAGATTTCATATCTTGTAAAGTAAAAAATATATCATCCTGCTTAATAAAATCTGGATCTCCTATAATTTTTAGAGTTACACTAAGAAGATCTCCTGCTACAGTAGATAAAATATTTCTTTCTAGCTGTTTAACCATTTCTGCTTTTCCTCCTCGAGTTGCTGAGGTTGTGGGGATAGCAGCTACTAGGTGAACCTTAGGCTTTAGTTCTGATCTGCCGTTTGCGCGAACATCATTTAAAATAGATGCTACTTGTGCAGATGTTAATACCTTATTAGCATCCTGATTTAGCAACTGCTGCGACGGCGTCGCAGCAGATGCAGGGGCGGCTGAATTAACATCTGCATTAGATGGGTTTGCGACATTGACTATAAAAAATTGCGAGTTAAAATCTAAATCAAAGTTAAGTATATCGTTATTTTTTCCGGTAAAGATATATTCATAATCTTTAGCAATCACCGCAGGTTGACCCTGATAGCTATTCTTATCTTTATCTTGGTATAATATCTTGTGCTGTATATTATATGTAATTTTTTTAGCATATCGATTGTTAATAGTATCATATCCCAAAATCTTAACACTTGGAACAATGTGATACCAGTTAAGAGGTTTTTCTAAAAACGATTTCATTTTTTCTACTGTGATATTGGTATCGTGTGTTGGATCAATTATCTGACTATGAACGTAGTCAGTATTAAGCATAGCAGTATTAATCACATTGAGTATTGATGTTCCTTGATTAATAGTTGTTACAACAACCGGGTGATTGCTATCATCCATATTAGTTACTTGTCCCGACTGAGCAAATAGGTTTGCTTGATCTGTGTTGCCCTTCAACATTGCCAGACTAGTAATTGACACCAACTCTTTGGGCTGAAACTGTGCATTAATTATTAGCGGGTCAATTGTAAATGCAAACTCATCGGCAATTTTACATGCACCAATTTTTTGGTTTACTTGATGCCAGAGATTAACTGCGGTAGGGTAACTACTTTGTTTAACTAACGTGCTTATTTGATTTATTGCAACCTTTTCCTGTACTTGATCTTCTGGTGCAGTTCTATAATGCGAAGCAAGATCTTTGTGTAGTTTGATGCGGGCAGCACTCTGGTCAACTTCTTTTTGGTTAAATATAGTAGATGCTGCATTTACTGCGTTTTGACTAAAAGCTGCCACTGAAGCTGTGCCTGTCGGTACCGCAGCAAAGAAGTCTTTAATACTATTTGCATATACTTGACACTTCATTGGCGTAGAACCAACTGTATCAGTGAATGCCTGGTGATTATATGGAACTGCCGTAAAATCCCACTGTGAACCGCTAAGTGAAACCTTAAATTTTGCGCTAATGATTTGAATAGGAATATATTTTGAGACATTCTCTATTTGCTTTGATATTCCGTCGTTTCCTACTCCGAAAAAATCAATCTGAAGTAGATACGGCAATTGAAAAACATTGTCTTGAATACTTTTGTTGTCTTTGACTTTACTGTAATCTGAGGCTAGATCAAGTAATCTATTTGCTAATGTCATTCCGTATGGTTCAATTATAGTAAAATCAATTGCTAAAACATTTGAATTCTGTGCATACTCTGTGCTACCTATAACGGTTTCAAACGTCATTTTATCGAAGAAAAAGTCAGCATCTTTAAAGTGATTGTTTCGTCTATCTGTATTATCCCATCTTCCGGCAGATGCAATTAAAACACTGTTTGCATCTGGCGTGTACCCTGTCTTCGGATGAGCAGAAAAGCTATTATACTTTTCAATCGATATAGTGTGCAAACTTATATTATAAGAATACGATGCATAGTCATGTAATACATTAGGATATGCTGATTCTCCAATAGGAACTATTTTCTGTATGCCAATAGATTGGTTATTTGTAGGAATACTAGGCTGGCCTGCATTTGCCTCACTTGGTTTTACTTGATAACCAACGCCTGTTAAACTTTTTCTAAAATCTAACAAAGACTGTAAGTCAGCTGTATTTTTATCTACTATGATTTGCTGTGCGTCTCTTTCAGATGACCCTAGAGGTAAGCTGTTAAGTACAACAGTTGATTGCTGTTGTATTTGCATCGATGCAGTTATCTGACGGTTAAGAGTATCTATCTGACTAATCGTTGACATTATAATCCTAAGTCAGATATTAATGTTGCCATCGTTGGCAGATAGATCGACGTACCTACTGCAAAATCAAACAACGGATCTTTAAGTACATTTGGATTTCTCTGTGCAAAGACCCACCACAGTGCGGCATTCTTATATAGATCATAGGCAAGTAGATCTGGACGAAGATTATATACTCTATCTATAGTGTATAGCTTGTCGCTAGGTAACTTACTTATTGGACGATTGGTCATTATGTCTAAGAATTGACCATAAAGACCTGTACTAGAGTATGGACTTGATTTTGAATAAACTGCTGTCATTACATGAATCCTCCACCGATCATTTTTCCTGCTGCAAAATCTGTCAGTTTAAATTTGGTCAAACTTGTTCTACTGTATATTGGTTGCAATGTTACCTGCAATGTACTTTGCAGTGGCAATCTAGTCGAACCAGCAAGTTTCATATTGCTGTTGCTCTTTACTGGTATATCAATATAATCTACGTTTTCTGGCATCGTGTGCATAAAGTTTGTTACTACGCACGGAACATTAGGGAAGTAGTAATCTCCGTACCCACTTAAAAATACCATTGGCGGAGGAGATCCAGCCAAACCTTCATTTCCCCAAAACATTTTTGTAGATGCTCTAAAAAAATAAATGGCTGCTAGTAGATATTGTCCCTCTGCAATAGTTTGGATTGGGAATTCCCCGTTTAACATAATTGAACCTGCCTCACTTCCTTCATAAAACTGCATTGCGTAATTGCTATGGGTAAGAGGTGAAGAAGTATATCTCGCAGTATTCGTAATCTGCAATGTAGGCGTAATAGGAAACACAACTCCGCCTGTTGCATTGAGGGGTGATAAAATTCCAGGATCATCGCCGGTTGCCGTCGCTAAATAAAAGATGTCAGCTGATTTAGCAAGCGATACCTTTATTCTCCAGTCTGTGTTTTCGGCAGACGAACCACTTACTCCAGTATCGACCCATTTTGCGGCAGGGTTATTTGACGGTCCTTGGGCACTCATTATGCCTAATCCAGCAGCCATTTTTCTTATGTTGCTTGGATCGAGTGTATTGGCAAGCGATTGACCTACCGAATTGATACTATTTACTCCGCTAGTGGCAATAGTCGTTAAACCAGTGAGACCTAATAAGCTAGACATTTTTTATAACCCCTTGATATTATGTATTTATTAATGTTATTATGTGCTTACATTATAAGGAGCCAATATGGCCAGAGTTGTTAATTATCTGAATATACGTTTCTCGGATAAATAAGATATGCAGTTCGCGATATTATCAGTATCCAACTGCTCTACTGTCCAAGGGGACATCAGCATGAATATTTATTATGTCTATGCGTATCTAAGAAGTAAAGATTCCGCAACAGCAAAAGCAGGAACACCATACTATATCGGTAAAGGGAAGAATAATAGGATCAACGAAGATCATAGGAATGCTCCTGTTCCCACAGATAAGTCATTTATTCAATTTTTATATACTAATCTGTCTGAGGATATGGCGCTATTCATAGAGACATGCCTAATATCAGACTATGGAAGAAAAGATATAGGGACCGGAATCCTTAATAATAAAACAGATGGCGGAGAAGGACTACGGAACCCATCAAAAGAAACACGAGAAAAAATGGCCGCAGCTAAACGTAACGAATCAGACGAAACTCGTAAGAAAAGATCTATTGCTGCTAAGAATAGAGAGAGGAAACCGTGTCTGGAAGAAACCAAAATTAAAATCGGTATTTCAAATTCGGGTAAGAAAAGAGATGATAAAGCGAGGGAATTACAGTCACTCGCTAAGAAGGGTAAGACCTGGGAGGAGATTTACGGTAAAGAAGAAGCATTACGTCGCAAAAAGTCACTTGTTAATCGGCAACAAGGAAAAGCAAGAGCACCATTTAATGACGAATGGATCGCAAATCTGAAGAAAGCAAATCAGGTAAATGCATTAAAGAGAATAGGGCAACCGTCTCCCAATAAGGGGAAACCGTGGTCAGAGGCAAGAAGAGCAGCACACGAAAGAAAAAAGGAGAAATAAATTGGCCCGTGTTCAAAATTATTTAAACAATAAAGACATTCTAAAAGAGATACACAAGAGCAAAGTCTCATATTGCAGTTATGCTGACCCAAAATATAGCGACTATGACGTTATTATTAGAAGTTTGGGGGAAATACCCAAGCTAATGAAGGGCGGAGAAAAATCTGAAGCAAAAATTGCTAGGGCTGATCGCCTTACAAAGCTTGCCGTAGATGCTGCCGGAGCATTAGGCAAAAAAGTTAAAGCTGATTCGGTTGCAGTTGATCCTGCAACAATAAGCGATCAAGATGTAGTTTTTCGACTAATGACTTGGGATCATATCCCAGAGGCGCCAGCAGCTATACCCAAAGCGGCGAAAACCAAAAAATCTAAAGGCTTAGTCATCGATGACTCGGTTGATATTTTTGAGGATGAGGAACTAGTTGTTGCAATTGTTGCCCCAGTAAAATATGTTAAGGTTAATTTTCAACCGTTTCAGCATTTTATTGTAGATGCTACAGGGGAATCGGTTTGTGTCGGCAAAAGTCATTGGGTAGGTGACTTAGAACGTGGGGAATTTAGTAAAGATCACGGCAAGGTCACTAATAAACTTGCGCTAATGTATATGAAGTTATGTGAGCGTTATGCAACGCGATCAAATTGGCGGGGATATACCTATGTAGACGAAATGAAATCAACTGCTCTGCTTCAGTTAAGTCAGATTGGGTTGCAGTTTGACGAATCTGTCTCGGCTAACCCATTTGCTTACTATACGATGGCCCTGCAGAATTCATTTACTCGTGTTCTCAATATTGAGAAGCGTAATCAAAACATACGCGATGACATACTCGAAATCAATGATTTGACACCAAGTTTTAGTCGTCAGGGTTCAGGTGGTCACGGTAGCGATGGCGGTCATTACGAAGAATAGTAGGATAAATAAGGTATGGCACACAATATCAACAAAATACCAGAAGCAAAAAAACTATTAGACCTTATTACTCAGAACTATAAGTTTCGGACTACTTATAGATGGCTTAATAGTCCAGAATATAATAAGGCCGTCGAGGAGCTTGTTGCTAACGCAAATGCGGCTAAGGACCCAATAACATTTCTGACCAATGTGTTAAGCAAGTATGATCCTAACTTTAAGACCTTAAAACCAAATATGAAGGTCTCGCCGGGAAAGAGCTATCGTATAGATACCCCAAATATCGCAATAGATCCGGCGGCAGCAGCAAAATATCTACCCTCGCCCGAAAAACAGGCTCAAATTAAAGCATTACAAGATAAGATTGCAGCCCACAATGAAGAAATTAGAAAGCTAAATGCAGCAAAAGAGAAAGCAACAAGAGCTGCTGAAAAGGCGGCGGAAGAACACGCAAAAATTAATCCAATTTTTGACGAAAAGACACTTAAATATTTTGCATATATTGAGGCAAACTGCGGAGAATATCTGAAAGCAGTTAGAGAGACAGGAAAAATACTATATCGTGGACAAAGAGACTCTCAAGCTCCAATCTTTGTTGGGTATCCTCGTGAAAATAGAAGGACAAAAGACTCATCTGAACAAGCGCAAAAACTTTACGACAAGTATCTTACGATGATGGGGTTTTCGGCATTAAGGTCAAATAGCATTTTTACAACGTCTGATGAGGACCAAGCAGGTAATTACGGGGACATCTATGCCATATTTCCTAAAGACGGGTTTAACTTTACGTGGTCAACAAAAGAGGAAGACCTAGTTTTAAACAGTATATCAGACGTAGATAGAAATCATCTTGATCCAGAGGATGCATACTACGAGTTTGCTGATGTCTTTGACGACTTTGGTAATGAATTAGATAATTTAATATATGACACCGAGGAGAAAACTGAAAAAGTGGCACTAAAAAAATCTCCTGCAATGAAAGCATTTCGTAAATTGCTGTCAAAGTGGGACGATATAGATTATTGGAATGATGATACAAAGAAAATTTACCGTGTGGCGCTAGAGACGGCTGAGGCATTCCTAACCTTAAGTCAGTCTGTGCCGCAAGTAAAGAAACTTTCGTCTCAGGTTAAAGAGGCAAAGAAGACCATTGCAGTAATAAAGAAAAAAGAAGAAATCTCGCCTAATAAAGCTGCTGCGTCTGCAATGATTAAGAAATTTGGACTATTAAATACTAACTTGGTTGCAGCACTAAAATCAGGACACGAAGTATGTATTTTAGGTGAATATGTTGCAGTTAGTGTCGACGACTATAAAAAACAGATCATGAGTTATTTCTTAACTAACAACAAGCCAAAAGCAACAAAGAAGGTTCCCACAAAGAAGAAAATAGCTAAACCAAATATTGGGCAAAGCAAGGAACCAGCGGAACTTGGTGGTAGCACAATCAAAAAACCAGCAGGAAGTGTTAAGGGATTTAAGGTTTAGTAGAAGTTGCTTGATTTAATATTGCCTGTGCTTTTGGCGACAACGGCTTTCTCAGAAAGTGATTCAGTTTTTTGCCAGTTTTAGTTAGCGTTTTGTTAAACTCTTGTTCAGGGGTCAAATCTTCAGAGTCCTTTACCACGTTGTTAGTAACCAGAGAAAAGTCATTTCCGAACATAAGAGCATAGAAGTCAATGTTTTGCTTTGTTGCTTGAAAGGCATTAACAAAATAGTCGTAATCAACCTTTCTACCAATATCAGCTGGATTAGTAGCAGATGATGGACGGTCTTGTATTCGATTATATGCAACATCGTATTCAGCATCAACAAATACCATAAAAGTATCGTAACCGGAATGTTTTAGTTGTTTGTTCAGATCCATTAATCGATCATAACTTCTACCGGTCGTGTTGATAAGTAGCCCAAGCATTCCTTTTTCGAATACACCTTGTCTGCGTAAAGTAACACTAAGTCCTCGCTCGTAATTCGGATTGACGGGAGATTTTCGTTTATTAAGATATGCCAAAGTATGATCAATGTCTTGCAACTTTAATCCGGATGAGGGCAAACCAAGTTGATTTATTACTGTATTCTTGCCGGCGCCGGGAGGACCTGCAATAAAAACAGCCTTAAAAATATGTGGGTCATTTATACCCTCAAAGAGAGATTGATCTAGTTCGGAAAGTAGCATATTCATATTTAGCATTCTGGACAAATGATCTGCCGAAAAGTTTGATTCTTGATGGCAAGATAGCATAAAATAGTAACATAACTTAAAGACTGGAAATAAATGGCAAATCTATTTAAGAAAGCAATGGTTTTCACAGACCTGCACTTCGGACTAAAGTCCAACAGCGATGTCCACAACAATGATTGTATCAATTTTATCAAATGGGCAGTAGAGTTAGGCAAAGAGAAAGGGTGTGAGACGTGCTTGTTCCTCGGCGACTACCATAACAATCGTGCCAGCATGAATCTCAAAACGATGTCGTATGCTGTTCATGGACTTGAACTACTAAGCGAGAATTTCTCACAAACATTTTTCATTCCGGGCAATCACGATTTATTTTATCGTGAAAAGCGAGATGTCCAAAGCGTTGAGTGGGCAAAGCACATTCCCAACATTCACATTGTCAATGATTTTTTTAAAGAAGGCGATGTATCGATCATGCCATGGCTTGTTCATGATGATCACAAGAAGATTCAGAAGGTTAGTGCTGAGTATTGCTTTGGTCACTTTGAATTGCCGCACTTCTACATGAACGCAATGATAAAGATGCCAGACAACGGAGAGATTCAGCAAGACCACTTTGCAGGTATGGGTTCTGTCTTTAGCGGACATTTCCATAAGCGTCAGCATGGCAAAAATATTACCTATGTTGGAAACTGTTTTCCGCATAACTACGGTGATGCCGGCGATGATGCCCGCGGTGCGATGATCCTTGAGTGGGGCAAAGAGCCAGAATATTTCTCGTGGTCTGATCAACCGAGGTATCGTGTATTTGATCTTAGCAATCTTTTACAGAATGCTGAAACTATTTTAAAACCCACTATGCACGTGAGGGTAAATATTGATATCGACATCAGTTACGAGGAGGCAACATTTATCAAAGAAACATTTGGCAGCACCTACAATCTTCGTGAGATAACACTGCTACCCGTTAAAAAAGTTTTAGAGGGTGCTGATACCCAACCAGGATCAATCGAGTTCTTATCAGTTGATCAAATTGTATCTGAAGAACTTGCTGCAATCAGCAACGGACATTATGATCCTAATCTTTTATTATCAATCTATAGGAATCTATAAACCTTGGCACTGAAACTAAAATCAATCACAGCGAAGAATTTTCTATCTGTAGGAAACGTATCACAAGCAATCAATCTCGACCGCAATGACCTAACACTGGTCTTAGGTGAGAATTTAGATCTCGGCGGAGATGATGCTGGTAGCAGAAACGGCACAGGTAAAAGCACGATCTTACAAACGCTCTCTTACGCTCTATATGGGACTGCCATATCGGATATCAAAAAAGATAATCTTATAAATCTCACTAACGGCAAGGGTATGATAGTTACTGTTGAGTTTGAGAAGAATGGTATTGCCTACCGCATTGAGCGTGGCCGCAAGCCCGGCGTATTGTTGCTCTATAAGGGCAATGTTGCGTTTGAGTCGAAGGATAGTGACTCACAGGGCGACTCTCGTGAAACACAACATGAGATAAACAGAATTATTGGCATGTCACACAATATGTTCAGACATGTTCTCGCACTGAATACCTACACCGAACCGTTCCTTAAGATGAAGGCAGGTGATCAGCGTAGCATTATCGAACAGTTACTTGGCATTACGATGCTTAGTGAAAAAGCAGATACGCTTAAGGAACAAGTTAGAATTTCAAAGGATCTAATCACAAGCGAAGAGTATCGCATTGCTGCTTTAATAGAAGCTAATAAGAAAATTGAAGAGCAAGTAGAATCTTTGCGTCGTCGTCAAAGAATATGGGAAAAGAAGTTTGAAGAAGAGATCAAAGACCTTACAGATCAACTTGAAGACTTATTGAAGGTTGACATTGACGTAGAAATAGATAATCACAAAGCACTTGAAAAATATTTACAGAAACAGAAAGACATAGCAGACTTAGAGACAACGCTGTCTCGGGCTAAGAAAGATCTTGAGCGTGAGCAAAAGGGGATTGATAAACTTTTGCCGGACATTGATCAGTTAGAAAATCATACCTGTCACGCTTGTGGGCAGGACATTCACGATGATAGGCAACAACTTCTTCTTGATTCAAAAAATGCCTCTCTACAAGAGCATAGAGATAAGGTCATTGAGCTTATAGCGTATGTTGATGGTCTGACAGAAGCAGTCTTGGAGATAGGAGAACTTGGAAACCGACCAAAAACCTCATACAAAAAGTTTGAGGATGCTACTCATCATAAGACCACTGTTGGGCACCTAGAGAAACAGCTCGAAAGCAAGATTGCCACTGAAAATCCATACACTGATCAGATACACGAAATGGAAACTACTGCGTTGGCAGAGATTGACTATTCTATCATCAATGAAGTGACTCGTCGCAAAGAGCATCAAGAACTATTGCTCAAGTTGCTAACTAACAAGGATAGCTTTATTCGTAAGCGCATCATTGATCAAAATTTAACTTACTTAAACTCTCGACTATCAACTTACTTGGATAAGATTGGGTTACCTCACACGGTAGTGTTCCAAAATGACTTAACTGTTATGATTGAAGAATTAGGCAGAGATCTTGACTTTGACAATTTATCTCGAGGTGAAATGACTCGAGTTATCTTGGCGCTGTCTTTAGCATTTAGAGATGTTTATGAATCACTATATGAGCCAATCAACTTGCTTATAATTGACGAACTTATCGACTCTGGTATGGACTCGAGCGGTGTAGAAAGCTCAATGTCAATTTTAAAGAGAATGGTTAGAGAAACAGACAAGAGTATTTGGCTTATCTCACACAAAGATGAATTAACTAGTCGCGTATCTAATATACTTCGTGTGATTAAGGAAAACGGTTACACCTCATGGGTAGGAGATAATGGATAAATAAAGGTGCAGTTCGCGGAGTGCAATCCCAACTGCTCTAATATAAAAGGACTATATCAGCATGAATATTTATTACGTCTACGCATATCTCAGAAGTAAAGACTCTAAGACAGCAAAAGCAGGAACACCATATTATATTGGTAAAGGTTGTAATGGTCGTGCATACGAAGAACACCGTCGGCGAAATGTTGGAGTTCATACGCCAAAAAATAGAAAATATATAGTCTTCCTTGAACAAGGCCTAACAGAAATCGGTTCATTAGCATTAGAGCGAAGGATGATCAAATGGTATGGTAGAGAAAATATAAAAACTGGTATTTTATTAAACCAGACTGACGGGGGTGAAGGAGGATCAGGAAGGATTGATTCCGAAGACACCAAACGAAGAAGAAAAGAATCTAATACCGGAAAGAAACGAAGCATAAATGCAAGAAAGAATATTATAACAGGTAGAATGCATATTGATTACTCCGGAGATAAAAATCCATTCTATAATAAAACACACACTTCTGCCACTAAGAAGCATTTGGCAACCATAAGAAAAAACAAATCTTATGAAGAAATATATGGCGATAATGCCAATTATATTAGACAACTTAGAAGTAAGGAGCTTAAAGGAAATAACCGAGCGGCTGGTCCACAAAAGGTAGTTACTTGTCCTCATTGTAACAATACTGGCGGCAAGGGTAATATGAAACGGTATCATTTCGATAAGTGCAAATTAGCTAATTTTACCGTTTACGAAGAAAAAATAATTTCAGCTCTTATTTAGAGCATAAGTATTAAAGCATTAAACAAAGGAGTATCACAATGTCAGCAACTCATCAAGCAATTTTAGACGCAATCGAAGCGTACAAGTCAGAACATTCGAAATTCGAAGAAAAGGGGGTGGCCGCTTCCGCAGCTAGGGCAAGATCTGCTCTTGGCGACTTAGCAAAATTAGCCAAAACTCGGCGTGCCGAGATTCAAGAAACTAAGAATGCACGACAAGCCGCAAAGAAACAGTAAATTTACATAACGTTTTGAGCCGTTACAAAAGAGAACCAAAAAGACACGTAGACCACTATAAACTACAGTATCAGGTAAATACTTTATACTGGAGTTTATTATGGATTTAGGTCATTGGCAATATCCGGGAGAATTTAATACCGACGAGTGGTTTGGTTTTATCTATCGAATTATAGATACTACCAACGGAATGCACTATATAGGTAAAAAGCAATTTTGGGCAATCAAGCGCAAGACTGTTAAGGGAAGAAAAAACAAAAAGGTTATCAAATCAGATTCTGATTGGAAAACATATACAAGTTCTTCAGATTATATTAATGATGCTATCAAACTTAAGGGAAAAGAAAATTTTACTTTTTTAATTGAGGCGTTATATAAATCTAAAGGCTCGCTAAGTTATGCAGAAATTGAGTATCAAATAAACGAAGATGTATTGCGGGCAAAACTAAGTTCGGGTGACAAAAAATACTATAATAAAGCAATTGGCAACATTAAATTTATACCACCAGACGAACTTAGCGAAGAGACTAAATTTAAAATCTCTACGTCATTAACCGAACTATACCAAAATAAAGACAATTTTTGGTTTAACAAGATGTCAGATGATGAGAAAGAGATATGGAATCAGAAGTATAAAGTTGGTGATAATAATCCGACTAAACGCAATAAGAGCAAAGAGGACTATACTAAGTGGATCGAGGATAACTGTGCAGGTAAAAATAATCCCATGCACGGCAAAACAGGTGAATTATCACCGCGATTCGGCAAAAAACCATTTGACAATTTATCATCAGATAAGTTACAGTTAGTAAAAGAAAAGTGTTCACACCCGGGCGAAGAAAATGGTATGTATGGTCGTCATCCCTTTGCTAATTTAACCGAAGACGAAATGATTAAAGTTAAAGAAAAAATGTCACACCCGGGCGAAGAAAATGGCATGTATGGTCGAGCATGGTATTTAAATGCCTCTGAGGAAGAAATACAAGAATGGAAGACCAATATAAGTAGAGCAACAAAAGGCAAACCAAAGTCAGAGAAAACTAAATCTGCAATGCGTGTACCAAAAGGACCACAGAAAAAATTAGAATGCCCTTACTGTAAAAAGATAGGTGGATCAGGTAATATGATTAGATTCCACTTTGACAACTGTAAGATGAAACCGCAATAAATCATTATGGACACCACTACACACGATAACAAGGAACTATCCGCAGCTCAAGGGTAACGATGGATTTCTTGTTACAGTGTATCAATCATGGCTTAACTGAGACCACCTCTAGGTAATAAAACAATTTAGAAATAAATTTTGAAAACGAACGTGTAAGAAATTTTGTATCCTTGTGTGAGTAGCGTTGGCTATTCCCCGTTGAGTCTGCTCTGAAAGAAGGGCCGTCGGATAATCTCGGGTGATACACGACTAGGAATTAACGTAAGATTCCAAAAGATTGTGGCTCTGTCAGAAAAAGATACAACCACAGGCAAGTATGACTTCGCTAACTAGGGGTTATGCTGCTACCGCTGTCAGTCAAAGCTTGAGTAGGGGGTACAGGACAACCGCCTCCGTTCGATAAAGTCGTTATCGAAATCTCATTTAGTTTAGTGTGAAGGGAACCTCCTACAGAATGCCCAGGTCTTTTTCACTTTGCCTTATATAGGCAAAGTGTGAGCATTGCTCCACAGAATACCAATTACCTGAAAAGCAAAAGCAGTTAAAATAATGCTTTTAAAAACACATTGATTAAGAAATAAGCGATGAGTGAAGCGAAAGCGAAACGAATAAGCTGGTGTGCAAAGCACACCAATTAAGTATAAGAAATTTGTATTATAATGAATATCTTCGAAATTGAATTAGAAAAATGGCAAGCCACTTTCTTTTGTAGTCTTCATGTTGTCTTCGATAATTTTGCTAATGATTTTTCTTTCCTGTTCACCGAGTAACATTCCATCGTCATAGGATATACTGCCTCTCATATACCAGCACATTCTTAAGATTTCTTCCTTTATGGCTTTTGAGTCCTTATCATATCGGTTAAGGAGTGATATGATACCTGCTTCATCTAAACTCAAAAGCCGTTGTCGAAAAAATGTGTATAGTCAAACTCTACTGCTAGTTTAAATATGTTTTCGCACGAAGCGCACTTAGTTTCCTCTTCTTTGATGGCTACCGCTTTGGCGAATTCTTTTAGTTGATTTTGAACTTGATGTAGTACACTGCTTTTGGCATTTCGGTAATAATCACTAATAAATGAAGAGTCAGTAATTAGCATTCCGTCTGCGAGTATGCTTTCTGTAGCTAATGTGGCATTGTTAACATTTATATCGATCATATTCTTAATGTGTTTTTCAAATTCTACTTTTCGAACATCTTCGTCTAACGCTGGGTCAGCTAATGATTGAATAAGTTTTTCTTCCTCAAAAACCATATTACCTGATTTTGATACTTCATAATAAGTAAGTGGCTTAAATTTTATTATTAGTCCATCATCAGTTAAAATAGTCTGACTATAGTCTGGTGCTCTTATTTCCCCTAAAACTTTTTGTAGATCGATATCATAATCGTGCTCTTCGTTGCATTTTGGGCACTTAGCAGTTATTGCCATAGTTGAGCCATAACTAGCAATTCGAATTGCTATAAGAGTAGAATCAACATCAATGCTAGGCATCGCCCATGCATTTTTAATATTTGGGCAACATGATTGAACTACATTAACAACGCTTGTACCATTAATAAGAGCATCAGGTGTTCTTAGAATGATCTCATCTTTTGCTGTCATTGGATATACGGGAATTTCTCCTGTTACTGGCAATTCAACTGTGCCATCCTTCCAATATTTTCCTTCACTAGTTAGTTTGATATAGATAGCAGGCTGCCTAAAGTGTTTTGCAAGAGGATTATTGCTAGATGCCGTTTGTGTCATGATTTTTTCCTATAAATATAGTAATACAATAGTATTTAGCAATAATTAACATAGGGTATTTCAAAAATGACAGATACAACACCAGAACAACAGGCACTCATTGATCAGGCATTGGCAAATCAGATTAAGAATTATAAAGATCTTGACAAGTTTATGAAGAAAATGGGATTGACTATGCAAACCTCTGAAAAAGAGTATAAGAAGACTGTTGATACAATGAAAAAGCTTCAAGATGGGATAGTTGAGCTTCAGGAAGAATATAAAAATGCTGCTACAGATGCCGAAAGACTTTCTATAGAGAAAAAGATTATAGCAAAAAATGAAGCGAAGAAAGAAGAATATTATGCTGCCAGAAAAGAATCATTTCAAAAAGCTTCGATGGCAAGCACAGGTGCGGTAATAAAAGGATTTGTTACAGCATTCGGAAATGCGACAAGATCAGCATTGTCTGGCGGCGACGCATTAAGCGTTTCTGCGGGATTTATGGAATCTGGCATTGATACAGCAAATGCTGGAATTCAAGCTGGGTCAAGTGTTATGAAAGACTTTAGTCATTCGATGGTAGGTGCTGATGGTAATGTTACGAAAATGGGTAGAGGTGTTTCTGTTGTTGCAACAGCACTAGGAAGTCTAAGTGGTGCTATATCAGAATTAGCTAAACAGGGAATTGGTTTCATGCTTAAAGAAACCAATATGGTACTTGATGGCTTTAGGGAGATGTCATCTGTTGGTGCAATCTATGTTGGCGGTATGCAAGAAATGATATCGGTATCGCAGTCAGCAGGTTTAACGATGGGTCAATTCACAAAAGCGGTTGCATCTAATAGACAGGCATTTGCAAATGCAGGTTTAAGTGTTAGCGAAGGTAGCAAACGTATGGCAAAAGCTATTCAAGCTGGCGGAGAATCAGCACGAAACGGTATGTTTGCATTAGGTATGTCTATGGAAGATCAAGCAGATGCAACTGCTCAAACTATGGCATTAATGGCGGGACCGACTGGTAAATTAACAGCCAGTAATGCAGAAGTATCTCGTCAAACTGAAGAATATGCTAAGAACCTCAAAATCGTATCTGATATAACAGGTGAAGATGCTAAGACCAAGCAAGCAGAGATACAGAAAGAAAATGATAACTTGTTTATGAAGCAAAAACTTAACTCAATGGACGAAGCACATCGAATTAAGTTTAATGAGATGCTACAGAATATGAATAGTGATCAACGTCAAGCACTAGCTGAACAGATGAAATATGGTTCTGTTATTAGCACAAATCTTGCAGCGGCACAAGCAACAAGTCCTGGTATAATGAAAGCGAACAAGGAATTCTATCAAGCAGTAAAAGATGGATCTGAGTCAGGACAAAAAGCAAGGGATATTCAAATGAGTAATGCGGCTCAGATTAAAAAAGATGCAGCTAGTCAAACTTCACTGTCGATTGCTACAGGCGAAACTGCAGAAGGTATGAGTAAAATCATCGGTACATATTGGGACACTGCGGCACAATTCTCAGAGAAAGCAACTAAGGCATCAGAGAATGCAGCTAACTCCGCGCAAGCACACGGAAAAGCAGTTAAGGCATCAGCAGGAGGAACCACAGCAGTTGATCTAATGGCAGCAAATCAGAACTTTGCTATGGGTATGCAGCAAATAGCAGTTGATAATTTGCCAGCATTTTCTAAGGCATTAACACAGACTATCAACGATATAGGTGCAGCAGTAACAAAAGTAGCAGGTATGACAATAAGCACAACTACCGGTGTTATGGGATGGCTTTCCTCACACAAGACAACAATAATGAATACTGCTTTGGTAGCAGGCGGAGCAGCTTTAACAGCAACAACAATAGGCGCTGGTGCCGGAGCACTAATGATGGAAACAGGTGGGATAGGGTTAATGAGTCAAATGTCAGGCGGTGGTTTTGCAGATGGAGGCATATCATCAGGCCCAACATCAGGCTATGCTCAAAAACTTCATGGAACAGAAGCAATTGTTCCAATGAAAGGTGATAAATTAGATACAACATCAAAAGGATATGCCGAAGTAACTAAACGAATGGATAATCAAGGGACTGATCCAGCACTAATAAAAAGTTCAATTGAATCGACAATGTTACTTAAAAGATTAGTTGATCTTAATGAACGAATATTAAGTATTAGCGAAAAAACCCTTCATGCAGTAGCATAACATATAAATAAGACATAAGGGAATAATTCATGAATTATCAGACACACTATAATATATTGATAGAAAGAGGGAAAGATAGAATATTAGAGAAATCTTATGAAAAACATCACATTATTCCTAAATGTATGGGTGGTTCAAATAACAAAGAAAATATAGTAAATTTAACGCCAGAAGAGCATTTTGTAGCACATCAATTGCTTGTTAGAATTTATCCGAATCATACAAAGCTAATATATGCAGCACATATGATGGGAAATACACGAATAAACAACAAAAGTTATGGGTGGATTAGAAGAAAATTTTCAGAGTTGCTCATTGATAAAGAACGATCATTTATTCGTAATGCAAAAATATCGATCTCAAAGAAAGGTATATTAAAAACCGAAGAGACAAAAGCAAGAATGAGAAAATCAAAAACAAAAGAACATGCGGCAAATATTAAAAAGTCAATGATAGGCAAAACATACACTCAAGAAAGATGCAATAAAATGGGGAAAACTAAAAGTATACAAAGATGGTTTAATAATGGAATAGTATCAAGAATGTGTATTCCTGGACAAGAACCAAAAGATTTTACTCAAGGAAGGTCAATTAGGAGAGTGAACAATGTCTTGGCGTAAGCACTTTCGAGCAGCAAGCATCGGAGATTCATCAAGCCCGATTAACGGCGGCTCAGCACCTTCTAGTTTCGGTGTTAAGAACTATCAGAGTCACTTACCCGACGTATATGTCGGTCATCCTAACCGAATTGAGCGATATAATCAGTATGAACAGATGGATGCAGACAGCGAAGTTAATGCTGCGTTAGACATTTTAGCTGAATTCTCAACTCAGACAAACATAGAAAATGGCACAGCATTTGATATTGAGTTCAACGAAAAGCCAACTGATAACGAAATTAAGATAATTAAAGAGCAACTTCGTCAGTGGTACAAACTAAATCAGTTTGACAAACGCATCTTTAAGCTATTTAGAAACTGCATTAAGTACGGCGATCAAGTTTTTGTGCGTGACCCAGAAACATTCCAACTTTTATGGACAGAGATGTCGAAAGTTACGAAGGTTATTGTCAATGAGTCTGACGGCAAGTCACCTGAGCAGTATGTTCTTAAAGAGTTAAACCCAAATCTACAAAATCTAACAGTGACAGCAGTTACTACGTCAGACACTTATATGAATCACCCACAAGTTGGTGGCCCAGTCGGAACTTATACACCAACAGTGGCAGGACAGGGCGGCGGTTCAAGATTTGCAACATCAAAAAATGAATCAGTTATAGATGCTGAGCACGTTGTTCATGTAAGTCTCACTGAGGGACTCGACATTGCTTGGCCGTTTGGAAACTCAGTGCTGGAAACAATTTTCAAAGTATTCAAACAAAAAGAACTAATCGAAGATGCTATTATCATCTATCGTATCCAACGCGCACCAGAACGTCGTATGTTTAAAATTGATGTGGGAAATATGCCGTCACACATGGCAATGGCATTCGTTGAGAGAGTAAAAAACGAAGTTCATCAACGCCGTATTCCAACACAGTCAGGAAACGGTACGCCAATGATGGATGCAACCTATAACCCAATCTCAATGAATGAAGATTTCTTCTTCCCTCAAACAGAAAACGGCCGTGGGTCATCTGTAGAGATATTAGCAGGTGGTCAAAATCTTGGCGAAATTACTGACTTGAGATTCTTCACAAACAAAATGTTTAGAGGATTGCGTATTCCATCAAGCTATTTGCCTACACAAGCAGACGACTCCCCTGCACAGTTTAATGATGGTAAAGTTGGTATTGCAATGATTCAAGAATGGAGATTCAATCAGTATTGCAAACGCCTACAAGGACTAATGGCAACATCACTTGATAGAGAATTCAAACTGTTCATGCGTTTTAGAGGAATTAATATTGATTCTGGTATATTTGATCTAAAGTTCAACGAACCGCAAAACTTTACAAAGTATCGTCAAGCAGAAATCGACCAAGCTAGAATTGGTGCATTTACACAAATAGAAGCTTTTCCATACTTAGCTAAACGTTTCTTGTTAACAAGATACTTAGGACTTACTGAAGAAGAAATGCAAGAGAACGAACAAATGTGGGCAGAAGAACATGCCGACACAGAACTTGCAACTCCTGAAGATGCTAACTTGCGTAGTGTAGGCGTTTCAGCTGGCGGAATATCATCTGACTTAGGAAACATGGAACCAATGCCAGGTGAGGGAGAAATGCCTGGTGAAGCACCTGGTGTCGGACAAGAACAGGGTGGTGCAAATGTGCCTACTGCTCCTGTAGGTGGTGGTGTTCCTGGAGTGACATAATATGGTAACGATTGCCTACTTATATAAATGGACAGAATTGTCAACTAACAAATGGTATTGTGGATCACGGACAAGAAAGGGATGTCATCCAGAAGATGGTTATCTTTGTTCAAGTAAAACCGTTAAACCGATGATTCTCGAAAATAGACCAAATTGGAAAAGAGAAGTATTAATTATTGGAGAACCAAAATATATTAGGCAATTAGAAACAAAGTATCTGAAGATACTTAATGCTAAAAATGATACAATGAGCTACAATCAACATAATCAAGATGGTAAATTTCACACTATTGGCAAAGATCCTTGGAATAAGAATACAAAAGGAATATGTAAACCCAATAAAGGAACTTTTACTAGAGGACATACTCCTACAAACAAAGGAATAAAAAACTTAGACCAAGCAAAAAAGATGATTGGAAACACATACGGCGAAATGAATAAAGGAAAGATATTTAAAAAACAGCCAAAAATAACCTGTCCGCATTGTAATAAAGTAGGCGGAGCAAGTCAAATGAAACGCTGGCATTTTTCTAATTGTGCGGTTTATCGCCAAGCACCGCCTGGCGTGGTCTAAATTCGGTAAGCGAGTATAAATACCATTATGCGAGAATTTAAAAACACGTATCTTTGTATTAAACAGCACTCGGTTACTGGATTAATTTATCTTTGCCGAACACAACAATTACATGCTGATATGTTAAAATATACTGGTTCTGGAGATTATTGGAAAGATCACCTAAAGAAACACGGTAAAGAACATATCATTACCCTATGGTATTGTTTGTTTACAGAAAAAGAAGAATTAGAGAAATTTTTTCTTATGTGCTCGGACCAATGGAATGTGGTCAAATCACTAAACGAAAGTGGTAAGAAGATATGGGCCAATGAGAGACCAGAAAACGGATTAGATGGGGCAGTTAAAGGTATTGCGCAGACAGATAAACATAAAGAAAAAAGATTATTATCTATTAAGAAAACGTGCCAATTAATGTCAGTAGATGAAAGAGCACATAAGTATGGTCATCCTGGTGAAAAAAATCCAATGTTTGGTCCTTGTAGCGAAGAAAGAGCAAAGAATATAGGTTTGGCTAATAAAGGTAAGCTCAAAGGATCAACTCGCCCTCCTTTCACAGAAGAACATAAGTTTAATATGAAACTTGCTAAGAAGATAAATGGAACTGGCGGTAACGGCGGGGCAAATAAAGGTAAAACACTTTCTCCTAGAAAAATATGTACATGTCCGCACTGTGATAAAGTTGGAACACAGGGAAATATGCAACGTTTTCACTTTGATAATTGTAAATTTAAGGAACAAACATGTTCGTAACAGAGCTACTTACAGAAATGGGCGACACAATTGAGTCACTTCCTCAAGGATACTCTAGCGAGGAAGATGATCAATCAATTCTAAAATTATCAGATCTAAGAAAAACTCGTCTTACTCTCGGTCAACTCAATAAGTTAAGAATTCTTAACGACACAAGAAAAATTGAACATGAACAAAAACTTAAAAAAGTTTCTGTGCAATATAAGCCAGCAGCCCAAGATGCTGGTGGCGGATTCATGTAATTTTAATCAAATAGACTCAAAAACACTCCAAATCATACATTTTAATAATAACTAAGTAAATAGTTATATACAAACGTGACTATCTTTAGTCACGGCGAGAAGTACCCAATTTAAAGGAGTTTTAAAAACATGAGAGCTAATAAATTCGAGCAATTGGTTGAATTCATTATTAATGCAGATGAAGCCAAAGCTAAAGCACTATTCCACAAAATCATTGTAGAAAAATCCCGTGACATTTATGAAAGTCTTGTTGATGAAGACCAGTTCCCAGTTCAGCGCGGACGCGGTGGTGAATCACTAAGCAACGAAATCGAAGATCACGATGACGTTATCGACGGCGACGAGCACGGTATGCACGAAGGCGAAGAAGATGACGGAGAAGACTTTGGCGCAGATGATGAATTTGGCGACGAAGAAGGTGGTCAAGATGATGAGTTTAGCGACGACGATGCAGAATTAGGCGGTGAAGAAGATTTCGGCGACGAAGACGAACTAGGCGGAGAAGGCGAAATTGAAGACCGCGTTATGGATCTTGAAGATGCAATCGACGAACTTAAAGCAGAATTCGACCAGTTAATGGCAGGTGAAGAGCACGAAGAAGAAGAATTCCCAGGCATTCACGGCGACGACGAAGATGAATTAGATTCTGACGAAGGCGAAGAAGATTTCGGCGACGACGAAGGTGAAGAAGATTTCGGCGACGACGAAGAAGCAGTTGGTGAGTCAGCATCAGTTTATGAAGCTAAAGATGAAGCTAAGGCAAAGAAAGAAGCTAAAGCAAAGAAAGAAAAAGAAGCTAAAGCAAAAGAAGCTAAAGCAAAGAAAGAAAAGGCAATGAAAGAATCACGTAAATCACCAGCAGACTTGATGCGTGAATACGTTGAAAAAGTTGCTCCAGTTAAGCCAGCAGAAGGTGACTTCGTTGGAACAGGTGCAGAATCAGGTGGTAAGCCAACTGTTAACAAGAAGAGCACACAAATTTCTGGCAAGAACGATATGGGCGGAACATCAGCTAACATCGCTCGTGGTGGTTCAGAAACAGCTCCAGACGGAACATCGGCATACAAAAAGCCAAGCAACTATGCTTCTAAGGGCGAAACAAAAATGGGTCGTGATTCATACGCTAATACAGCAGGCGGCCGCGGCGACAAGTTGTCAAAAGTTTCCAAACCATCGTCAAAAGAAGGTTCACCAGCAGGTGCTAAAAACACAGACGGTACAACCATCAATGACAAAAGCATTGGTCAAGTAACAAAAGGTAAGCCAGGGTTTAAAGGGTAATAGGTAATGTCATTATATCTTAAAGAGAACTTAACTTTTGATCATGCTCGTATGGAAATCATCAACGAGGATGATGCTAAGGGTGGCAAGACTCTAAAGATGAAGGGTATTTTCATTCAGGGCGGGGTAAAAAATGCAAACCAGCGCGTTTACCCCGTAAATGAAATTACTAAAGCTGTTGGAACCATCATGGAACAAGTTAAGGGTGGTTATTCAGTTCTTGGTGAAGTAGATCACCCAGATGATTTAAAAATTAACTTAGATCGTGTTAGCCATATGATTACTGATATGTGGATGGATGGACCAAATGGTTTCGGAACATTAAAAGTGTTACCAACACCAATGGGTAACTTAGTTAAAACTATGTTAGAAGCAGGTGTTAAATTGGGCGTTAGCTCACGTGGATCAGGAAATGTCAATGAAGCAAACGGACACGTTAGCGACTTTGAAATTATTACTGTAGACGTTGTTGCTCAACCAAGCGCACCATCAGCTTATCCAAAAGCCATTTACGAATCATTAATGAACATGCGTAACGGTCATAAGATTATAGATATGTCAAAAGAATCCTTAGAAGACCAAAGAGTTCAAAAATATTTAAAAGAGGAAGTTGTTAAAGCGATTAAAACGCTTAAACTTCGATAAGAGATTTTAGCAATTGCTAAGGCAATGCTGAATGTGTAGCAAGTAGTAGAAGTAATTATTAAGGAGAAAATGTATAATGTCCATTAATGCCATTACATCATTGCTCGAAAACGGCATCATCAACGAAGACACAAAAGCCGCTATTAACGAAGCATGGGAAGCTCAGCTTGCTGAAGCTCGTGAGACAGTTCGTAGTGAGTTGCGTGAAGAGTTTGCTCGTCGTTACGAACATGACAAGAATACAATGGTTGTGGCTTTAGACAAGATGGTAACAGAATCTCTTCAAGTTGAAATTGCAGAATTTCAAGAAGAGAAGCGAGCTCTAACTGAAGATCGTATCAAATTTAAAAAGTTTGTGCGTGAATCAGGAAGCAAGTTCCAAAATTTCATGACTGAGAAACTAGCAGAAGAGATTAAAGAACTTCGTTCAGATCGTAAGATCAACAACGAAAGCATGAAGAAGTTAGAAAAGTTTGTTATGAACCAACTAGCATCTGAAATCAATGAGTTTGCAAAAGATAAGCGCGAAGTAGTAGAAACAAAAGTTCGTTTAATTGCTGGAGCTAGAAGTAAGATGGCTGAGATGCAAAAGGCTTTTGTTGCAAAGAGCGCAATTCTTGTTAAAGAAGCTGTTACAAAAAGTTTAGAGTCTGAATTGACTCAATTACAGGAAGATATCCAAGTTGCTCGTGAAAATATGTTTGGTCGTCGTCTGTTTGAAGCATTTGCTAGTGAATTTACTGCAACACACCTAAATGAAAATAAGGAAATTGCAAAGTTAACTTCATTGGTTAAAGCTAAGAACCGTCAACTCGAAGAAGCTAAAGCCACAGTAACAAAGGCATCCAAGTTAGTTGAATCAAAAGACCGTGAAATGAAAGTTATTCAAGAATCAGTGGAACGTAAGCAAGTAATTGCCGAACTGCTAAAACCATTGAGCAAAGACAGAGCTTCGGTGATGTCCGACCTTCTTGAAAGTGTACAGACCAATAAACTGCGTTCTGTGTACGATAAGTATCTACCATCAGTTCTGAACAACGCTAAATCAACAGATGCGCCAAAAGCAAAGATGTTGAGTGAGTCGCGTAAAGAGGTGTCGGGTGATAAAACTGCTAAACCAAGCGTTCAATACGATACAGATAATGTTATCGAAATTAAACGATTAGCAGGGCTGAAGTAAAATAAAAATCTTAGGAGATAGAAAAAATGTCACAACAACTATTAGAAGGCCGTTGGAATGAAACCAAAGAAGCCCTGTTAGAAGGTCTACAAGGTTCACGCCGCACTTCGATGTCAGTAGTATTAGAAAATACCCGTAAGAACTTAGCTGAAAACGCTACTGCTGGCGGTACTCAAGCCGGTAACGTAGCTACGTTAAACCGTGTTATCCTTCCAGTAATTCGACGTGTAATGCCGACAGTTATTGCGAACGAAATCATTGGTGTTCAACCAATGACTGGTCCTGTATCACAGATCCACACTCTACGTGTGCGCTATGCTGATAACATGACTGACACGTCACCATACGGAACTTCCGTTGCAGCAGGCGATGAAGCATTAAGCCCATTCAAGATTGCAGCAGCTTATTCAGGTAGCTCTTCAACAGGCCGTGCAGATTCAACAGCAACGCTTGAAGGTGTTCCAGGTAAGCGTATCAACGTTCAAATCTTGAAGCAAGTGGTTGAAGCTAAGTCACGTAAATTGTCCGCACGTTGGACTTTTGAAGCAGCTCAAGATGCACAAGCAATGCATGGTTTAGATGTAGAAGCAGAAATCATGGCAGCGTTGGCACAAGAAATTACAGTTGAAATCGATCAAGAAATCCTAGGTTCGTTGGCAGCACTTGCAACAACTGAAGAAACATATGATCAATCAGCAGTAAGCGGTACTGCAACATTCGTTGGTGATGAACACGCTGCACTTGCTGTTCTTATCAATCGCGTTGCTAACAAGATTGCACAACGTACACGTCGTGGCGCTGGTAACTGGGCTGTTGTTTCCCCAGCTGCATTAACAGTTCTACAATCTGCTACAACTTCAGCTTTTGCTCGTACAACTGAAGGTACATTCGAAGCTCCAACAAACACAAAGTTCGTTGGTACATTGAACAGTGCTATGAAGATCTACGTAAACAGCTATGCATCGGACGCAACTCCAGTGTTAGTTGGATACAAAGGTACAAGCGAAGCAGATGCACCAGCATTCTACTGCCCATACATCCCATTGATGAGCAGCGGTGTTATTCTTGATCCAGCAACATTCGAACCAGTAGTTGGCTTCCTAACACGATACGGTTATGTCGAACTGACTAATACTGCCAGTTCGCTTGGGAATGCAGGAGATTACCTCGGGGAAATAGCCATAAAAAATCTTTCGTTTCAGTAGGATTAAACGAGATTTTTGTAATCGTAACACAGCAACAAAACAGAAAAGCCCGAGCAATCGGGCTTTTCATTGTCTGATAGGTCGGTGAATATTATTTATTAGAACGTGAAGTTCTATATAAATAAGTATATAAGGAATATACAAATGTTTAATAAATCTAAATACACAAAATACTATCATCAAATAACATCACGCGCCCAAAATCGTGAGATAGATACATACACCGAAAACCACCATATTATTCCAGAATCAATGGGAGGACCAACTACTAAAGAAAACTTAGTTACTCTTACTGCACGAGAACACTTCATCTGTCACTGGTTGCTTACCAAAATGACAACTGGTAAAGATAAAGCAAATATGATCTATGCGTTAAATGGAATGAAACGCAAGAACAAGTATCAAGAACGATATGAAACTAAAATAACAAGTCGGGTATATTCTCGCCTTAGAAAAATAGTAGCAGAGCAACACTCAGAATTTATGACAGGAAGAACTGCTTGGAATAAAGGGTTGAAGTTAGAAGGCGAAAAATATAAAGGCGGAAAGAAAAATAAAGGTAGAGTTCAATCTAAAGAACAAATAGACAATAGAGTAGAAAAAAATACTGGACAAAAGAGAACACAGGAAACTAAAGATAAGATCGCACAAGCATTGACTGGTATCATCAGAGGTCCAATGTCACAAGAAGAAAAAAATAAGAGATCAGCGTCGACAAAAGATAAACCAAAATCAGAAGAATTCAGCAGACATTTATCAATGTCATTAAAGAAATTAGCAGCAGAAGGAAATCATCATTCGCAGGTTGAAATGAGTTGTCTTCATTGCGGCAAAGTAGCAAAAAAACTATCGTACTCAAGAAACCACGGAGATAACTGCCCTAAAAGTCCAGTGTATAAAGGGCCAAGAAAATACAAGAAAAAGGGAAAAGTAGAATGACTAAACAAACGATTTACGGACGATTCGAATACCCACTGGGCAACACCACCTCAGAAGAACTTTTTGCAAAATATCGCGATACTAAAATAGTGGACGAGCGAGGAATCCAAGTCGGAGGAATCGGCTCAGCAAGAAACGTTTCAGCCAATACAGCCATTCTAATGACCTACGACGAAGAGTCTGAGGTATTTCTTACATTAGCACTGTCGGGATTACCTAATGTAAAGCATAATTCTTTTATAAAAGTATAAATACTATATCTAGTTATAGGAGTTACCATCATGGAATTTAAGAATACTAACCCATCCGCAGCAGATTTTTTCCGTAAATATTCGGATATCGTAAAAGAAGCAGAAGAATCTGAAGGTGACAAGGCAGTTGATAAAGATATCAAAAAACTTGCTAAAGACCAAAAGAAAGATGTGTCTGACTATAAGAAAGAAAAAAACAAAGACGATAAAGAAGATTGCAACGAATCGTCAAATTATTACAAGAAGATGATGGGCGAAGCACACGAAGGCTTTGCCGCAGTTGAAAAATCAGTAGCAAAAAATCCAAAAGTTCGTGATCCGGGTGCTGTAGCAGCAAGCATTGGCCGTAAGAAATATGGAAAAGAAAAATTCCAAAAAATGGCCGCTGCTGGGAAGCGCCACAATGAATCAAAAGAACTTGACGAGAAATGGGATAAAGACGTCACCCTAAATCCTGCCAAAAAAGGTATGTTCAAAGGTAAATCAAAGGCAGAACTAGAGAAGCAAGAGAAGAATCTCGTAAAATCAGGGCCTCATAAAAAGGGAAGCGCCGAAAATACTAAAGAACACGAACTGAACTTTGCTATCCGTGCTAAAGGTGGTTGGCAGAAAGGCAATGAATCAAAAGACCTTGACGAAAAGTGGGAACCATCAGCAAAACTAAACCCAGCAAAGAAGGGAACAATGCCAAAAAGTAAGGCAAAAGTCAATTCTGAACTAAGCAATCTCAAGAAGAGTGGACCACATAAGAAAGGGTCTGAAGCATATACTAAAGAAAAAGAACTTAACTTTGCTAAACGAGCAAAATCTGGATGGAAAGAATCAGTAAAAGAATCAGTGTCGTATGAATCTTCTGTAGATTTTGAAGATGATTCTTCAAAAGTTTATGAAGCACTTACAACAGCATTAAAAGTGTTATCATCGCAAGAATGGTTAGGTTGGATGAAAGAAACAGATAATAACTATAATCCGCCAAGACGCGTTCAATCAATGAACCGCGAGATTCGTCAGAAATTGTCAGAAGTACAGACAATGTTCGATGAAATGTATAATATGATGTCGGACCTTGGATAACATCTTTTAGAGATAAATCTGAGTCTTATTTTTTCTAAGACGACGAATTGTCTCTGAGTTAACACCGTACTTTTTAGCTAGTTTAGGAGAAGATAATTTACTGTTGTATATGTCTTCTACTTCTTCTATTGAAAACTTATGTTTTATAAATTGTCCAGGATCTCCTAAGTTATTAGTAATCTCTTTATATGTTTTTTTAGCTTTAATATTTTCAATTACTAAGCGAGTAACTTTATAATTGTCATTGAAATACTTAAAGTTTCCCGACTCAAGATATATTTTTCTAATAGTTTCATCTGATAAGGGAATTCTAATATATTTACCGCCACCTGAACCAGGCGGTTCAGATATATTCGCTGTTATTTTTTTATAAGATCTTTTTCTTTTCACACTATGAATCTGACCTGCACTTATTTTATATCTATTAACTAAAATTCCAGTAGGCTCACAAGAATAATATATTTCAATTACTTGTTCTTTTGATAATTTTGACGACGGGTTGCCTGTCCCTGAAAATTTATTAGAATGATGATTTCTGCATTCTTCTCGAATTCGAGCAAATACTCTACTTGTAATTTTATTCTTATACCTTTTTTGATATAGATTTTCTCTTCTCATACAATCTAATGCATTTATCATTGAATAATAATCTCTACCATCAGTCATTTTTGTAAGAAGCCAATGACAGATGAAGTGTTGCCTAGCACTTAATGTTACTAGATTAACATCTGTATCTTCCCCCCCAATAGACTGAGGTATAATATGATGATTTTCTGTATATCCGGTTACTGTGGAAATTCTTGAAGATTCAATTATTTGGTAATACCATTTCGTATATTTGTTTTGTTTAAACATATAGTTATTTATACATTGTGCCATTTAATCAATAATTTTTAGGTTTTTTCATCTACGGCATAAATAATAGTGTTCAATGAACTTATGTGGTTTACGGTTATTCCACGTAGATACTAGAACTATCATTTTTCAAGGAGAACTAAAATCGGACGCCCACTAAATTTACACAAATTCGGCAATGAGAGAAGTCTTGTGTCGAGAGATCAGATTGCTGTTCAGGCTAATCTCGGAGCAGGCACAGTTACGGCCTATCTAACTCAGCAAAAAAACAACACAAAGTTTCACGTGGTCGACGGTGCAGGCAACACTGCGATCTGCGAATTTGTAGACGGAGGAACTCTTGCAGTTGGACAAATGTCTTGCCAAGCTACTGTCCACGGCGGAGGAAATTTTAACGTAAGCAGAATCACTAACCGTTTTGTGTGGGACTTTACTTCGACGGGAACAACAGGAACAGGCAGCGACACAAATCGTCCAGGAACAAAGTACTACTGGGGTTTTGTCGATCAAGCACCTGATTCGTTGCTTGATGCTCCATCATATGGTTTTGCTGTTCTACCTTCAGCATCACGCCCAGCAGACGCAAACGAAGCACCGTAATCGTACTATAGAACTACTAAACGGCAGATTACTCTGCCGTTTTTTACGAATGCAAGATTCGTATAAATACATAATAATCAGGAATATCCTATGGCTAATGTAAAAAGAATATCGAGTTCGTACTCAATTGTTGGTACCACCGGAAACACGGCTGTCTCGATTGGCGATCCTACATTAAGCTCTGCCCTGTTTAGCGTTCACGGGAATGTTGCATTTGATGCAGGAGCAGGAACAGGTATCACAGCAGTATCTGGCATAACAATGGGAGCCATAGTATGGGATAATTCTACACATAAATGGTCTCTATCAAATGATGGCTTTACATATTCTCCTATTTCTACAGTCATTGGAACAGGTATTGGAGCAGTGGTTGATGACCCATACCCTACATTAGGTGGAAACTTAACAGTAAACGGGTTTTCAATAACATCAATAAGCAATAACATTGTTTTGACGCCGGCAGCAAATACAGAGATTAATTCTGTAATACAATTATTAGAGATATCTCCTGGTCCAGGAACAAATCTTCCAGGGTACAATCTAATATATGCCAATGTTCCGGCCGCAGGTGGTTCTGGAGTATATGTCACCAACGAGGTAGCAACAGGAGAAGAACTAATCACAAAGAGTAAAGCATTCGTTTACTCAATAATATTTTAGGATAATACAACATGTCGATTTCAAATAATATATTAAGCAATACAGTCTCCCAAGTCTATTCGAGTACCGGAAACTCAGCGATTACAACCATGTACTTTTGTAATCTGAGTCCTAATACACTTTCAATTAATGTTCACTTAGTGCCATTCCTCCAACAGAGTGGTCTTGGTCCTAGCTGGCTGAACATATTTTATTCTAATTTGTCAATTTTATCAAACGATACATATATAGTTGCTACTGAAAGACTACTTTTGTCAGATGGCGATGCAATATGGGCAGATGCTTCTGGTGACGGAAACGTAGTTGTTACAATAAGTTCAATAGGAATTTAAAAAATGGGAAGATCGCTTAAAAATACTCGCATAACGCCTATTGGTACTGCTGGCCAAGTATTAACAGTTAGCGGTGGTTCACTAGTATGGGCAGCACCAGCAACAAACGGTACAGTAACTTCTATTACTGCTACAACTGGCACTGGCTTATCAGTAAATGACGGAACATCAGCGTCAATTACAAGTGCAGGTACATTTGGATTCACATTAAGCAACAACCTAGTAAGCGTATCAAGCTTATCAACAATTGGTACAGTTGTTCGTACAGGTACAGATACATTTACAACAGGTAACATTACACCAGTAGCTGGCCAAACAGTTATCGGAGGAACAATATCTGACCCAACAATTGGTTTAGCTACTGTTACTCAAACATCTGGCGGTACTTTCCAAAAGTTCACAACTGATTCTTATGGTCGTGTAACTCAAGCAAACGCAGTAGTACAAAGCGACCTGACAGGCGTACTTGGTTCTTATTACTTGCCATCAACGGGTGGTTCAGTAAGCGGTAACGTTACATTTACTGGCGGCGCAACAATCAATGGTGTACCAACACCAGTTGCTTCCACTGATGCAGCTAACAAGGCATACGTCGACGCAGTTGCTTCGTCACTAAATGTACACGCAGCAGTTGATGCATTATCAACAGGTAACTTAATTGCTACTTATACAGCTGGAAGAATCGATGCAAGCGGTGGTTTAGGTATTAGCGCAACATTAACAGCGACAACAGCTAACGTTGCTCTTGTTGTTGATAGCTACACAGTAACAGTTGGTGCTCGTGTCTTAGTAGCTGGTCAAACAGATCAAACACAAAACGGTATATACACATTAACAACTGATGCAGCAACAGGCGTTTCTTGGGTCTTAACTCGTGCAACAGATTACAACGACCACACAGCAGGCGAAGTTGCTGCTGGTGACTTTGTGTATGTTTCAGAGGGTGCAACTTATGCTAAAACTGGTTGGACACAAACTAATGTAGGAACAAGTACATCACCAGTAGACGCAATTAAAATTGGCACAGATCCAATTGCCTTTACACAGTTCAGCGGTGCAGGTTCGTACACAGCAGGAACAGGTTTACAATTAGTTGGCGGTCAGTTCTCAGTAATATACGGTGCTGGTGTTGCTCCTGTACCATCAGGCGACGTTGGTATTGATCTATATTCAACAACTTCAGGTGCGTTATTCTTAACAGAGGATGGCTCAACAAGAAGCGCAAACGCAGCAGCTAAGTTAGGAGTATTGTTAGCAGCTTCTGGTGGATTAACACAAGATGCAACTGGTTTATATATCCCAACTGCTGGTGTTACAAATGCAATGTTGGTAAACAGCTCAGGAACAATTGATGCTGATACAGGTTCAGGCGTATTTACTCTTGGTGGATCAATTAACATATTTGGTACTTTGAATAGAGTTACGACCAACATTACTTCAGGTAACCTTGTAGTAGATATTAGTAATATCTATGTTGGTCAATCGTCGATTTCTACTGTAGGCACAATTACTACTGGTACTTGGAATGGCACAACAATTGACGTAGCAAACGGCGGTACAGGAAAAGCAAGCACAACAGCAAATGCACTATTACTTGGTAATGGAACAAGTGCGTTAACAGAAGTAACTGCTGGTACTACTGGTCAAGTATTAACGATCGTAAGCGGTGTTCCAACTTGGGCATCACCAGCTATATCAACTTTCAATGAACAAACAGGCACAACTTATACTTTTGCCCTATCAGATGCAAATTATAACACAATGACTGCATTTAACAATGCATCTGCGGTAACAGTAACACTTAGCTCAGTAACTGGTTTCTCAGTTGGTGCAAGCATTGATTTTATCCAGAAAGGTGTTGGCAAGGTAACAATTTCACCACTTGGCGTTACTGTTAACTCAGTCTCGTCATATTTATCAATCTCAGCACAATACGGAGCAGCAACGTTGATTCAAGAATCTACTAATGTGTGGTACTTAATCGGTTCATTGGCAGCGTAATATGTTTAAAAATTACGGAGTGTGGATAGTAGCATCATCTAATCCAGCTATGCTCACTCCAGCAACAATCACAACAGTAGGAACAGACTATGTATATCACTGGACTACAGTGGGAACCTGGTCAATAACTCTCTAGCATAAATAGAGTATAATCGGAAATACAAAATGGCACTCATTCAACCAGTAATCTTAGTGGGTAATAATATAGTTCCAGCAGGAACAGGGCAATACATTGATCCTACATCACTGGGGTCTGGATCACCCACAAGCTCAACATTTTTAACTGGGGCAAATACGTGGGTAACAATACCATATGACATAGTAGGTGGAGCCAGTAGCTTATTAACTTCTGGAGAAAAAATACTTAATTTTGTTGCAGTTAGACCTTTTTCATTAGCTGCCAATGTATCAGGTAGCTATTGTGTGGCAATAACCGCGCCCACATCAACGGCAGTTTTCTATCTTAATAAAAACGGATCTTCTTTCGGTTCAATGTTATTCCCATCGGCGTCAACATCAGCTACCTTTTCATCAACTGCTACTTCTTTTTTGATAGGAGATATTTTATCTGTAGAAGCTCCATCACCTGCCGACTCTACATTAGCAAATGTTGGGTTTACACTAATGGGGATAGTATAGTATGCCAGCCGTATTTGGACACTTTTGGAGATCGTTAGGTAAGATATACTCGGGCATATTAACTAGTTTATCGCCTTTTAGAATTGCTCCTAGTGGCGGATCTACAGGAACTCCATCCTCGCCATCCTCAAATAACGATCTTGCATTATCTCCCGATGGAAAAAATATGTATATTACAGGAAACAACAATACTATAGCTGTTTATACAAGAAATACTACAACCGGAGAACTTAGTTTATTAGAAGTCGTAAGCACAGGACTGGGCTCGCCTGGACCATGCACCGTTTCTCCTGACGGAAAATATGTATATTTTAGCAATAATAATACACAGCAAACAGGAAAATATACCAGGAATACTAGCACAGGATCACTTGGATCAACATTCTTTGGGTACGCGAATGGTAGTGTCTATATACAAGGAAAACCGGTTATAACAGCCGATGGCACAGGATTATATATAGGCAACACCAACACCATTATTCAATATTCTGTAAATACTACAACAGGCGATATTTCATACTTAGGGACGTTAAATACAAGCACGTCCATTGTATCAATTGCTATATCTTCTGATGGAAATTTTGTATATGCCGGCGGAACTCAGCTATATACATATTCAAGAAATACATCAACTAATTTATTAACACAGTCGTCATATATAAACTCGACAGCAGATAACTTGGTATTATCTCCAGATAATAAAAACATTTATGCTGACGGCCCGTATCAATACAGTGTAAATCAAATTACCGGAGTAGTAACTGCTTTATCTCCTGCATCCCTCGATATAAACTCATATACTTCCTTATCTCCGGTTGTATCCCCAGATGGAAAACATGTGTATGGTGCTGAAAATGAGGCAGAGGGATTCTTAGAGTTTAGCAGAAATACAACTACTGGGGCTCTTACGCCGCTAGTATCTTCCTCATTTACGGGGTCAATTTCTGGTACAACTCTAACAGTTACCAGCATAGTAGGCACATTATACATTGGATCGATTCTTTTAGGCTCAGGGATAGCGGCAAGCCAACGCATAACAGCATTTGGAACAGGTACAGGAGGAACAGGAACATATACCGTAGTGACAAGTCAAAGTTTTGGCCCTGGACCAATAACCTCATCTAATCTTCCGTGTACCGGTTATTCATTGAATATCTACGGAGTAGCAATGTCTTCTGATGGAAATTCTGTATATACAATAGATACTTCAGGTAATATATTTCAAGCTCAAAGAAACTAACCCAATAGCTTAAAGAATTTTTTTACTCGATAAAAATCTAATAAATAGTATATAATCGAGATAAACTTATGGCAAATAGACTCCCTTTAGTATTAAGCAACGGACAACTTGAAAATCTGCAAACCGGAGACATTCTCAGCACTAACATTACCGGATCTGCTGCTTCCGCATCGAGCGTCCCATACTCTGGTATTACTTCTTTTCCTACGCAAGGAATTAATTCACAGACAGGAACCACATATACCTTTACAGCGGCAGATGGAACGTATGCAGGTCAGATCGGTAATTTTGTTCTATTGTCTAATGCAGCAACTATCACAGCGACCATGCCACCAAATTCAAGTGTTGCTTTTCCGGTAGGAACTACCATTACCTTAGTTCAATATGGTGCAGGAAAAGTCACTATAACAGCAGGCGCAGGTGTTGCTATTAATTCTCAGGGCGGATTTAAATCAATTGGTGCTCAATATGTTGCAGTGAGTTTAATTCAAACTGCTACCGATACTTGGCTATTGCTTGGTTCACTAATATCATAATCATGAACATACCTTTTGGAGTTTTAACAGCCGCAACTTTAAAGTATTCCCCAACATTTATATCAGCGTCTACGGCTACTACATTTCTTGGTAATGCTACGTCCGTAACAATAAATTATCCTACAGGTATTTTGACGGGAGATACATTAATAATCCTCCTAAGCATACAACAAACAAGCTTTACTACTCTGACTCCCCCTAGCGGATGGACATTATTTGGCGGCGTCTCCCGTTTTGGTTCAATGTACAAAATGGTGGCGACTGGCAGCGAGACCGGTACTACCACCGTTAGTTTTACTACAGCAATAAGTAATTCGTCATATGCCGGCGGTATGGCAACAATGATTTTAGTGCGCGGCGCGAATCCTAACGGAATCCCACAAGTAGCCAATGGAGGAGATGCTGTTAGTCAAACTGCAAATGCACCATCATTAACTCCGTATACAGGAAGTTCATTATTGATATGCTGGAGTAATGAATTTACAGCAACTGCAGGAGCAACATGCACTGTGAATAATGGACTGACTTTAAAGTTAGATACTACAGTATCAAGCGTAGGTGCTGGCACATATAAATCACTAGCAGTAGCTACTAAGGCACTTACTTCTTCGTCAGCAACAGGAATAACATCATTCGTTTGGTCTGGAAGTGCCTATGAGTCGGTTGCGTCCTCGATTCTAATCTCATAGATAAACACGGCTATATTCACTAAAGATATATTTAGCAAGATCAGAGAAATTAAAAATCACCAATCAGAAAAAGTTCCAACAGTATTTTTATCTAAGCTTGTATCAAACTTAATTCCGCTTGCTGCTTCTACGGTAGCCAAGCTAACCACAAACTGAGATAGATTTGATTCTGGCTTGTTTGGCATATAAAATGCAATCGACTTTCCAGTCTTAGCATCTATCACAACCTTAAATAACCAATCAGGAACCCAAACTTTATCTGCTCCGATAGTTGCTGGTGTTGCAGACTTATACACTGGTCCAGATATCACGTAGACACCTTCAGGATGAGTAGCAACATATTTGCGAATCATAACTTCCATTGCTTTCCAAATCACTTCGTTGTTCTTAAAGTTTTGTGGAACCATATTGCTCATAAAGAATGACTCAGATGTTGTTTCGTGAGTGACACTAAAATCCTGATCTGGAGTCATATGGCCCTTATCGCATCTTCCGCCGTTGCAGATTGACTTAACGTAATCTTTTGGCTTTGATTGATATTGTTTTGGAACAGCAGGATCAACCCTAAAATCGTTTGTTCGTTTAGCTTTGCCGATATGGTTCTCTGTTAAGAATTCAGTTGTATAAATCGGATTCTTAGCCTTGAACGAATACGCAACAGCATATTCTTTGTGGCAAATATACAAATCGGACGAAACAACCGGTGCAGTCTTATAGGTAAGCTGTTTGCAGTTATCATCGATGCCATTGGCAAGCGCAAAAGGTGAAAGGCATACTAAGGCCAGCGTGATAAAAATAGTGCGTAATTTCATGTTAAAATACTCCCTAAAGGAGTATTTATGCGTAGTTTATGTGATGAAAATTAGTGTTTGGGGAGATTTAGAAACGCAAATAGTAATCTGTTGCTTGAAGTTCGTCAAGCTCAACATAAAACTTAATGGTTTTCTTGAATATAGAATAGTTAATTTGCTCTATTGTTTTAACTGATATATTATTCTCAGCTAACCATTTCTTTTTCTTAGATGTTATATCAGAAGAGAGAATACTGTATTCCTGCAAGATAGATGCTTGGGTAAGTTCTCCGGAATAGATATCGTTGCTTGATGTCGAGTCTATCTCAATGGTAGCTAAAATAATTCTCGACATCACACGATTAAATATTTTTCAATATTTTGTTTGTCATTGGAAGAACAACCTCTGATACCTTGTCAATAGAAATAAAGAAGTCGACATCGACGATCATATCATTTAACTCAGTTAGACGCTGATTAATATGATCTTCAATATCTCGAGGATCTCTGCCACTGTCAAGCAAATCTTTTATGTCAACCTGAACATTTGTGCCATCTATTAGATTCACAGTAAGTGACTCTAACAGCTCAACCGGAACTTCTTCTTTAGTTACCGACTTTAGTATTTGTTCCCATTTTTGCCTTGCATTCACATTGATTTTTTTGCTTTTACTCTTACGAGGTTTTTTGGGCAACGTCATTCTTAGCCTTAGGAGGACGACCTGGTCCTCGTTTAACTGGTGCTGTAACTGCCGTAGGAGAAATTTTCTTTGCTTCGCCTTCAAGGCGCTCTGCCTCTGCTAACATAGACTTAGCCTCAACTCTCATTCTTGTTGCTTGAGCCAACTGAGATGCTGCAATTGCTTCATCTGACAGCGCATCATTTGGTCCGGCCTGTAGTTTAGGAACTTCTGGCATCTGAGGCTTAACTGGTTCGCCAACATTTCGTGTTTCTTTTGGTTTCTTAGTTTGAAGACCAGCTGCCTTATCTAACTCTGCCATACGCTTAACTGCTTCTTCACCTGTTGCCATTTCAGCAAGCAAGTCATTTAGCTCATCTAAACGAATTTTAGCATTAGCCGTTGGAGCCATAATAACCTGTGATGTAGGAACCTTCTTCATCATTCCTTCACGGTGAAGAACTTCAAGAGCATTTCGTCCATCAGCCATTGATACTCTGAAAAGTGCTTCTGCAAAGTTATCTGCTTGTTGTCCTGGAGCACTCTCAAGAGATTTCATGATCTCATCGTGAACGAGTCTTGGCAGCAAATCACTGTAGACGAGCAAACACATGTGATCCTCTCCCGGAACTTTTCTGTAAAGCAATACTACTTTTTTGTCGTTGTGTTTTCCAATGTGTTTAATCATCTAAGTTCTCCTTTTATGCTACGGCGTCCGTAACTTCTGGCTTTGAGTCTGCTGTGTTCTCTGGCGGTGTTCGTGTAATGGCGCCAACAGATTCCAAGAACTTAAAAATACGATCATGAAGTCCGCCGACTGCGGTCATTTCTTCGCCCTTAAATGCGCCGCGACTTGCTGCCAAGTTGACGACTTGCAATGTAAGAGTAAGATCTTGAATAGTTAAACCGGTTTCTGTTGAATCAGCAGTGGTTGTTTGCTCTGCTGCTTCTGTTGTTGTTATTTCTGGTGTTTCTACTTCTGTAGTTGTTGAAATTGTTTCAGCCATGTTTTTCTCCGTAGTAAAATGTGCATATAACTATTTAACACAATTACGGACCAGCTGAAAATTTTCTTAACTAGATATAGGGAGGTTTATTTATTTGATCGAGAAAGAGTGCAAAGTAGGTGCATTCGTTGTGAGTTTCGAACGCGAGAACTGTGCTGCCGTCTGAATCGCGTCCAAGAAAGAAGCGACCTTCTGTATTCTCATACATCCAGTCTAATATATTACGTTCGTCACACTGAAGAGTAAATGTAATGCTTTGAAAATGCTTTGGACAGAAATCCATCCGTCGCATATTGAAAATCTCTAATGGATTAGGATCGTAGTTTTTAAGAGCCATTAGCTTCTTCAAGAATTTCGCGATACATAGCTTCAACAATTCTTTCGCCGTCATCGTCATCATCTCCATCATAGAATTTCGGCGAACCATTTAGAGTATAGATAACCTTCGCCTGCTCGAGCATATCCCGCATAACTGGATTCGTGACAGCAAGCATCTCCATATTGGAGAGCATTTCTTCTGAGATGATTTTCTTTGGTTGTTTCATGATTTGAGAATCTTCCACATTTCGTTGCGCTTAACGATGTCAGCACACTCTTCTGGCATTCCAATACTACCAACAACTGCCCCGCAACTCATGCACCGATACGCATAGCCAGAACCTTCGTCGAACTCAGCCGTGTTACCGCACGGGGCTGTTATATATTCCTGTGCTACGCGGTTGCCCTCAAAGTCTCTCATTTATTGTACCACATAACATGCGTGGCCCATGACGGAATTGGCTTACGATTATTCATCATATCCGATGGATGAATCCATTTGCCGGGAAGATAGTGTGTCTCTGTTGCCCATTCGCCAAAACCGTCATCGTCGATAAATCCACCGCTTAACACGTATTCAAGAAAAGTGCTGACAGGCATATGATCACCGTCATCGGCTGAGAATCTAATCATCCCTTCTGGTAGCGTTAACGCATTCCAAACTTTTTCTTTATCCGGTGTCATGTTATTATCTCTTTTACTCATTTGTCTCTTTAGCCTTTTTACAGCTCCGCTCAATGAAGTAGTTTGCCAATATTACCGAAATAAATATTTGCGGAATAACAAGCAATACCCACCAGCCCGAATGAATTTCAGCGGCACGACATATGAAATAGAGTGCCAGCCAATCAAACGTGGTAAATTGCTTTTCGCTAAAAAAGTTTTTCATCTTAGTTCTCCGTGTAGTAAGTAGTAACTCCGAACGGTGCTTCGATAGTGGTCGAGCCATGCACAACAAATAAGGTGTCGCAGTAATCTGGATCACCCCACGAGCCACCAGGATATCCGTCAGTAAACATGATGAACTTTTTAGGCTCAATGTCGTTCTCTTTCATGAACTCCCAGTTTGCCTCGAACGTGGTGCCGCCTCCGCCTTGTGGTTCGTATTCTTTAATATCGTCCAAGTTGTCCTGTGTGAAAATGGCAGGATTGTAAACTTCAGTATCAAAAGTCCAAACATGGATCTTGAACGCATCTGAATACATCTGCATAATGCCGTGGATTTCACTGAAGAAGTCCTTGCACTGCTTTTGGCTAATGGAGCCTGACAAGTCAACACTAATACAAATGTCAATCATTTGTGCATTGTTCTGACCTGGCAGAATCGCATCCAGGTGCCATGACTTACGCGAAGGACGCATCCAGGTGTAGTCAGCTTTGATGGTGCTTTCAATTTGCTGTTGAAGTAATTCGCGCCAGTTCATCTTTGGCTCTGTCATGTCTTTCAACATGCGCTTCACGCCTGATGGCAAATTGCCGGCGCCCACTGCCTGGGCAGCACTCATCACAGCTTCTTTGATTTCGTCTCGAATCTGTTTCTTCTCTTCTGCAGACAACTTTGGACGACCACTGCCCGGCTTGCCATCCTCGCCTTCACCATCCTCTCCTTCGCCGTCGTCGCCATCACCATCCAGGTGCTCGTCAAGAACACGTTTCATCAAATCATTGATGTTGATCTTCGACGCATTCTTGTAAAGCAGGTCGTAAACTTCTTCTGCAGACATCCCTTTGTACTTTGGATCGTACAGAATTTCAACAACGGTGATCTTTTCGCCGATGCGCTGATCGATAAGATCTTGGTTTACGCAATAGTCGTCAGCAATGTTCCAAAGCTGAGGATCGCGGTCGCCGCGCCGCCCCATGTGATCGTAGACCACGTGCAGTGTTTCGTGACCAAACAAGAATTCTGTCTGCTTGATTGAAAGTTTATTCACGAACTCAGAGTTGTAATAGAAATTACGGCCATCCGTTGCCGCAGTGCTAAGCCATTCGTCAGCATTAACGAGCTTCAGTCGAGTTGCTAAGTTTCCGAAGAACGGAGCTTTGAGCAAGAGACCAATACGAGCTGTGACCATTTTTTCAATCGCAGCATTATCAACTGCGGGGTTGGTTACAGTGACAACTTTCTTTTTGTCTATTGTGGTTACGTCAGTTGATGCCATAAAAATTCCCTTCTTCATTATGTTAGTTCTCCATTCATACAACTATTATACTATCAATATCTGTTTATGTCAAGGTCTTTTTGTTGATGTAAGTTGTTGGTTTTTAAGAAGAAATATAGTGGTCTCTTCGTTTACTGGAACATCAATAAACATGTTTTCTCCTATTAAAACAAAGACTTGCACGTTATGCTTGACTACTGCCAATTTAATAAACTCTTGTTTATATTGCCTCTTCCAACCTTCATTGCTCCGAGATATTTGTTTCTGCATTTCAGTATCTTCTTTAGTAAGAGCATGGTTCCAGGGCTGTGCGGCAACCCAATCATAAATCCATTCTGGCGTATCTTCTACGCCATACGGAAAACGAACTGACTCCTCGATCATTCTGTGTAGTAAATGGTTTCGCCAAACGGAGCAACGATTGTCTTGGTGCTGTGCAACAAGAACATAGTCGTGCAGTATTCTTCGTCACCGGGCATACACCAATGCGGGCACGGATATCCGTCAGTGAACATGATGAACAGTTCTGGGTTCAGATCTATTTCACGCATGAAGCGCCAGTTTTCTTCGAACGCATTACCGCCGTTACCCATGATTTCGTAGCTTTCCAGCTCGAACGCATTGTCCGGAGTAAACGTTTGGAAATTGTAAACTTCTGTGTCAATGCACCACAAGTGGATTTTGAAATCATCAAATTCTTCCATAATGCCGCGCACTTCGCCCAAAAAGTCTTGCAACATTTTTGGCTGCATCGAACCCGAGGAGTCAATGCTGATTGCAACCTCAATGCGATCTCCTGTGTTCTGTCCCGGCAAAATTGCATCCAGGTGCCACGATTTACGCGACGGACGCATCCATGTAAAGTCTGACTTCACTGTGCTCTTGAAACGCTGATGCAGTATTTCACGCCAGTTCATTTGCGGCTCAGTGATATCTTTGATCATGCGCTTCACGTTGCCCGGTAAATTCTCTGAGCTAACGGTTTGTGCTGCTGACAAAATTGCTTCACGCACTTCGTCACGAATCTGTTTCTTCTCTTCTTCAGTCAGCGTTGGGCGACCGCTGGTCGCTTCACCCTCCCCAGGAGTCGAGTCCATATGATCGTCAAGAACTTTCTTCAACAAATCATCCAAGCTCATTTTGGGCATGTTCTTTTCCAAGAGCTCGTAAACTTCTTCTGCTGACATTCCTTTGTATTTGGAGTCAACAAGAATTTCGACTGTGGTGATACGCTCACCAACTACTTGATCAATCAGATCTTGATTTACGCAATAGTCAGCGGCGACATTCCATAACTTTGGATTTCGACCGTTTCGACGCCCCATATGGTCATATACCACGTGCAGTGTTTCGTGGCCAACCAGAAATTCTGTTTCTTTGATTGAGAGCTTGTTGACGAATGCGGAATTGTAGTAGAATGTTCGGCCATCTGTTGCTGCTGTTTCGAGCCAATCGTCTGCGTTTTTCAACGTAAGACGAGTTGCCAAATTACCGAAGAACGGAGCTTTGAGCAAGAGACCAATACGAGCAGTTACGAGCTTCTCTACTGCGGCATTGTCTGCCTTTTGATTGAATACTGTGACAACTTTTTTGGGGGTTGCAGTAATCTCTGACATTTTGTGTGCCTATTTACGATTTATGATACTATTATACAGTCTTTTGGCCGAAAGTCAAGCAGATTTTAAGCTCATTTGTTGAGGTAAGTAGTTGATTCTTATTCGAGATCTGGATCAAGAAGGCGAACTAATAGGTGACTTATCCACTGTGAGTACAATATTCCGTCTTTAGTCATATCTGGTGGTGCATTCTTTCGTATGCACCAATTCAGAGTGTTTTGCACATGAGAACGAGTCATTTTGCCCAATTCAATCGATTCTTTCTCTTTTGTTACCCACACTAACGAAAGATATGATTGAGCTGCCATTTCGCGATTTTTCTTATCTCGGGCAACTTTCTTGCTAATTGCCGTATATTTCATTGCCTTTTTAAGACATCCATCAGTTTTTTCTGTTCTTCCTTGAACTTGCGATATAGCACTGTTGTGACAGTGATCATAAAACTGGTAACAACAATTCCGACACCAGCATAAAGAAATGCGACAACGTGTGGACCATAGAATCTGCTAAAAACAAGACTAATTGCCAAACTTAGCAGTATCGCGATGGCTCCGAAAAATAACCAGCCAAACAGCGAGTCTGACAAATCATCTTCCATGCACTCAACAGCCCAAGCAAAAGATCTGCTTACAAACCTGCGACGTTTGAAGATGCCACTAAATATTTTTCGTGAAAGCCACTGCAAAAATTGAATTGTATCTCTCATGATTTGCTCAAATGAAAAACGGGGCCGAAGCCCCTTTTGTTTTAGGCCTGCGAACTTGCCAGGATCAACTTACCAAAACGCTGGTGGAACTCGTTAAAGCTCTTCAGCTTGTTTGGGATAAACGGCAGTTGATAAGTAGTCAACGCCACACGCGCACCCATAACAACGATTTCAGTGCCGAAGTTGTCCATCGCGAAACGGAAGAAGTTATCCGCCATCGCATGCCAGCTTTCTTTGTCCTTGCTGCCGGCCAGCTTTTCGTGTGCGTCTTTCAGTTCATAGCACATCGAAGTGATCAGCGAGTACATGGCCGAAACTTCTTTGATCTTCAGCTCTTTCACTTTGCCCGACAAAATATCAGTTGGGTTAGGCAGCTGACTTGCAAACTTGCGGTGAGCCATAAACTTCATCGCCAGACCTTCACCAACGGAGCCGCTGACCAAATCAGTCAGGATGCTGTCACTTTCAGATTCGTCTTGCAGCAATTCCGAAACGAAAGTCCACGAACGCGGAGTAGCGAACGAACGGCTGGGGCTCTTTGGATCAAAGTCAAACAACGACTGTTTCGCAAAGCTGATGAAACCAACCACATCCTGGTGGATACGATTTTCAACAGCCCAAGTCTGCCAGCAATCAAAGTCAACACGCAACTCCAAGTGAACGAAACGATTTGCCAACGGCGCCGGCATACGATAAGTCACGCCCTTGTCAGTTTCGCGGTTACCAGCAGCAACCAACACGACGTTGTCTGGCAGTTGGTAAGTACCAACTCGACGATTCAGAACCAGCTGATAAGCCGCAGCCTGAACAGCAGGGGCCGCCGAGTTCATTTCGTCCAGGAACAGCACGATGATCGGATGTTTTGCGGCGAGTTCTGCACTTGGCAGCTCGACTGGAGGAGCCCAGGACATTGTGCCCAGGTCTTTGTTGAAGTAAGGAATACCGCGCAAATCAGTTGGCTCCATCGTCGCCATACGCAGATCGATTGTGATTCCGCCCATTTCCGTTGCAATGTCTGCAACCAGTTCGGACTTACCAATTCCCATCGGACCCCAAAGGAACAATGGACGTTTGGCTTTGAAGCAGCGCAAAAGTGCGCGACGGGCTTCAGTGGTTGTTACGGTACGATTTTGAGATACTACACTCATTTGCTGCTCCTTTTTAAGGGTTATTGAAATTTGGATGTTTGTTGCACTTATGAAACTATTATACAGTCTTGGCGCTAAAAGTCAACTACTATTTTGTTTTTCTTTTGTATTGAAAACAGTGACTTAACAAATCGTTACTTTCTGCTAAGTCACTGATTTGATTAGGCTGCAACTTCTTCCGTCGCCGGCCGTGTGATAACGACTTTGCTTGGGCGTTGTTGGGCTTTACGCATTTCTTTCAGGCTGTTTGCTTTGGCTTCGATCTTTGCGGCGCGAGCAGCTTCTTTTTCTTTCAGCGCGAGCACACGAGCTTCGGCTTTGACCAGGTTTGCGGCAACTTTTTCTGCACGAGCAGCTTCGCGAACAACTTTTGCGGCATCGCGTTCAGCTTTAGCGGCGGATTTTTCGGCGTTCTTTGTTGCGGCAGCGGCTTTTCGTTCAGCAGTTGCAGCATCGCGAACAACCTTTGCGGCATCGCGTTCAGCTTTCTTTGCGTCGCGAGCAACTTTGTTTTCGGCTTTGACAGCGTCTTTGTCGGCTTTTTCAGCGGCGCGGGCAATCTTTGCAGCTTCTTGCAGTGCGGTCAGTTTGGCTTTTTCGACTTTGATTTTGTTGTTCAGTTTTTGTGAGGCATTCAGCGGCTTTGTCATTTTGTTTGAATCTCCATTTAAGTTATAAAAAGTGTCTGTGTTCTTAACTAACGAAATACTATTATACATTATTTTACCGAAAAGTCAAGAGAAATTTGCATTTTGTTTCTTTTGAGAATCAACTACTTATCGAGGCCAGTTTAAGAAATTTCGTTTCTTTTCTACTTTTCATTTTTGTGTTCTGACTTTAAAATTGCCATAAGCATTTGCTCATTGATCCACTCGTGTATTTCTTTGGACGGTTCTTGTGTGTATTCCATTATTTCCCAGTTTGACGGGATTCCGCCTAACTTGCAGCACTCAAGTAAATGTTTTTTAAGGAGCTTCTCGTCCGTCCATTGCTTGCTTTTTTTGGATGACCAACGAACAATTACTACTTTGTTTTTATTTTTCGAAGCAATACGATTGATCGATCCACTGCTAAACAGGCCACTATCTTTGTCTCTGATTTTATAGAGTTTGCTCATTTCTTGCTGAAGAACTTAAAGAATTTATCTGATGCTGTTTGTTTTGGCTCAACAGTATCGCTATACCAACGGCTGGCATAATCATCTGTTGCTTTATCACCCCAATAATTGGATTGCTTTGTTTTGCTGTCACGAGACGCGGCTAAGAAGTCGGCCTGCGCTTTCATAGCGCGAATTTCTTCTTTCATTCTTTCAAGATCACGCCAAAGACGATCCTCTTCGTCGCGAACTTCTTCTTTCATTCTGTCATATGCGTTTCCGTAAGTCCCTCTTTGGCGGCGATAATCTTCGTCCCACCATTCTCTATCGTATGCTTCATACGGATCTTTGTATGTCGGCTTTGGCGACGGTTGTGCTGTTGTTTGTTTTGTTCGCAAAGTATAATCGTATGATTGTCGCTTATCAACATCAGACAAACAAGCGTAAGCCTCATTTACCGCTTGCATAAACAAAGTGGCATTTGGATCTTTGTTTCTGTCGGGATGGTATTTTGCAGACTGCTTGCGATATGCCTTTTTAATTTCATCTGGCGTCGCAGTCAGGTCAATTTTAAGAATTTGATAGTAAGTGACTTTCATTTATCGCGATCCGTGTTTTAAGAGATAAGAATTTGATACTGCTTTGAAGTGCGTTTGCCCGTCAACTTGTTTAAGGACAATACCTTCACGCAGTTTATTTGGGTTGAGAGCAGATTTATTATCGGCAAATAACAACAGTTGATCAATTGTAGAAATCCCGAGTGTATTATATAGGTTAGCAGTATGTGCGATTACAGGAACATGCTGCAACCCAAGGCTATAACAAATATTATTTCGTTCATTTGGATTCAAATACCGGCCCTGAACAATATCGTAAATGGTGTAAACATAAAAGTCTTGTCCTTTTATTCCGTAGTGATTGCCCTCAATTCCTTCGCCGATGCATTCACCCTGAATAGCAAGATTATCCAGAGAAGCAAGTTCCAATCTGGATTCAATTTCGTATCGACGAGCAAGTTTCCACAATGTGTTGCCTTCAGTTTCTGCTAAATTCAGATTTCGACTGCACACCAAGAATTCGCGATCAACTCGTGCGACTGTCATACTCGCACCCTCTAACTTTTCAGTTATTTCATAACGGAGTTTATGCAGTGCTGGCCACTCGTTTGTTAGATTTTGGACACGCTCTTCATCGGTCTTCGGGATTGAGCTCGGCCACTGACCTTTAACTACCCCAGCCAACTCAGCAGGGACAGGCGGTTCATATTTCAGAACGCCGAGATTCGCCGTCACATCTTGTCCCTCAGATAATTCATATGCACTCGTATCTTCGCCAGTAACGAAAGATGTAGGCAACACAAGTCCCTGTGATAATTGTCCTCTAAGTTTTACTGTGCGAAGTCTTTCTCCTTTTACACCGTCATATTCTCTCGGCTCAGCACCACCCTTTGTAAGAAACGGCGCAAGAACAGTTGGTATCCAAGAGTCAACTTCAAAGTAAATTACGAGTTCTCCGACTTTGAATTCGTTTTTCTTTACGACGACTCTCCACGAATTAATAGTTGCGACGTCAATTGCATCGGCGCCAGTAATGGGTTGTATGTCTAAAATTTTTTGTATTCTCGCCAGTTTTCTACTCATGATCCCAGAACCTCCCACATTTTTCTTTTATCCCACGCAAGAAGAATTGCGTCCCAATCTTTTTCAATTTGTTTGATATCAACTGCTTTAGTCCCACGAAACGACTCAACCATTGGTAATAGTTCGCGTTGCATGTAGGCGTACAATTCCTTGTCAATGTCAAAAACAGAATCCGAAATACTTGCTGCGATGCTATATTCAGAAAAAGACATTGATCGAGCAATACGAACAAATTCTTCAATCGCCCTGTTCATTTCTATCCGAGCATCCATATAATGTCTATTCATCGCGTAAATGTTCCTCTCGTTTTGCTCACCGACTTCTATTGCTGTTTTCACAGATCGACTCCTGCCCATCGCAATGAAAAAAGTGTAGCATTCTCTGCTTGGTCAAATGAATAAATTAAAAAATCGGCATCCCCACCCATAACTTCCCAGGTATCATGTTCTTTGCCAATATTTTCTTTAACCCACTCATGTCTGGGCAGTCCGCTCCGTACACCATTTCTACTCACAGGCATCGGCACAGTTACTTTATATTTCATGTTTCCGTGCTTATCTGTTTTCTTCAAACTTGTTCTCCTGAAAACGGAATTATTGTAGTGACATCATCCGCTAATGTTTCAGCAACAAAGACGTCATATACTGCATCATCTTCTGGACAACAAATAGTTTCAATAAACTTTGTTCCAAACTTTTCTCGCCAGTAGTAAAATAGTTGATCATTTGCATTCCACCGAGCAATACCGGAATTTCTGCAATCACCGTTGTAATAGGCACCGTGAATCAATTGATCTTTTGGGATTATTATTTCAATTTGTGGCATTTATATCTTTCATTATGATATGTCTATTATACACGATTTTACCGAAATGTCAAGCAAAAAATAAGGGCATAAAATGCCCTTATTTTCAATAAGTTACTTCTGATATATTACCAGCTATCGTCTGATCCGCTGTCAGAGCTGCTATCTGACGAACTCCAATCACTTGACGACGAACTGCTGTCGTCGCTGCTCGAAGACGACCAATCATCGTTGTTGCCGCTGTCGCTACTTGAGGACGAGAAGCTGTCGTTGTTTCCGCTATCAGTGTCAGGAGAAAACCACGAATCATTGTTGCCGCTATCTGGCGTGACTACTTCTGGTTCCGGCATCAGGAGCAGCATGTCGGCCACAAGAACATCGGTCATTGTCATTCCGCCGTTGTTATTGACGATTACTGTTTGTGGTTGCGGTGCCGCTTGCGTAATTACTGGTGCCGCACTTGCTGGGGGAAATGCTGCTCCTGATGCCGGAGCCGGTGTCAAATCTTCGACGGCGACAGTTGATTTACGAGTCTTTGTGACTTTCACAGTCGATGCCACACCGCTATAATCAGCGTCGAGCACTTCATTAAGAGCTTGGCGAATATCGGCTACTTCATTTGACATGCGATTGAAATCCCTAATGTCAGTTGATGTAAGACTCTTGGCACGGTCATAAACATTCAATGCCCTGAAATTCACTGCATTGATAGCAGTCATTTTTTCGACAGACGGATTTACTGAAGTCTTTTCAGACAAAATTGCTTTCTGAATATCCTGGACTAACTGCGCCGCACTCGAACGAAGATCTGTGTCGGCCTCACTTAGTTCTGCCGCCGCCCGCTTCTTATTGCGATAAAACATGATTGTCGCAACAATTCCCCAACCAAGCAATCCAAGCAACAGAATACCGGCGAGCACTTTCAAGAAAGAGTTATCAGACGATTTGTTGATAATAGTTGTGGGGCCTCCAGAAGTATTAACCACGCGCCCTGCAATCGCATCAGCAATTGGTCGGTAATGTGCGTTGTCGGTATAGGAATGCTCTGGATCCATTTGATTTGCGCGAGCAAGTTCAGATCGAGCGTTTGGCAAACGACCTTCTTTGAGATAAACTTGCGCCAGCATGTAATGAACTTTAGCAGTATTCTTTCCTGCATGGAGAACATCGTTCAGTGCGCTTTCCGCCCCGCGCAAATTACCCGAGTCCATCATTGCTGCAATTTGCGAAGGCGAACTGAGTGCGAACGCATTTGCAGAAAACAGCATAAGAGACAACAGAAGAATCTTAATATATTTCATGTTTTTTCCTTTTGTGAAGTCTGCTGATTAAGCAGGAGTTTTCATTCCGGCCTTCAGTGCTGCAAGGCGGTCGGCAACATTGCCATTTGTTTCCATTTCGCGCAACTTGCGATCTGTTGCGGCTGCTGGATCTTCGTTCAATTCAAGCAGTGCATTTGCTTGCGCTGATTTTTTGGCGACTGCATCTTTGGCGCCCTGGAAGGAACCAACACTGCCGACGGAGCTAAGTGCTTTTGCTGCGGACATAGTTGCATCAGCAACCACATCATTGGCTTGAACTACGTCGCTTTCGATCTTTGCGTTTTCGAGTTGCTCTTTACGATCTGCGAGCAGTTGATTAAGCTTGTCAGCTTGAGGTGTAAGCTCGTCGAGTTGAGCTTGATATTTTTTGATACGGGCTTCTTCGGCTACTTGCTGTTCCAGTGCGGCCGAAGCAAGTGAGTCGTCGCCGAGTGTAACCGCACGTTGAGCGCGATTGCCCCAGTCAGCAGCGGCGGTTTTTGCATCTGTAATGCGATTTGCGATGAGTGTTTTTTGTGCATTGACATCAGCAACTGCGGCAGTGGCCTTTTCAATGTCTGCTTGCATGTCGCGAACGGATTGGCGAACTGCCACCGAACTACTTGATGCGGCGTCAAGTGCGTCATTTGCACGACCAGTAACCTGTTGAATCAAAGTGTGAAAAAATTTCGATGACATATACTTCTCCTTAGATAAATTATTGTTTAGACATACTACAAGACCTATTATTACATACTTTTACTACAAAATCAACTACTCTTTCAACCGTTTATTTTGTAAATTTTAATTTCGCCATTAATGCGAACTCATCATCCACCACAATATACGGGCCGATAGCTTTAACGCCTGCTTCTTCTAAATATTTTGGAAAATCTATTGGATCACCGCCCTCAGACAAGTGTGTTTCTCGAAGAGATTGAATCAGTTTGGCATCTGCACTGTAATAAAAATCAAGCCAGCTATTGCCAGAATATTTTTCGCCAAAGCAATTATATGTAGGCATTATACGTTCTTTATTGTGTCGAGCAATGTCAAACTTTGAACAACATCAGACATTTCGTCGAACTGCTCGGAAATCGAAATAAATTGCTCTTTGATTCGTTTTATTTTTTCTAGATCAAGTGATCGAAGAAACTGTGCTGCATCCGATGCCTTAACAATGTCTAACGTAGATCCGATAGCTACATCTTTTGGAATTTGATGCTCGTAGGTAAACCCCAACAAGTTTGCGAGTTCTCGATTGCCCACATCAAGCAAGTATCCGCCGTCGGTCTTTGCTATGATTTTCATTTGCCTACTCCTAACCTCTCGAACAGTGCATCAGTTTCGCGTTGAGCTATTTGTTCTGGCGTTTCCACGCTGATCGCGCCGCTTTCAATTATTTGATCTACCAGATCTTCGAGCAATTCTTCTGGCATGTCATTTAGTTCTCCGCTGTCACGCAGTGATTGCAAAAGAAACTTCCTAAGTTGTTTTTCATTTTGGTCCATGTGTTTTTCCTTTATTAAGAATGTTTCTTTCCTATTCGTTCTGCGATTTCAAGTTTGAGCCGCGCAATGTGCTTCACGTAAAAGTCAACCTGCCCACGATGCCTGTTGGTTGATAAACCAGTTTCAAATCGAGACAGTTCTTTCTGCAACTGAGAGACAGATTTCTTTGCCAGGTCAGCCTTTACATCATATTTTGGACCGTTTGTTCCCATATTATTTACGATACAGCAAGACCGACGTTGCATCACAACGACAAGTCATTGAGAATGAAGATTGTTTGTTGCTTACGCGAGGACCGCGATACATGACTCTGTATCCTTCTGCGCGAATGACTTTACGAATTTCTTTTTCGTTTTCTTCGAAATACGCCACTGGGATGTTTCCAGTAATTGCGGCATTCTTGCGTGTCTTGGGAAACATTGTGCGAAGAGTGTTGATGTCCATTTGTAAACTCCGATTATTAACTTATAGGACTATTATACACTCTTTTACCGGAATATCAAGAAGATTTAATGCTGTTTAACTGTATGTTTCTTATGATGCTTTGGGAATGTTAGCGATGTTGACATAATCAGAGTTGGTACAGTTTTTCTTGGCTCCACGCCTGAACGCGCATATTCTTCTTTTTCAAATGTCTCAATCATGAGATCATACCCAACAGACTGACACATCTGATAAAAAACGATATATGCATCAGATGGATTTTTTGTTTTGAGATTATATGCGTCTGCATTGATTGCAAGATACGGCATGTCAGTTAAACGTGCAGATCGTGCATCGATATCTGATAACGGCATTCCTATATCACGCAAAGTTGAAACACTTCGGGCGTACAATGAAATCTTATCGCACTGTGCGTTTATATGAGGGTGAGGTAATTTACGGCGGACCAAACGGTCCAAAAATCTCGTAAATCGTTAAATAATAAGACAAAATAAGAGCAACTAACAGTAACCAAGCAATCCACGCTGGTAAAAATACGAATGCCAGCGTGGAAATTATGATTGATACTGCTATAAGACCCTTACTATGTTTTACTTTTTCTGTCATTTCAGACAATTACTTCATAGCGTGGAACGTTGATGGTCGCAAGCATAATGTCTAACGGGCTGAACGCATCTGCCTTCAACACTGACTGCATGATTGCAGGGCTGAAACCAGAAATCAACGCCGTTCCCTTTTCATCAAACGTTACTGGGCTCTGACCCATATGTGCATTCAGGTTCCAGAAGATAATCTTCGGAAGTGTGAAACCAGAGTCTTCATATTTGCGACGAATCATTTCCATTGCAGAATCATCGTTGCGAGTGCAGGCATTGAACTGCATATCTGACATAATCAGAATATATTTTGGCATATCGGCGTCGGCAACTTTGTTTGCTTTACCAACACGCAGAACTTCTTCAAATGCGCCGTGAAGGTTTGTGCTCATATCCCACTGAGCGCGATACAATTGATTGTATTTAGACAAAATGTCACCACGCAAAACTTCAATCTTGCTGTGAGTGCTGAATGTCAAGAAACAATCCTTGAACGGTCCAGTGTTCTTGTCTGCCAAGTACAAACCAAGAGAGATACAAACATCCATACAACTTAGATTTTTATTTCCGCCAACTGGCTGGTTCATACTTCCCGAAACATCGCACATTGGCAATACAAGTGCATCGCCGATGTAGTTTGGCAATGCTTCCCACTGTGCTTTCGCGACAATCTGGTCTCCATTCTTAACTGACTGAAGAACATTGTACGGATAAACAGCAGATGCGTTAATCTTTGCTTCACCAGTCACCAGCTTTGTTTTGTATGCAGAATATCCAATCTGATCGTGACGACCAAATGCTTTCTGATAACGGCCAGCAGCAACAGACGGAACGTGACTGTAGTTGATGTTGGACCAATCCTGAGCGCACATTTGCTGCTCAACTGTCTTGGACAATGTCACCAAAGTCTTGCGATATCCTTTTGGAGTAAGGCCCAGATGTTCGCGCAATTCTGCGGCGATCCTTCCCTTACGAGGCATCCATTTTGAACAAAGCCCGTCATGCGTAACAAGCAATGCTTCTTTGATCAAGTCAAATGCAAGCTTCTTCCCCATTTCTGTTTCCAGAACAAGAATGTCATCCCAACGACCGAACGCGGGACCAACATTGATGAACATTGGCAATTCTTTTGCGTGATTCTTTTCAACAAACTTCAACACATCACGAAACACCTGGCGCTCACCTGCACCACCGCGAACATCTCTCGCCCAAGCAGCGATACGCAAGGCGAGAACACGATCTTCCTGATACGCACGTTCAAACAACGGAGTCACATCTTTACCTCTCGATGCGCCAATGTTGAAGAACAGATCAACGTTTGCATTTAAGCTCGCCGCAAACGTTTTCATTCCGTTTTCTGTACGAGCAAGAGAAGTTGTCTTTGTTGCGGCAGTTGCAAAAGTGTTTGACGTTGTCATTAATTTTTCCTTTAGTTAGCAGAATAGTTGTGGGATTGTTTTTGCTTGTTACCCCGTCCAAGTTTGCCTAGCCACTTAAGGTTTCGGCACCAGTTGCGCTTTCGCGCTCAATTGTTTGCTGAACCTATTCTAAATCTTATTCTTTTTTTGAATCGTGTTTTTCGTGTTCGAGGTGCTCACTCATTTTTTTCAGTTCGTCTCCCAAGACGGTCATCTGATCTAAAATGTGCTTGCTTTCTTTTTTGATTGTTCTTTTGAAATCATCAGATGCTCTGATAAATTCTGCGTATGATGATCTTTTTTGTTTTTTGTGCATTTTGTTTCAACGGGATAGTTGTGATCGCATTGTTTATCCTCGATACCTCCCCCGAGTTTGAAATAGCCTACTTCATACCACGCTTCAACGGTGCAAGCACCTCCACGCAATATGTTTCGCCACTTCGTCGCATGTATAATTTTTGCTGTACCTATCCCAATCCTTTATAATATTACTCTATTAAATTTCTATTATTTACATTCTATTAATCATATTTTTTCGTCTCTCACGCGCTCTGATTTATTAGTATGAGTCATCCAGCTTTGTGACAGTTTGTTAAATCATCTCTTCTCTCGAAAACATACTTAACATGAATTACTATAGTACATTCTTTATTCGAATTATGCAAGAACTATTTTAACCGATTTGTGTATAACCATCTACTCATTAGACTAAGCGGCCCATAAATCCTGGCATGAGGTTCATTCCAATATCGTCTCATTTCTCGATGCGACATGAAATGTTCTTTCTTGTGCTGTAGACAAGCCATCGTATAGAGATGTTTGTAGCTTCCGCCAGCATTTCTACCTTTACGATTTCTTAATTGTAGATCGTTACGCAAAATTACATTCCCAGTTTGTTATTGTAGATCGAAGTGCTGGCAACGAAATTGCGCTTCCATGACCATTGGTCTTCAACGTACTGCTGAAATTCTTGCTGTGTCAACTCAATAACATCTTCGGTGCTCATTTGAAGCATTTTGATTGCCGTGTCATATTCCTGAACATACGATATTGGTTCTGTTAGTCCGAGATTCTGGATGATTCGACCATTCTTTTGTGCTGTTGTCAGCATATCTTGAAGCTTTTCAATTGCATCTTCTATGAAAATCTTTTTAGCTGAATTGAATTCTGTAATGTGTTTCTCGCGATTTGATTCAACCACTGTCATCAGATCTGATTTTCTAACTTTAACATTTTGCATTTTACTCTCCTTAAATTTTATTTTGTCGCGCAAGTTGAGCATTTCTTCTTGCAGGTGACCACGGTTTCCCCTTATTTGTGATCGATTGTTTTTCTCTTGATTCATTTGTTCTTGGGATATTTTTATTCCATGCAGATTGGCCTTTCTTTGCCGCCGACTGTTTAGCACGGTGTTGTTCTTCACCTGCCAAAGTAAGCAATAAAATTGGCAATATCATTATGAATAACGCAACCAACCTTAGCGGACCAAGTATGAGCATCTTAAAGATAATTGTGAAAAATCTTTTCATCGTATTCTTTCTGTGAATTTAACAGGATAGTTTGAGCCTGTGTTTTAATTTTTGATTCTTGCAGCTTTCACCACGCTCGCTGCCATAGCGTGGTTGTCGCCTACGCACTATCAGATTTTACGATTCTGCCCCGCCAAGTTTTTCTAACTTGGAATAGCCGCTCCTTAAGCATACTGCACGGAATTACCCCGCCGTCTGCGACATCGATCAATTTAAGTTGCTGTACCTATCCTAAGTGTTAATAATACGCTCGTCTCTACTAAAAGTCAAGCAATTCGGTTAAGTTGCTCTGCCTTTATGGTGATCAATCGGGGTCCAGAGTTTTTTCTTCATCCTTTCATTTAGTTGTTCCATTGACACTGGAGCAAGATCCCACCCATCAACTCCTACATCAATCCTTCTTGAGTGCGGGTCATCTGGCAATGTGTTATGGCTGTGGCCATGCAACATCCATGTTCCGTAGTGACTTTTCTCCCAAGTAAGAAGAGCGTAGTGACACAACACGATATCTTGTGCTCGGCCGTTATTTGATTCTGCCGGAACAGTAATCATTCGCAAGTCAGATGCGGTCTTGAAATAATCGCGCCACTTTATTGACTTCAAAATATTATCGTGGTTTCCCCAGATGATATGTTTTTCGCCATTAAGCCGACGTAAGATATTCTCCAGCTTTGTGCGGTCTTTCTCAAATGCAACATCGCCGAGAAAATACACTACGTCATTTGGGTCGACGACTGCATTGTAGCGAGCAATCATCTCCTCATTCATTTTCTCTTTCATCAAGTCGATTGCGGTGTGCTTCATCGATTCAACTACGGGCTCAGGAAGCTTTAGTTCAAGCGCCATCGCGGCAATTGATGTGACCTCCCTTGCCCAACACTCGTCGACAATTTTTCTGCTACGCTCGTCGAGAAACTGCATGAACGGGCGTTTGCAAAACTTAATAACATTTTTGTGCGAATAATGCTGATCACTCGTAAACCAATATTTTCTACTCATTTGTTCCTTTTAGTAATAGTGTCCATGTTTTCCACTCGGGCTCAGTCATGGCGTCTATCTTGCTAAGAGCAAGAATTCGTTTGTTCCATGGATTAGCGCGAAATATTTTACGAAGTTTCTTCTCGGCATCTTGCTTAAGAAAAAACCTACCGCAAATATACATTGTCTGCTTATTGTATATAACCCACGACTTAGAGAGCTTTGTATTATTCGCGATAGTCATTGTTGTTTCTGCAATACTTTCCACATTTTCCACGACTTTTTGCACGATGCTTCCTCTAAATCTATATTTTCTTTAACAAAGATTTTAGCATCAACTGCCCACTTTATATATCGATCTGCGTCAGACTTGTAAGTAAAGTCTTGTATTACTTCAAGGCTGTGTTTGTTAAAAACAATCCACATGTTAGTTGCTTGGACTATATCCCACGCCGATCAGAAAAAGATCTGCATCTTTGTTGCCAGCACGATAAAGAACGTGGCTCCAGTTTCCTGTCACTGACCAATGTTCTGTCACGTTGTATTTCACACGCGCACTCGCAAGAGCTGCCCAGCGATAATGGTCTTGGTAGTGATTGCCATCTGCCGCAGTAATCGTTGTTGCAGTGAAATATGGACCAACTGCAAACGAAGTCTGCACTTTGGGTGCAAACTGGTAGTCAAACGCTTTCATTGCATAAATGCCGTCGCGCTTGTCTCCGTTCTGATGCCCTTCATTGACATATCCAAAGTCCCACATACCAAGCTTTGTGGGCGTTTCTTGTTCAACTCCCCACGCATTTGACTTTAGATCCGACACTGAATTTGAAACTGCACGTCCGCCAAAAACAGTAAGTGTCGGCACATCTGCCGCAAAAACCGCAGTTGCAAACATAAGACCCAAACTTGCACCAACAACAATAATCTTTTTCATTCTGTTACCTCTTTCTTTTACCTTTGGTTAATAAAAACTACGTGATTTTGATTCTACTTGGTGTTGCACGATCGCTGTAAATTTGATTTCCTAATCTACGTATCGTTTCTGCTGCTTCTTGAGGAGCATTCTCAAACATTTCCTCAATGTCTTCTTTTGTGATACTATCAACTGCGGCAACTCCGTAAATTTCATAACAGCGGTGCGAGTTAAATCTTGCTCTCATCATCATCATGCCAACAGTTCGAGCAACTGATGTATCTGGATTTACGCCTTTTAGTATTGCCATTATTTCTTCGTGGTCTGGATTTGTTGCAGGAATAACGCATTCGAGTCCTTCATTGCACCACATGACTACGAATAAATTTGTTGATTCGCTCACTTGACCATCCCCAGCTGTTTAGCACTTTCAAGAATTCCTGCCGGCATTACATCTATCTCAACTGGAACTACATCGCCGTGAACAACCTTTGAATGTATGCGAGCATCTTCTTCATGAGAATATACTCCACCAACTCTGGGAACGGATGCATCTTCTCGAGCATATCCGCCGATACTATAAACTACTGCGTAAACTGTTGTCATTCTTCGTCCTCTCCCCATACTTTTTGACCGAACACAATTGGCTCGCCGCATGATTCCCAATACGGAGCAAGATTGTCTTCGTAGAAATGAATATCATCTGTGTCAATCAAATACTCAGTAAGATTTACCACTACCTGTCTTAGCTGATCTTCTGTCAAGCCCTCTGCCCATGATACAAGTCGTTCATGTTTCATTTTATTATGACCACTTAATTAGTGCTATTGTAATCAACTGCTCTGCCTCTTTGCGGTTCTTAAACTTCCACGTATAACCACGCTCACTTCCTCGATTCTTTGCTGGGTCAAAGTGATCACGCAATTCTTCCATATGATCTGAGTTAAAGTGCCCGCGATCTTTTACTGAATAATGTTTTGCTCTAATCGTAAAATACTTGCTATCTTTTTTTGGATGAGAATGTTGTATAAGAAGAAAACTGTTATTCTCAAATAATGTTTTAGTTCGTGCCCGCATTATTCGTTCCCGAGAAATTCGCGCAACTCTTTCATTTCGGTCATCATTGTAGAAATTTCTTGAAGTATGTCTTGTGGCATATCTTCTTTTTCTACGCCAGCATAATCCTCGCGAATATTGTGAATTTCACGTGCCAATGATTGCTTGCGCTTTATTGCCTCTTTTTTAGTCATCTGTTTATACTTCATGATTGTAATGGTAGTATTATACTACCATCGGCAACCGAAGTCAAGGACTATTTTAAGTTGTTGATTTTTAACGGGTAAAATTGTTCATGTAGCTACCTATGTCTCCACAATATAGAGAAAGCATTACTGCATCAGATTCGCCATAGGTAATAATGGTGTTTTGGCCCGAAAGATAATAGGGCGCGGTAAGATTTTTGTTCATTTGTAAAAATAATTTCAAACTTTTTGTTGTATCCTCAGGAATAGTAAACGTGTAAGATGTTAGCTTTAGTACTTTCTTGAGGAAAGTATTTCCAGCAGTGCTCAGCCTAAGCCCAATTGGACTATAGGGAGCAACCCACCATTCTTTCATGTAATGTTTAAGCACAAAATTCGTAACGTCGGTTTGTCCTGACTGGTTAAGGAATAACGTAGTTAATTCCTTTTTCGTAGGCATGATACTATGGAAAAACCTCTTCGCCAACAGTTAGTAACATTACGGTAAATTTATCTGTCTTAAAAGTATGGTTTAGCTTTTTACATAAGTTAATAGCATGACCACGGTTAGAGAATGAATTCTTCTTGTACTTAGGTCCTGGGTAACTAACTAAAATATTCTGTGTTTTTAGATTAATCGGTTTGTTATCGTAGAAAACAGCATAAATCCCGCTTGCTGCTAAGACTTGTTCTGAAACATACGTTGACTTATTAACGTTTTCTAATATGATTTGGGGCTTTGGTCTGCTCACTTTTTAATTCTCCTCGCATATAACTATTTATGCAAGAAGAGAATTAAACTACCTTATAATTGTTAGAACCTTCCGCCGTCCATTTTAACCTCAATAACTTCTGGCGTAGTAGAGTTTGACGATAGTTCTGCGATTTTAGCCAATAATGAGAAAATGTCTGCTTGAAGACTTTGTGCTTCTTCTGAACTAAGACTAAGACGTTTACCCCCAGTCTGATTCATAACACGAACCTTCTCTGAGAATGCCGCAACATGATAGCTGAGTTTTTCTTTCTGTGCCGATGTACTTTGTTTAGTTGCCATTTTTATTCCTCATCTTACCGTAACTATTCTTAATAAATTGATATAAAGGAATCAAAAAATAGTAGCCGATCAAAAATCCTGCCATTAAATCAACCAGTGAACGAAAAATAGCCCAATAGTCTATCATATTAATTGCTTGCCTTTATCTCTTTTGCGAATGCGGTTGAGTCAGCTTTCGTATAAAACGGACCGATAAATTCATAGCGACTCATTGTGATTAGCTTTGGGCAATATGTATGTGAGTAAATATTGCTAACTTTAACCAGGTAATGACCAGCACAGTAGAAACTCTTACTTTTAGGTGTTTTGGTATAAACGGGAAGCTTTTTTGCAACATTTAGTAATGAGTTGTGCGGTTTGTGATCACACGGGAACCCATATACATCATACGATACTTGTGATGCGCGTTTTGTGGTTCTTTCTTTTGCGATGGTTATGTTATACTTGTCTTTCAATAGTTTGATACTCACAAATTTTTCTCTTTTCTCATTATGAACAAACGTGACTCCTTCGGGGGAAGTCAGAATGGTTGCTACTTGTTCTCCGTCGTGTTCTACGACCCAGAACTTATTTTTAATAATCGGTTTTGCGGTTAATGACATGTTGCTCCTTTAGCTTCTTAGTGTTATTTATCAGTATTATGTCGAAATAACTGTCCAGGTGTCAAGCTTCGATGTTAATTCCTCATTGCGTTTGTTGAGTCTTTCGATTATCTCGTCTTTGTTTTTATTTGAATACTTTAGGTTTTCTATCTCTAACTCAAGTTTCTTGCGCTGGTCGTCTCCACTCTTAATAAGATTAAAGACACTCTCGTATTGTTCTTTTGCGTGTTTCAACTCGGGGTATTTTTCTAACAGTTGTGTATTTTGCATGTCTTCATACATTTTTTTCTGAGCCCAAGCAAGAGTTTCTTGAACATACGGTGCTAATGAAATTGATGCCCCGCCTCCAGAAATCTGATACCAGTCATTAGTAGAACCAGCAGTTTCAAGTCGATTGTAATTTGTGTTCCATCGAACAGTGCCCGTAGTTGATGTTGGAGTGTAAGCACCACTTAAATGTATAATCAACTCTGGGCTAATAGAAGTGATGTGATCAATCATTTTTCTTCCGATATCTCTTCAGGAAGTGCTAACTGCGGATTCTGCTCAAGCCACTTTGTTTTGTAGATATTCAATGCTTCTAAAGTGGCATCAGCTTCGCGCATACATTCTGCTGATCGACCATATGAACCATAAATAGATATTTCTTTTAATGAGTGCAATGCTCTTTCAAGTGCAGCCTCAAGTGGCGGAGTAGGATCTTCGTATGCATCTACTACTTCTATGCTGTCAATGCCCTCAGTTTCTTCTTGAGCAAATAGCTCACGCATCTTCTTGATCATGTCGTTTTCTATTTCTTTTTTAACTTCATCTTTTAATGTGCTCATTATAATGCTCCTCCAAGTTTCGATGCGGTTTGAATTACTTTTAGTGCCTCGGCCATCTTAGCTCTTTCTTCTAAAGTGCAACCGCTTGTGTCAATGGTCTGAAGTTTCAGAAGATCCCCAGTAAGCTCATCAAACTCTGCCTTAGATATTTTGCCATCTTTATAGCTTATTGAGAATAAGTTATATCGTTGCTGCACATCGCTTTGACACATATCGTATGTTTTGTTCCCGCCAATGGCACGAGCAAAAGTTCTTGCGCTTGCTTGAATATTGCTTAACTTGTGCTGACAATACGCCACGCTATAAGTTGGATGACTTAAGAAGGTTGATGTCATATCACGAATTTGCTCAACTGCCGGAAGTGCCTGCTTTGAATCTGCCTTATCACTAACAAACTCATCTAGCGTAAGTGAATCGTGGTTCATTGCTTGTAAGTAAGTCTGATAATCAGGCACAGAAGTATCGCCGCATCTATGAGCTGCATGAGTTGCATTTGCTGTGATTAAGACAGCATAGTTGTATTCTACGTTGTCATACGGTCTTGCTTGAAACATTGAGCAGGCAGAAAGCAATAGTGCCGCTACTATTAGACTAACTTTTTTCATATTATTGTTTATCCCTGCGTTCTTGTGCTGCTTGGTTTGAATATTTTCCTTGATACCTATCTCCCAGTTTAGCAATATTGTGGGCAATAGTTTCTTCGCGAGTAATCCCCAAGCCTTGTCGCAATCCTTCCATGTAGAACTCTAAGTCACCAAGCTCTTCAACAACATTTTCGCGGTCAATTTCTTTGCGGTAGATGACAGATTTTTTAACTGCGTCAAATAATTCTCCTGCTTCTCCTGGAATACATGATGCCATGTGCCATAGATGACAATCTTCTGGTGACAGCGACGCTAAAATATCTTCACCTGGTTTTGCTAATGCTGTTACCATTTCACTGTGTGTAATTTTGCTCATTCTTATCCTTTTATTGTTAAATGTGCTTCTTGCATGTTTTTAATCATATTCGATATAACTTTCTCTCCCTGAAATACCTTCTTAAGAAGAGTTCCCGCTGCTTTTTCTTCCCCCGTCGAAATCAAATAAGTGTAGTAAAGATTTAGGTCATGGAAGCACGACGGACGAACTAGTTCTCCGGTCGTTGTTTTAATTACTGCCTTCTCTTCGACGTTTATTACATACTTACACATTTTTAATTCCTAACTTCTCACATAATGCTTCTACGGCGATTGGACAAACTTCACGCGCAATTTCTAACATTGCATTTGAATAAACTTGAATCTCATATTGTGCATGAGAATGACTACGCAGACCAATGAACTTGAAAAGATTGTGAAGATCAACTTTTGCGAACATATGACTGTAAGTTGCTACAGGGAGAACAGAACGAGCTAGTTCTCTCGGAACACCGTCTGCAATCATTTGCTTGTATGCATCAAACGAACGCACATTAGCACCGCGCATTACATCTGCCCATTTCTGTGCATCTGAGTGTTGTTCTACTGTCCTCATTTGCTTGTTGCTTGAATGTTGCGTTGTAATCTGTGATAACTCTGGGACATAAAACTCTTCTGGCAACTCGGCGTAACGAGCAGATATTTCATTGAATGACCAGGTGCGATGACGGTGCCATTGACGGAACACAAAGATTGGTGCCTTTACTTCAAATGATATTTCAACTGCCTCAAGCGGCGAAGTGTGATTATTCTTGACTAAGTAATTAATCAGTTTTTCATCTTTACCCGCATCTTCGCCAGTACGCCACTCAGCATTATACGATACACGAGCATTCCTAACAATAGACAAATCACTGCCCATAGACTCCACGAGAGCCACGTATCCGTGGTCAAGTACTTTATATCCATTTCTACCTTCCATTTTTATCATTAATCTTCTACTCCCAAATATTCTTGTAATTCTTTTCTTGCTTGTAAGTATGCTACATATCTTTTCTGAAATTCTGGATCAGGTATCTCGCTATAGTCATCATAGTGGACAAGTGCGTACTCAAACCCCTCGCACTCAATGTCTTCCAGTAATTTCTTTTTTGTGTTTGCCATATTAAAGACTTTCTTCTATTTCCCTTGATACTTCTTCTTTTGAATAGTAGTTATCTTCCCAACACACACCATCTGGATATAGTTCCGCAGTTGGTTTCATTGAGCCCACAAATCGTTTTGCTTTAGTAACGGCATCTTCCATGCTACTCGCCCTAATACTCAAACACTGTGTGACGGTAAGTTTTACTTTGTAATCAGTTATCCCTTTTTCGAATTCCGCTGACGGAATGTGCGGAGTAAGATCATTGCTCTCGTCATATATCGGAACATGGCTATGAACATAGGTCATATTTGTGATACTTAATGCAAGTTTCATTATCTCATCTTCTGATTGGACTTCTGTGTATTTAACATCGTCGTATGCAACACCATCATCTATGCTACGGGACCTAGCCTCTTCTAAGCGAGAATCTCTCCATTCAGGATCTGTCCAGCGATAAGATACGTTGTCTTCATCCACTGAAAAAATTACCTCGTATATCTTCTGGGTTAGTGTGTTGAAAACACACGATCCAACTTCTTTGCCGTCAATGTCCGCAAAACCCATAAATCGAGCATTAGGAAAACACTTCCATTGATATTCAGATCCGCCGCTTACTCGAGCACTGGTTGCATTCATAAATTCTTGTAAGTTCATTCTTCTTCTCCTTCTTCGTGTGTTTCTACTACTGTTAGGTTAAATGCTTCTATAAAATTATCGATAATGCCGTCTGCTAATTCCATCCCAGCCCAACCATGATCATCATGATTGACTGATGCGATGCAACAATCGTCGAGAAAATAATCTACTCTCTCTTCGCCGTGATGATTAATTGTTATTGTGTGTTTAACCATTATTTTTCCATCTTTCCCAAAGTGCGAATGTTAGTCCCATTGCTCCGCCAATAGCTGACCCGAGCTCGTTGCCAAATATTGCACCAATACAGGCACCGCCAATTGTTAATGCAAAAATCTTTTCCATTATATAAGTTTCTCCAAATCAGCTCTAACTTGATGTAAGTGAAATTTTAAATTATTGATGCGCTGATCGTTCTCCGAAAATGTTGCCACCCATTGCTGTAGTTGCATAATCTCATGGCGGACCTTGTCTGCCTCTTCTTTTGTTGGAATAATGTTCATACAAGCTCCGCTTCTGGGTAAGATGCTGATAAAAGTGCTGCGTATGTGGTTGCTTGCTCAGATATTTTAACAAGGTTATGATGCCCACAGAATTTTAAGAACTGAGCCCCGACCATTGGTCTATTTTTGGCAACGGCCTCTGCCTTAATTGTTTCGTCAATATATGCTCTAATTTCTGCAGGTTGTGCAGTTAAATCAATGAGCGTAATGTTACGAGCAAAATCATCCATTACACGGTGCTCGACTTTATCGTGGTCGACCCATCGATGTAATAGAACATTATGCCACGCATATCCTTTGTTTTCTCTATCTTCGTATGCCTCAAGTAATCCTACTGTCTTAGCAGAACCCTTCATTCTTACACCAGGATAGGCACTGAAGACATTATCACCAGAGTCACCGCGCATACATTTCTCAAATAGAATAAACTTAGGGTCAGGAATCGTTTTAGGGAGTTTAGTTTTCTTGTCAATTACGGGTTTTCCTTTGTAGTCAAAAATGCCATTGATCGTATGTAATTCTCGAGTTACTCCATTATATTGTGTTACGTTCTCTGCGAGAAGCTGGTAAAAGTCTGAGTCTGAACTTCCAATAACATGTGTATCATGCGGGTGCGCTTGAATCCATCCTGCGATTAGATCATCGCCTTCGAGTTTTGGGTGCTGCAGAATTGTGATGTTAGTGTGTTCACTTAGAAACTTTACAAGAAGTTTGAACCCTTCATAAAAGGCAGCACTTTCTTTTTCTTCTTTTGCTGTCTGTGCCTGTCTTTTTACGTCTCTGTTAGCTTTATACGGCGGGTAAAAATCCCTCCGCCAGGACTTGCCTTCTAAGCAGAAAACAACGTGATCTGCACTTTGATCACGATATGCGGCTGCAATAGATTGGAGTGTTACGTGGAGAGAATAGCTGACTCGTTCTTCAAGGTCTGCACCACGAGTTGAAACGTGTGCAGACCTGAAGTATAGATTCATGCCGTCGATGATAATGTATTTTTTAGCCATTGTTTATATTAGCATAACAATGCCAGTAAGTCAAGTGTGATATAACCGAATTATTGTGATTTCTTTCGATACCTAAGATCTACTGGACGATTATCAGGGTCTGCCATATCTTGTTCATAATTTTCTTGAATTACATTTCTGCAAACATTCGAAAACCATTGATCAACCATATCGTGATCGGTTCCTTTATAACCAGCACGAACTAATTTAGCAATAAAATAATCGTTCCAGTCTATATCAAATGAACCATTAGACATGTTGTCCACATCAATCTCTACGCTTAAAATAGCGACCCATTCTTTTCTGTTCGCAGTTGCTTCTGCCTTTTCTTTTTCCATCAAAAGTTGATACTCGGTCTTTTCGGGTATCTTCTTTGCGCGTTTTGTTCCTGCTTTGCCGGGCGACTTCTTCGCACGAGGTTTCTTGGCTACTGGTATTGTTTCTTCTGGTGTGTCGATGACAGCAACTTTTTTCTTTCGTGTCGCTTTTTTCTTGGATGGTAGTTCTGTAATTTCTGATACATTAGGAGATACAGATTTATCCTTTCCTTCAATGCCATTTTTTGCTCGGTCAATGCCTGCAAATTTTTTTAATACGTCTCTAATGCCCATTACTCTTCTCCTATAATTTGTTTTTCCCACGGGAAAATAACCCAACGTTCATCTGTTGCGCGATTCACCGAATTACACCAAAAATCTACTTCGGTATCTTGACTGGGATTATACCATAGCGATGCATATCTTATGTTATCCTCGGTGTCAAACATGCGCTGTTTAATTTCACTGATTGTTTTTCCTGAATCAACAATGTCATCAATGATAAGAACCTTCATCCCATGCTCTGCCATAATAGCAATCTTATCTAATGCTTTGTGGTCTTTGATTAATGAATCTCTCGTCGACCACTCAATAACTTTTACGGGGCAGTTTAATATATGACTCAGGTGGATAGCAGGAATTGCTCCTCCTCTTAAAATACCTATAATGAGTTCTGGCTTAAAATCGTCGTCTTCTAATTGTTTGATCAGCTTTGTTACATCTAAATCAAACTGCTCTTGTGTATATTTTATATGTTCCACTATTTCCTTATCTCCTTAATGTCCGTCGGTATCAACTATCCAAATTTCCCCACAATACTTGCAATTATATGTGGCGGTGCCATGATTATAGTCTGTTCGGCCATATTCATCTTCGTCGCATCTATGTTCTCTTGTAACATACTCTTCTGGATGCTTACATGTGTCACGAACCGCTACCTTAAATTTCTTCCACCGCCGCTTTTGCGCTGTCTCGTATTTTTCGTATGGTGTTTTCATTTTACAAACCTTGGCATACTATGTTCCTATCCCATTACCAAATAAAATAGCATGTAATCTGCCACTTACATTGTATCCTTCGTTGATTGCCCTATTTGCAATAGAAGAAATTATTTTACTATCTTCTTGTTGTTCTTTGGTTGCACCAACCGGCATAATGTAGATTGGATACTCTATCCCACCGTCTCGCAATATCTTTACGTGGTTGTTTAATTCTTTCCATGCCCTGTCGTCGTTATTGACAACAAATTTAAGTATGCCATCCTTAGTTAAATCATAATATTGTTTAATTACTTCGTAATTTACTGCTTCTTCTTCTCCCGACACATGGTATAACTTTGGAGAAATATTGAAGTGCAAATCTATATTATTTGCAACTATATAATCAGCAAAGACCGGAACGATTGACTCTGCAACTCTTAGTGTGTTTGTTTTTTGTGACCTAATAACTTTTGTTCCGTTGGTTTCAATTTGAATCTTAGTGGACATAGTTGGATCTAAAAACATAAGTTCTGCTAAAATTTCAACCATTGATTTCTGATTAAGCATTGGTTCTCCGCCAGTAAAACATAAATCTATTTTATTTTTAGTTACAGGATGTTCCCATTGGCCATTATACAATAAAGCAGTTATGTCTTTTGATAGTTCTTTTGCAGACGGATAAGTAAGCCACAAGTGCTTAAATCTTGGATCAATTGAATATAAAGAATCACATCCCACAGGAATGACAGGTAGATCATTTAATAATTTATATTCTTTTGGATCAAGAGCTAATGGTTTTATCCAAGTAGAAGAGTCGGTTGGATCTTTCTGGAAGAATCCCGGACATCTTAAGTTGCACCCGCCAAATCTTACCCAGATACTTAGCCGACCAGTTAAATCTCCCTCGCCCTGTATAGATCTAAATATTGGTTCTCCTAATCTAATCATTTTTGTTCCTTATCTATGTAATAGTAATCGTTAAAATTGTTGCTCTTGATTCTTTTGTATAATGTTGGTTCGGAAATACCTACTCCTGCCATTGCTTCTTTAAGAGTATTATACACTTTTCCGGCAGCACATACTTGTTTTGCTCGCCCATTTTTTGCACCAGATAATTTACCCGTCATTGCTTTTCTCTTTAATTCGGCCGTTGCTAATTTTTCTTCCAATGGCTTATCTTTTTTAGTTTTTACGGCCTTTCTTGCTGCCTCTGCTCTAACATCGGGCGTCGTATTGGCTGCTGCCTTTCTTGCTGCTTCTTTTCTTTTTTCTGGTCCCATCTTTTCTTTGCCCATTTTAACTGCCGCTGATCTTTTTTCAGGACCATATTTTTCTAATGTTTTTTGAGCACGAGCAAGTAAAAAATCTTTTCCTTTTTTTGCGTAAGTTTCGCGCATCTTGTCTCCGACTCTTTCCTTCCAATTCGGATCGTTATCTATTGTTGCGAGTCGTTTTTGAACAATCTCTTTTATTTCATCGTCTGTTCGATCGGCCCATATCGCCGCAATTTGATTCTTAAATTCATCCAATCTCTCTTCGGACCAACCAATACGTGTATCACCGCCACCGCCTGCAATCTCTGCTATATTATACCAGTTAGGATCTCTTGCAGCATTGAATGAATCTAACCAAAATTGTTCCCTATCGAACAACGCATTGCGGGATTCAAATTCTCCTGCCTCTAATATTTCTCGAATAAAATTCTCAATGCCGTGTTTATTGATAGCATTATTAAAATATTTTCCTGACCCGATATATCCATCTTCAATGAGTCCTTCGTGCGACCCAACATATTTCTTACCATCGATTAGGTTCGTCCAAACATACACAAATCCAAACATTTATTTTCTCCTAACATAATACTATTTATGCTAGACATAAACGAACTAAATAGTTTAATCTTCGTAACGGCAATGACTTTTTTTCGTCTCCCACAATTCAACCGCTGTTACCTTTGCAACAGTGCCCAACTGTGCTTGTGCATAATGTTTAAGGTATTTGCAAATATTCTCTGATGTTGGCACAAAATTCACTAATACAAAACTATCTAATAATAAATCTTCTTCGCGCAGGCACGGCGTTCCATCTTTAAAAGTGCAACCACGCAAATAAGAACCAAAATTTGTAAAATCTCTAATTTCTTCTGGGGGTTCCCATCCTGTTATCCTCTTAAAAAGAGGATCATTTATATCCAACATCATACGGTGGTCCAACTCATCATCTACAAACTGTTTCATAAAGTTTAGATTCTTAAAGTCAGTAACCATTGCACTATTGTCAAGATTGTCCGCACCCAAAAATACTTTAATAGCATAACTGTGGCCATGCAAATGTTTACAGGCGCACTCTGTGCTAAGACTCAAATGCTCATGTTCGAGCTTTTGTGCCCATACACGGTGACCCATTTCAAAATGAAACTCTTTATCTATTACCCACTTATAACTCATTGTCTTGTTCCTCTTGTGTTAGTGTAATAAGCAATTGATATTCATCGTATGCCTTCTTGACACTTTCGTACTTGTCTCGTAATAATCGTTCTTGTTTTCTCTCTTCGAGTAATATCTTTGAGTCTTGTTGATCTTCAATTAATTTATATAATAGATCTTGCGGCATCTCTAACTTACATGTAGCCTCTCCTGCAACATTAACGTTAATGCCAAATCGACTAAGCTCGTTGGTTTTATATTCTACATTAAATTTTGCTATGCCGTATTCTTGGCAAAACGCATATACAATAGTGCTATCCATTATTTTGCTGCCTTATAATTATCTAATTGGCGTTGTGCTAAAGAAAGAGTCTTTGACATTACGTCGGCCACCCCATCAAACTCAATTTCTGGTTTCTCGGCCGTCATCCATTTGCCGATTTTTTTGAGCTTGCGTTCCTTTGCCATATCCAATAATTCTTCGGTAATTCCCATATCAGAATCAATGAGTAACTCTACTACAGCTATTATATCACCTAACTCCTGAATTAAGCAAGCTTTATGGTTAGATCCGGCAATATGGTGACTCTTAGCATCTATGCCAAACCGGTTTATCTTACATGCTTCTTGAATTGCTTCTCCACACTCTTCTATTAGAATAGTTAATAGTTCGTCTTGATATGCATTTAGCCCTGAATTACTCATTCTTTCTCCAACATTAGGTGTATTATTGGTTCTTCTCCGTCACTAAACGAGTGAACTTGATACATATTGTTACCTATCTTAAATGTTTCCGTGACACTGCGCTGATTACTACTATTAACATATTCTGGATCCATCAAAGCAACTAATGTTCTTATTTGAGCATACTCTTCGCCCTCCAAAGCTCGAATAGGTTTACCCGTTACTTTCCGTAAAAATTCTTTTGCTTGTTCTTCTGTCCAATCTAATGACAAACTCATTTCTTCTCCTCGTATCGTATGTGAATACAATCAACCTGTGATCCTAACTTATAGACATCTCTAATGAGAGAAAATAATTGATCTTTTGTTGGCGGAGTCTTTCTAGTATCAATTCCCCACTTTTTAAAAAATTGCCCGCATTGATAATCGGTTAGTTCGTGTCTTACTTTTGTCATGCTTTTATTTCTTCCGGCAAATTATGTGCAAGCACTGACGTTGGCCACATCAGCAATAATAAAGTGCTCGACGATAAATTATCCTCATTAAAGAAGATTCTAACTTGGTCCGAACCAGCATAGAAATGTATTTTTCTATGGCCAAACATAACTTCATATCCCGGAAAGTTAATTGCCTCGCTGACTGTTGCACCTTGAACTAGTAACCAAGACTCTATTTCTCTAGTAAGAACAACATCAACATAGTATTCCTTCATATTAGTATCTTAGTGCCTGCATTGTTATGATCTTGGCTAATTCTTGGGCAAGGTCGTGATCTTCTGGAATAATATAAAGTGCAAGAGTATATTCTCCCGTCTTGCTATCGCGAGTTCTAATCTCAATCGCCACTCCACCACGACCATTAATAACTTTGAAGTTCATGCCATCAGAATCAAGCGGTTCTTCTTCGTGAATAGATACTGGTCGATTTGCTTTACTACTTGGATTACGTTTCTGATACGTGTTTTCGCTAACCGCAATACAGCCTTCGAGATCAGCAGTACGAAGCCAGCGATAGATATTCCTTCTTAGTGATTTTAGAAACATTTTAATACCTCTTTGTCATTTCTTGAATTTGTATGTTATCGAAGAATTCTTTTCTGGCGGTGGCTTCAGTAAAGAATGCACCTCGCAACACAGATGTCTGTGTGGTGCTATCGTGCGCTAGGATGCCTCTATTCTCACAACAACCATGAGATAGTTTTAAATATACTCCCACATTTTCGCTTCCCGTTGCTTTAATGATTTCGTCGGATATTGTCCCGCACAATTCTTCTTGTAGTGTTCCACGCATCGCACACCATTGAGCAATTCGAGTATATTTTGACAGGCCAATTAGTTTGTCTGCAGATATAATTCCAATATACGCAACCCCATTTACTGGTTGGTGATGGTGACTGCATATTGATCTAATCTCTGATCTCACAACCAACATTCCTTCATAACGATTTTCGCTAGAATTGGGGAAAGAAGTATTCTTGGGTGCCGGGTTATATCGACCACTCATTATCTCTTTTACATACATCTTTGCGAGCCTATGCGCTGTCCCGTTTGAATTCGGATCATTCTCTGTGTCGATAACTAAACTTTCAAGAACACCCTGGAATTTTTCTCCAAGTTCTTCAATTAACGAATCTAATTCTCCGTCTTTGATGTATTCTGAAATATTATCGTTAGCATAGAATCTTGCATTTGCTTCCACTAACCTCTTTTTTATTTTTTTAGATGTGCTCATTATTTTCCCTAATCTTCTTGTTCATTTGGAATCCAATCAAAGCTTAACGGTTCTACTACAACTTGGTCAAAACACAGATGATAGAAATGTTCAAGCATTGTGTCGCTTGGCACATCTGTGCTGTTATAGTCATAACTTAATGTTAAGTGCGGCTTGTATGAATCATAGTTGTGTGTCGCGCCGTGATCTGTTATAAATCTCTTGTGCAGTGATTGCATTTCTTCGCTTTCTAATTCAACAACTAAACAATTCCCACCATTAGCATTTGCAAATATACTAAATGCTTTGCCGTTTGCTCTTACTGGTAGACCAACTGTTTCTTTGACAATGTTACATTCAGAACGAGAATAAATCAGTGTTACATGTAAATCTCGCGGACTCGTATGATTTTCTAAATTGAACATTGTCATAATTAACGCTATTTTGTTTCTTGTGTCTTCAGATGGAAGAAGCTTTGCATAAGTGCCGGTATTTTCTTCAATCATCTCTTATTGGTAGCCTCTCTGCGTTTAGCGCGAAGATACTTTTGCCATGTTGGGCTTGAGTTCTTATTAAGGTCTGCAGGATTAAACGCAACCTGCGGATATTGTAACTTAACGTATGTCTCGAACTCTTCAAGATCGTCAAAAATTGTTTTTACTTCTGGCTTCATGCGAAGATACTTAACGTTGTAACTTGCTACTTTTACTCTATGAACTGCTGTTTTTTCATTCATGTTCTATTCTCCGTTTACAGTTATTAAAATGAAACCTTTTCATTACATTTCCTGTTCCTACTTTATTGCAATAAGGACAAGTAACTTCTTCATATTTCTTATTGGCTGGATTTTTCTGCGGACCACGCTTAATGCCCTTAGTTTTACCTTTATTTCCAATAGATATATTCTTTCTTCTTTCTTCTGACTGCGGACCTAATGTTTTACCTTTACTCCACGGAATGCTACCTGTGCCACCTTCTCCGCCGTCTGTTCTATTGTGCAGTATTCCAGTTGCTAAATCTTTTCTTCCATACCAACGCACTAATCTTCGTTCTATGGCAAATGCACCAACCTCAGTTAAATTCTTTTCAAGAAATACAACAAATGATTTATCGTACGGAGTATGAACTCCTCTACCATTAATCTTGTTTCTATGTTGCTGGTGTGCTCTCCTACCATATCCTTTGCCAATATAATAAGGTGTACCTGCTTTTGCTATTGCAGAATCTTTGTTCCTCAAATATGCATAGACATAATATGTTTCGGATACCATTTCAAATTATTTTACTAACCTGTCTTCTTGGTATTTGTCCCAAGGAGTAAACTTATCTTTATCCATTAAATCATGCAAACTGTGGCACCATACTCCTGGGTTTGAATTATCAAATCCCAAATCTGCAATCTTTACTACTGTATTATAATTGAAAATACCTATATAAGGCAAGGTAACCGATATAATAGGTATGAATCTTCGGTATTCGCATAGCCCAAATTCAAGCAATGTTTCGGAATACGACGAATCAAGATCTAATGTAACCCACAAGTCTTCGTTGAGCAACGATCTAATCATGCTTACCCAATTAATCCAGTCGTCGTTTGTTTCTGGTTTAAACGACTTGTTTGCACCAAAGCAAACGTGTCTAATTGGCTTGTCGCCTGTGCTATATTTCTCAACCCAACCTAATATTTCGTTAAATGGCTGAACACCCACAACAAAGATCGTTTCCATGCCGTATGCTGGTGTATGTTCTGCTTCTAACCCGCGAAAGAAAGACGCATTGTCTACTACGTCGACTCTGTTTGCGTATTCTCTTGGATATATTTGTGTTTTGCTTATTGGATTCATTTTATTTCTTCTCCTTTCAATAAGAGTGCTTCCATCTCTTTGTATTGATTATATAAATCTTGAAGTGCAGGATGCATTTCAAGTAACTGAGCTCTCCCACACTCTTCTCTAAAGTCTTTAGAAAATGCAAAGTCGAGTTTTTTCTTTGCTATCATTTTCTTAAACTCTTGCTGTTCGTCGTAGCCTAAAGAGTAAGCAGCATCTTTAAGATACTCCTTGCGTCGTTCATTCATATCTAATATCATTTAAACTCCCTTCCTTCGTGGTCGATCTTAATAGAATCATATAAGTATGGTCGCACTACGTTTTTTGTTTTTATAGGTAAGTCAGGATACGCAGAAATAATCATATTGACCACATTATTCTCATCTCGATTTGCTTTTGTTGCTTCTGGATTCTCGACATAAGCAGTAAGATACTGCTCTAACAAATCTAACCCAAACTGTCCTTCTAATGGGTCTACCTTGCACTCTTCCTTAAATCCGTTGAGATTAAATACTAATGCTCGTTTGACACACTGTTTGCATTGACCGCAGGGTTTGCCGTCAGTATGCTCCCAACACGACACTGAGTTTAATATTTCTTCTTTCGAAAGACCGTTCGCTAACGCCCAACGAACTGATTCAACTTTGGTCCATTCTAATTCTACAAACGGAAAACGAACCTTAACTCCGTCAATAAATGGCGAAAGAACATAAGATAACAGTTGACTTGTTTCGTATCTAAAGTGTTCATTCTTATCTGTGCCCTTGGGATTATCTTCATCCCATACTGTTCCCATCCACACTTCGTTTGCAACTTCCTGACACGCTGCTAATGCTGCAAATACCAGGTTACGACCAGGAATATAGATCGCACCCGCAAATGGATCATCTTTCTTAGCAACTGGCTTGCATTTATCGTTTAGCCAATCAATTGTGCGAACTTGCACATAGTCTGGTAGCGTTGATAATTCTTTTGCTTCTGATGCTGCACCATGCTTAAAATAGACGCAGACAATCTCTGAATCAGGATAGTTTATTTGTGCATAATGCCGCATGATTAGACTATCTAATCCCCCACTATAATTGATAACGATTTTATGCTTTGGCAATGAGTTCATCTTGTCTCCTATTTTCTTTTGGCACTGCAGGATTTTCTATAATCACCACATAGACCGGAGTTAACTTTTTAATAGTGTATGCTTGAACAGTATCATCTTCAAAGTGATGTGTTATGTTTAGTCCAGACTCTAACAACCTATTAAGAGTTACTGCTTTATGTAACCCAGAAGTTGCTCGTGTTTTTTCATTAAACGGAAGAGGATTAAAATAGACAGGGTTCATTATGCCCCTTGCTACAAGCATTTCGTATGTTTCTTTTTCTTCTTCAAACGATCGACCAGTAATAATGATGTCATTGGGTCCAGGATAAATCCCTGGAACCCCGTGACCGTTAAATATTACGCCGTCTATATCAAACGATGCAATATCCATTATTCCCCCGTGTGCTTATCGTATCCAAGTAGTCGCAAATAATCCATACCACCTGATTCGTATTCTTCCCACGCCAATGCTTTTGCACCTTCCTTTGTCATCTGTCTTGAAGTAAGACCAGTTAACTGACGTTTGGCCAATGCTTTGCATTCTGTCAACGAGTCATCGTATGAAAGTTGTGTTGGTGGAGATTTTTGTGTGAATGCAGATGGTCCGCGCAAACAACCAACGATCCCCATTTCTTTTGCAACCCTAATATAACGAACTGCGTCAATAACCACACCAGCCGAGTTTTCTGAATCCTGAACAGACAGCTTCATGTCTACTGTTACAGGAGCATCGCCAAAACCACGCAAGTGTAAGTTGAAATATGCAATCTTGTTGTCGTGCAAGTAAGGAATGAATGTAGCTGGACCAGCAAACAGTGCATCTTCGTCTACATCAATGTGACGCAAATCATTCTGAGCACGAATAACATTTTCCTTGGAAACTTTTTTGTGCTTGAGTCTTGATTGGACTTCCATATTATTGAAGTCGGTGTTCCCGCCAACATTTAACTGTTGGTGATAATCAACTACCATACCGCGACTAAACGCCAACTCTTGTAGCATCTGTGACATAATTGATGCCCCGAACTGTGACTTCATATCTGACCCAATGTATGGAATACCAGCGTCAATAAATTTTGCTTCCCAATTAGGGTGATTTATTGATAATACAGGAATACAATTTAAGAAAGATAATCCATTCTCGATTGCTTTGTTTGCCCACCACTCGGTTGCGTCTTGCGAACCTACTGGCAAATAATTGATAATGATTTCTGCGCCTGATGCTTTTAACACTGCATCAACATCGCACACATCTTCATTTGAAATTCTAAAACCGTGACGTTCTGGTTCTGTTAGCATGTGTTCTGATACGCCGTCCATTACAGGACCCATTTGAACTACTGGACCATCTGGAACATCCTTGCAAAATACTCTTGCACAGTTTGGAGCTGCAAATATTGCTTCGCCTGTTGGACGACCTACTTTGCGACGATCAACGTCGAATGCTGCAACGACTTGAATATCTGCAGGATGGTAGCCGCCGATTCGTGCAAACATAACACCTGGAATTGCTTCACCTGTTGCATCTTCGTCGTGGTCTTTGTAATATTCAAGACCTTGATATAATGAAGAGAAACAGTTACCTATACCGACTACGGCTACTTTGATTTTTTTAGACATTTTTTACTTTCCTTTTATGTTTTGTTCCTGGGCAAAATACCCAGGAAAGTTTCTCGGAATTGAATTACGGTCAACGGATTATTGCCCTCAGTTATCAGATCCTATTTACTGCACCTTACTTCTTTACGTTTGCTACAATTATCGAAATGCCATCTTTTCATATTAGAAATTCCTCCGTCTTTTAAGCAATACGGACATTTTACTATTTCTTGTTTTACTCCTTTATTTGCTTTTCCGTAAGAATTACCTTTGTTTCTTTCAGATTGGGATGGTCTTTTTATTCCTTTATTTCTACTTATTCCTTTTTGTGCTGCTTTGTTTTTGGCACGATGTTCTTCAGATTGTGGTCCGAGTTTTATTCCTTTATTTTTATGTGGCTTATGTTTTTGTGTCTAATACCTTTATTGACTCCTCCATTACCATTACCATATAATCCATTTTCGTAAAGAAGATTCCCCCATATCTTCTTGCCGTTAGTTCCTCTAGCATTAACAATATCCCATTGATCTGAACACATTAACGCAAATTTAACTAATTCGTCTTTCTCGGTGAATAAACAGTACCAAATAGTTTCAACTTTGCTGCCGTGTTCTTTAAGATGGTATTGCCAATATAATCCAGATCCGTTATATTCTTCAAGTAAAGTTTTCTCTGATCTGTTTGTTTTGCCGAAATATAATAAACCAGTCACTGTATGGCGTTTGATATAAAGATATGTTGGTTTAAATTCTTTAGTCATACTTTATATTAGCACATTATCACACTCAGAATCAACTCCTGTTTCAAGAGCATCTAACCGCTTATCGGTTTCGCCCTCATATTCGGACAATTCTGATGTTTCCTCAAAAGTCTTTGGCTCTTGTTGTGAATCTACTACTTCGAAAAGATTACCGAAGTGTGTTCCGGCATTCATCCGTTTGCTGCCTTTGTTACCTCTACCGCCTACTAATTTGCCTAAGTATCGAGAATGATATTCGATTATTGCTAATGCTTCTTCTCGAGTCTTTGCCGCAAATATTTTATCTACTAACTCTCTGCCAACAACACCATCAGGCATATAAAATTCCCGCTCAACCAACCCTGCTGGATATATTCCCTCTGTTTGGTATTTACCAATTGCGCGTTGAATTGAATCAATATGAGCAAATACGTTATGCCCCATTTGAACTACATAACTCAACATATCCCAGCTTGTTCTTCCTTCTTTGCCGATTCGGTTAAGATCGCCAGGTTTATAAACACAAACATCTTTACCTTGTAATCGCAAGCTGATAGGTGATTCATCAAAGTTCTTATACCCGCGACTTTCTTTTAGAATCTCACTAAACGGACGAGTATCTGTTGAATATTTTTTATCATCAACTGAGCCATCCATAACGGTTGTCCATTTTCCCTGATCCTCAGTCACAAGATGCGTATAGATACCGCCGTTTGCAACCATTAAGAATGGGGATGCTGAGTCCATACTAATTGTAACATCTGGGTTCCAGTATTTTCTTAGCGAGTTCTGCACGTCTGTTAAGAAACATCCCCAAGGCACTTTACCCATACCTAAGAAGTGAATCCAATCATGCTTTCCCTGTTGCAATAATCCATCATGAACGATGTTTACTAATCTGCGTAACGCAAGCTCTGGATCTGCAACGTGTTGACCACCCATTGACCAACCTTCAAAATAATTTTCTGGATATTTTGTTGGATCACAATAATCCTTCATCTGTTCATACCAATCGTCTGCTTCTTCATATGAGTTACCTTGAAGCACATTTAGGAATTTACATCCTCCTGTACGATTTTTAATAAAGTAGTCGTTGTTGATTCTCGTTGCATCAACTGCGTCCTGATATGAAGCAATGCCAATCTTCTCAGCAGCATCTGGATTCTTGCAGGCCCACACTGGAATATCAAGAATCATGCCATAGTCCATATATGCTTCTAACCAAGCTAAAACTTGTTCACGTTTTTTCTGTGCCTTAGGACAAGCAGGATTTTTCCAATCACCTTCCCATACTAATTTACCAATTTGGAATCCGCCGCTGTCGCCAAGAATAAACGAATCAGTGCGATTACGGTCACGTATCATTGCCTCTTTAAAGTCTGGCTTGGCCACATCAATATTTGCATGACCAGCAGAATATAGCGACCACTTATAATAGAAGTAACTGTCTTCTTTGTTTAGCCAATCTAATCCTTCAATGCCTTTATCAAACGCTGCGGGCATACGAGTTGTGTCCCAGTAAGTCGGGTCTTTATATTTTGCAGTGGTAGTAGAATAAAACGAACTCAACGCAGGCAGATAAATTGCTGTGTTTGGTTTTCCGTTTGGTCCTACCTGTTTAGTCGTGAGATCAACTTGTTGTATTTTTTTGGTCATGCAATTCGGCCTATTGTATCGTAAAATAATTCTTTAAGCAATGCATCTACTCTGTCCTGCTGCCCCACAGAGTATGCAAAATAGAGATCGTTAAGTTGCGTATATACAGGGATATCTTTATCCGTTACCGGAATCTTTCTACGCTCTAATTCTTCGATTAAGTCAGCAGTATCGATATCATACATGTCGATTTCAACTTCAACTTCTTTATATACGCTAACCATAATTATTTTTGCATTGCTGGTAAAGTGTAAGTATAAACGCCCAATCCGCTATCAACAACGATCTGTGCTGCACCATCATCGCTAAAACGGAAAATCTTGTCGCCAGGAAGATTCAAAATACTTTGAACCACTGCAATTGGCCAATGATACGGTTTTGATAATGATCCGATAACTGCATCAGAGAACACAAAATTGCCAGCGTGAGAAGAGTGGTCACCAAAGTAAAACTTTAGCTGGTTCTTTTCTGTTTTTGCAACAAACGTAGTCTCTTCACTATTTGCTTGGGCCATAAATTTGAAACGTTGGATATTTTGAACAAGCGGAGCGAACTCTACATTCCACTTGAGTTCTTTCTTAGATTTAACTGTTTTTAATTGCGTGTTGATTAGTTCTGAACTCATAAATCGATAATCGTTCTTGAAATCGCCTGCTTTGTTTTCAAAGTGCATCCCGGTCGGCACTGTAACAGTTTTGCCTTCTTCTGTTGGCTTTTCTTGGGTTGTTACTGTTATCTTTGCGCCTTCCTTATATTCAGGAATGCCCAAAATAACATTAAGCTTGGTAAGATTTGGCATACCAAACTGACCGATAAATTCTGGTATTACTTTGTGTGATTTTGCTAAAAGCATTACACTACGATCTTCAGCCATAGCGTCAACAACTGTTTCGCTGTCTGAGCCGTTTACCCTTACTAACTCAATACTTCCGAGTGAAAGAGTGTGATCGGTGATGTCTTTTAAATATTCATAAACGTGGTTCATGTCTTGTTCCTTTTAACTGTTATTGTTTATACTACATGATTATTTAGGTCAGATGCAAGCTTTCCGATAACTTTCTTATTCGAATTCGAATAAGGAGTCAAACTTGCTACTGATTTGGGTATTATTGGTTAAGTCCCAGTTCAGAACACCCAATAGGTTCTCAACCTTCTTATCTACTATCGTAGATTCCATTAAACCGTTATCGAACGGTAAATCCTTAAACCATTGCGGTATGTGCAACACGTCAATCGGATAAGCAACCGAAGTATATCCCATCGGATTCGATTTTAATTTACAAACAATGATCTTCATTCCATCTACGATTTTCATTGAGTAATTATCACCGTGCATTCTGCGTAGGTTATTCCAATTCATTGCTGCTCGAACGTGTCCTGGCATACCCGACTTTCCTTCACGCTCTTCTGTTGCGATGTAGTTGGTTAAGTTATTTACTCGTTTGGGAGTTCCTTTTTCCCACGCTGGCATGGCAGCAAATGTTTCTTTGAACACTTTGATGTTCTCAATGATTTTCTCTTTAGGAACATGCATCAAAGCGTTAAGTAAAATTCTACTTAAAAAGTCTTGCACGACCTTTGGAGTATCTGACCGTTTTAGATCTAACCCCATAGCCTTAATTTTACCAAGACCATACTCAACGTTTTTCTTCTTAGCTGAGTGCTCGTCAAGTTGATCTAACCTAACTCCCTCAGAATCGTATATCAAAACTGCATAGCGTTTCTTTGTGATGAATATCCCGTTAGATGCTACTAACTCTCGACCTCCACGAATTACTCCGCGGTTATGTGGACAGTGACATTCTTTTTCCATCATTGCAGGAAAACTTTCATTTACTTGTTCTGCAATCATATCATAAAGCTGGATACATATATCTTTATTCCACTCCATTCTTCCAGCAGCAACTTCATCTTTAACCAATGGCCACGCTGAGAAATAAACTGAGTCAGTATCTCCGTATATGATAGCTTCTCCGTCATATTCGTATTTTCCCGTAATAGCTTCGTTGACAAACGCATCCATATGTCTGGCGATAATTCTGCCTGTTAGTGTCGTGCTTTGTCCAATCCTATGATCATGGAACCTACAACCAACGTTGAGTAATGCGCCATATAATGCGTTCAATTGAATTTTGCGAACATGTTGACGTTTATCCCAGAATGCAATTTCTTCCGGCGTTGTTGCCGCCTTCTTTTTTGCCTGTAACACTTTTCTATCCGAATACCAGTCTGCTAACAATCCAGGAATAATTCCTTCGAACTCATAACTAAAAATAGTTCCATTAGCACTGATCATCCATTTCTGACCACCCTCAAAGATAAGACGCCATACTTCATCAGCAGTATGAACAGTTGGCTGATTGCTGCCTTCCCAATCAATTGTTATTTCTGTTCCCTTTTCCATGTTCATAACAGAAGTATATTCTAACGACCCAAATAATCCTTCCCAAGCTTGGGCAAATTTGCACCCCTTAACTTTTTTGCCATTGACAATTTTATCTGCCATCTTATTAGCGATATATTGATCTGTCATTATTGGCCGTAGTTGCCCAACAATAGTTTCTGGCGCCATGTTTAATGATCTAATTGTTGACGGATACAGTGAGTTAATATCAATTGCGCCAATCCACTGATGCATTCCTACTTTGGGATAAGCAACATACGCTCCTGCTGCCTTATCGTCATCGTTTTCTATTTCGTTGCCGTCATCATCGTATTCTATCTCAGTGTGTATTTTTGTGCGATCTTGCACAATAAACCCTTTCCTGTGAGCCTCATTGATAATAGCTTGATCAGTTAATGCGACTACTCCCATTGTTGTTTGAAGCAATACTGCGTTTTCGTGTGCAAGTTCGTTTGATAAGTCTAAGAATTTTAGTTTTTTATCTAACTTAGCAACGATAACCACGTCTTGCCTGTTGTAATCAAGAAACTTATAAAAGTCTTGGTTATACAGTTGATCTAACGAACCATCATAAGCAACTTTTCTCTCACCTAACTCGTATTCTCCGATAGCATCTAATGAAAAGCTATGTCGCTCTTCATATGTATAATTGATATACAATTCCATATAGTCGAGATGAACTCTCCCCACTAAGTCATATGTTTTTTGCTCAGTACCATACTTTTGAAAGACACGTTCCTTGGGCATTTTATCCCACAAACAAAGACGACGCAGGTCATCTTTTGCAAGAGATCTAATTATTCTACCCACAATATATGGTAGATCGTAACCGCCCGAGTTCCACCCTGTCAGTATATCTGCATCCTCAATTAAGTTTAGGAATGTATCTAACATATCTGCTTCTTTTTCAAACAAATATGTATCATCAAACTTATTTGCAATCAATAATGCAGATTCCATTGACAATGTTTTTGGAGGAACAGCTAATGTAATTAGTTTGTCTAACCAGTCAAGATATATTGTGATAGCAGTAATCTTATTAAACGGATTGTCTACTGGAGCATAGCCGCCCTGCTCTATATCAAAGTCTGACTCAATGTCTAAGAAACAAGTATGCAACTTGGGAGAAGGAATCCCCATGTAGTTTTCTGCAAGACAGCGAAATACTGGATTACAATCTGATTCCCATGTTTTCTTGCCGTTGTGCATCTTTAACTCCTTTCGAAATTCTTTATTAGATTTAGTAGAAAATCTATTTACGGGCGTTCGATAGACCGTTTGATGCTTTCCTTTCGGATCATTATAGTAAAAAATATATTCGGGCGAATATTCTTGATAAATTCTTTTACCTTTTTTATCTCGTTCAACTACATAAATTTTGTCTTTATCACGATCTAATATTGCATCAATATATGACATATTATTTTATTTCCTTATTTTGCAGTTATCAAAGTGCCATCTTTTCATCAGTCTTTCATCGCCTGTTTTGGGACAATATGGACAAGAAACAGTCTTTCTGTTTTCTTTTGACAAATTATGTGATCCATTGGCAATTCTCTTACGCGCTGATTTTCTCTGAATCTCTCCTCCTAAAAATGGATGAGTTCCGTTTGCAACTTTTTGATTGTTGATTTCTGGCCCCAAAAAGTTATGTGTTCCTTCTAAAACTTTATCTGAAGATACACTTGTGCCATCCGGTCTTCGTAATAAATGATGTGTTCCTTCATCGACTTGTTTTTGTGCAGCCCGTTTCTGTATCTTCCCACCTAATAGATGATGTGTTCCATTATCAATTCTTTTTCTATTATTTTCTGGACCCGAAAAAGGATTGGTGCCATTTTCTACCCTACGCAAAGCATTTTTTCTGGCTAATTCACTAATTTCTTTAGGACTCAGATTTATTTTTGAGGCAATTCTTAGACAGGCAGCATAATCTTTCTGAGTATAGTGAATATCATAATGCTCTTGAATAGATACTGCTCTTAGATTTTCGGGTGAATCGTTATTGTGATTACCGTCAATATGGTGAATTTCGTATGTTCGGCCAGTTTGATCTTTGGGAATTGGACCATAATGCTGTTCATAGATTTTTCTATAATTACTCATATTTTTTCCTTTACCGACTTGTGGCTCGGATCACCATAATAAATTACTATTTTACAGATAGAGAACTGTTACTTCGTTTTTTACCTAACCACTAAAGTGTTCGACCAACCGTAGTAAGTATATCCTCAAGTTCAGAGTGATCTGCTTGGGCATCTGTCCACTTTGATTTCTGTGCAATTTTAATTGCTTTTTTAAGAAGACCTGGTTTAATTTCTAATTCTTCTGCTACTGCCTTGACTGTGCTGCTTAGTCCTTCTGATAAGTCTTCGATCTCTTGAGAGATCGCAATCGATTCGGTAAAAAGTTGTTTTAGTTTTGCTTTTTGATCTGATGAATACATTCTACTTGCCATATAATTCTCCTTAATATAACTAACTATAACATTATTTATCTGGGAGAATCAAGGCTATTGGTATTTAATGTTCGGTATTCGGTAAAGTTTTTCGAATTACCAATTGGACATTGGATCAAATTCAAAAGTTGGCGGTAAGATTTTGGTTGCTCTTGTAAATGCCCAGTTTCCTGGATAACTGTCTGCTGATGTTGCTGTTCTACCTTCGTCATCCGTAAGATACCACTGATTATTTGAATTGACAGTGCATGTTAGCCAATTGCCACCGGTTACTATCGTTGATTGCCAAGAACTTCCTGGAAGAGAAGAGCCAATGGCTACAATCCTATGACCGTAGATAAGAAACATACCGTTTGCAAAGAATGCACCATTAAAGAACCAACGAGCATCCACTGATCCAAAAGGTTGTATAGCTGCTGACCAAGTTATTTGATCAACGGATGTAGCAATATTGCCGTAGGAATCCAACTTTAGATACATCCCGTTGCCAAATACTGGCGGATATACAATTGCTGGTAATCTTGGATATGCCATTTATGCTTACCTTAAATTTTTGCTCACTTACAATTTCGGGGCACGACTCCGTACTATTGGACCAGCAGCCGGTCATCAACGGTCCTAAGCGTTGAATTCTTTTAATCTCTGGGAGGTTTAACTACCTTAGCATTACCGTAGTGATATGTTTCGCCTTCTTTACTGCGTTTTTGGTCGAGTTTCTGTTCGTATTCTTTCCTTTTTCGAGCTACTTCTTTTTGGTGTGTTGATGCTTCTGATACAGAAGTATCTTTAACTAATCGCACGTCTTTATCAGAGAGCTGAATAGAAGCAATGCTTCCGTCATCACGCGCATAATCTATGGTGACCGTTTTCGGCGCGCCCTTGAATGCACCGTGTCTAACCTCTCCAACAGTGCCAATCTTTCCCACACAGTCTTTAGGACCGCGTATAATCTTAACTTTCTTATGAATGCCCTTTGATTCGATTAGCCCGCCAAATAACTCTGATATAAACATTATCTCCCCTTACTCTTTGGCATACTAATTAAAATCTGCTGTAAGAGAATTTGCTGTTGTTGTTGCATTTGTTGCATCTGCTTTACTGTATTGTTTGTGTCCGCTGTTTGAGCAGCAGATACCGCCTGTTGAGTCTTTAAGTCTTGAACATCTTTTTGTGTCGATGCATTTGCCTTAACAGCATCTTCAAGACTGCGGATTTTCACTTGAGTTGCTCCCCAAGCAGTGCTCATCGTAATAACTGCAACAATAATTACCCAATATTTTATTAAAAAATCAGCTAATGATGAATTGTTATTTTTGGGTGTAGTCATTATATTTCTCCTTACCGATATTTATCGAACTCTTGCCAATGCATCTGCTGCCTTCTTGGCTGCAACTTGATTGCCTGGCTGCGACAACTGTTGAAGACCAGTAGCTAAATCTTGAACTGGTGTTGTTGCTTGATTTACTGCGCTTCCCGATGCCGGCTTTGGAGTTCCTGCTGGCATTTGCACTGGCGCTCCGCCTGCTTGACCCGCTGCTGGCAATGCAGGTTGTCCTGGTGCTGGCACTGCTGTTGGCTGACCCTTAGGTGCTGGCGGCTGCTGTGCGGTTGTCTGAGCTGTTGTTATTGGTTGGGCAGTTTGTGCTGGTTGACCATTAGTCATTGTAGTAGGTTGAATAGGTTTCCCAGTAGCAGGATCAATCACAGGACTATCTTCCTCTACTTTTCCTTGATGTTGCTTGTGTGCATTAGCAAATGACTTTGCCATCTTATATGTGCGTAGCGCAAAATCATCGTTATACTTTTTACGAAGCGAACTAATAAAGTTAAGAGCCTCTTCTTTATTTCCTGCATGTATAGAATGAAACAAGTTGATAGCGTGAGGCATAACACCCTCTACTGATTCTTTTACTGTTCTTAAATCATTGCCCGGTCTAAATGCAATAGATGCCTCAGCTTGTCGAATTTGCCTTTCTAAATCTCTCTTCTGTTTTACTTTGTTTGCTGGAAGACTTGCTATCTTCTTTTTCATCCATTCGATCTCGTGCTCGGCATTGGGGACATAACCAAAAGATTCTTTTACTGTTCTTAAATCATTGCCCGGTCTAAATGCAATAGATGCCTCAGCTTGTCGAATTTGCCTTTCTAAATCTCTCTTCTGTTTTACTTTGTTTGCTGGAAGACTTGCTATCTTCTTTT